AATTTTATCTTTTAATTTATCGTTAATTGAAGGTTTGTAAAACAATTTTAATAATAACGCAGGATCTCCAATGCCAATTTTCGCAGCGTCGTAACCTTTGGATTTTATCCACTTTAAACTAAGCGGGCCGCGAACGCATCTTGGAATTGCATTTTTAGTATTAATATCTTGAGAATTATGATGAATACCTACCCCGCAAATATAATCTCCATCTTGAATATCTGAACCAAGATTAGATCCAATAAGAAAAATATTCTTACTTAAACCTTCTTGATTAAAACAAACTTCGTCTTCAAACAAAAATTGTGCTACAGGAACATTTAACTCGTCTCCAAAATTATTTCTACTATCGGACCAGTATTTTATATTCACGGGCTCTTGAGTGGCTTTATTACCTGCAACACCTATCTCTTCAAATTTCTCTCCACTAAATCTTAAATCTGAATTCTTATCAAGTTCAGTATTACCGTTTTTTTCATGAAGCTGGTGAGACATTAATGGGTTTAAGTGAAAAAACCTTCCTGGGTCGCCGCAGACTGAATCGTGATTTAAAAATCGTATTAAAAAGTGATCTAAAGCAACGCTAAAACCTACGTCATAAATTCTAGAACACAAGTCAACCGCCGCCTTTTTGCTGATTATATAAGAAGAAGCATTCATATGCCAATAGTGATCATCCTTACTAAAGAAATCGTTCTTTTTGATCCTGTTGAAGAATTTATTTTCAGGCTCACACACATACTTGTAATACGGCCTATTCCAAGGCTGGCACCCGCCGAGATATATGATCGAAAAATCCTGAGGTACATGTTCGCGGAAACCCTGATTCCAGTAAGAAGCGAATCCATCTTTAAAGCATACATCATCTTCAAGTATAAGATACGAGTCGGACTCATCGTCATTAACTAGTTTTTCCCAAATTTTAAAATGACTTAGTGCGCATGCTATTTCCGCCTTAGAAAACTTGAAATAAGTTTCGGGAAACAAACTTACAATCTTATCATTTAGCTGCAAAGACTTTCCATCAATAGCTTCAAATCTTTCCGCAAAAAAAGGAAGATTTTCTTCTACATGATTTAATCTATCAGTTCGTCGATCAAGATTTATAAAAAAACATTTTGATATAGAATTTAACTTTGTCTGGTTCATAGTATATTATATTAAGAATCAATGGATTTAATTAAATTATTATAATAAATAATATTGTCAGAATTATGCGGGTCATATTGTTTGATAAAATTTCTACAATCTTTTGTATAATCCTCAAGAACAAGTTCATGATTAATTACAGCACTCTTTAATTGCTTTGCGCCCATATCTATATCAAATTCAGGGTAGTAATATCCTAAATTCATCAACTCTTCAGAATTATGGATTAAGGGCATACCTAGATACAAAACTTCTAAATGAGAATAGTTTAAAGAGTTGTGAGTTTGACTACTCACTATAGTGCTGCCCCACCTACTCAAGCCTGCAAGGGTCGACCATTTATTATTAAAAAAACAAAAGTTCTGTCTATCTTTTACAATAGAAAGCCTCTTCATAAATTTCTTAAAAAAATGACCTTTCCTTATGTGATCGCAACAAAAAACATTTACCGAATCCAATGTTTCCGGAAATATCTGCTCAAGTTTTTCGCATATCATAATTGGAGTTATGCAATTTTTTATATGAGAGATATTAGGTTCGAATATACATACCTTAGAAACATGTTTACTCTGAAATGAAACGGGAGATCCTGCCTCAGATAACTCTTTGTTTTTTTGGTCAATAAAGAAGGAATTCCATAAATAAGGAACAACCTTTACGTTATCAAAATTATAATAACATTTAATATATTCCTTAAAAAATTCGTGATGAGGAAGAATCCAGATTTCAGATAAATGCTTCGGTTTTTCTATTGGATTTTTTTGTGTCCTTTGGTCGTTTATAGCATAATGAATATCGTCCATAAATTTATTAAAAAAATGAACGAGAATGATTTTAAGTTTTGGGTTTCTAGATTTTAGCTTATCATACATTGAGTTTTTTAAGGTAAATCCAGCAACAATTAAAACATCAAGAATTAAAGAGTCACTGTCAAGTAAATGCTCAAGTAGTATACCCTCCCCCTTTTTTATTTTTTTATCTGGGTCTTTAGCAGCGATGTAAAAACAATTAATCGCCCCCTCAGCATCTAACAAATGTTTTAAAAAGACTATATTTTGCTGAAGTCCGTTCGCCCAAAAGGCGACAGATGGGTCTATAGTTATTCCAATTTTCACGCAAATAATTTACGGTATCTTTCTTTGACTAAAGGATTTTCGGGAGAATATCTCCACAATACTTTTGCAGCTTCTTCCTTATATTGATCTAAATTTTTATCATGAAAACTTATAGCGCTTTTTAAAGCGGCAGCAGCATCCTGAGTATTGTAGTTTGCATAATAATAACCCGCCTCCTTTATGTATTCAGAGTTATGAACGACTGGTATATTGAAATACAAAGCTTCAAGGTATGTATAATTTAAAGCGTTTAACAATTGATGAGAAAGGACGATAGAGCATTCCTTAGCGAAAACCTTACTAATTTTTTGTCTAGAATCAAAATATATTTTATTCTTTTTTGCTAAGTTCAAGCACCACATTAAAGACCTAAAATATCTTTTTTTAGCCATCTTCGCAGAACAGTAGACAATTAATTTATCAAACGAATCCTCTTCGAAATTCAGCAACTCTTCCGCTGCCATAATTGCAGGAATACAACTTTTGGTTATATTTAAATTTGGTTCAACGATAGCTATATTTTTTGGCCTATCTGGATTATAATAGCAACTTTCTCCAGCGGTATTCCATATTCTTTCGTGAGCTTGAACATATTTTGGACTCCATATATAAGGAAGGATAAATACTTTTTGAGTATTGTAAAAAGTTTTAAAGTACTGAGTTGAAATTTCATAGTGAGGTGAAATCCAAACCTCGTCAACACCATGATTACCAACGCAAATGTTATCGCGGGGAGCCTGCTCTATGTCGGCGAGCATTCTATTTCCATAATGGATGTGCACATTTTTCAATTTAGGGTGAATCTCTTTTAATTTATCAATCAAAACATTCTCAACAACCCAACCAGTCTGTAGGACATAATCGATATTATTTAATTTAATTAAATCTTTTCTATTTATAGTCATTATATTTTCAGGCGCATCAATTGATTTATCCAAATCATGATTTAAACACAAAATAGGTTCGTGACCTATATCTTTTAACAATTCAGCTAAAAAAACTATATTTTGCTGAAGCCCGTTACAAAAAACCCCCTTATCGAAGCCTGCGGTTAATACAATATCCATATCTAAGATTACACGACCTTGAGCCTAAAATCCTAGCTAATATTAACATTTAATTTATGCCCGCTTTCAATAATGGTATCAGAAAAAGATACAAAAAAACCTGTACTTGATACATTATATACAGAGTATGCATAAAAAGAATCGGAATCATCGTCGAATTGCATAGACGCGACAACATTAGGCAGTGAAGAGAAATTAAAAGCTGTAGATATCTCGTCAAACATAATACCCGTAGAAGATATTCCAATAGGAATATCTAAAGAATCGGAAACAGACTGAAGTGGGTTATCTGAAGATTGCCCAAGTTGCCTTATTTTTACCCAGTCTAGCTGGTTATCATCTCCAACTTTTTCGTATAAAAAATTATTAGAAGAATCTAAATATTGAGACCCAACTATCCCCGCAGCCTTGAAGCTTCCAGATGGATGCCCAGAATCCGTAATAAGAGGCTTTCTTATTCCCAGATTGGCATTGACGAAAGTTTCGAATGCACCCATTTCTTAAACCTCCTTTTCGCTGTGGTAAAGTAAAGCTGCGGAATATAAATCTAACCCGTGATTCGCAGAGATTTCTTGAACGCCATCTAATGTGCCTAAATCAGCAATAACATCATTATCTTCCACGCATTCTTTTAAAACATCCTCCCACTCTCCCCTTTCTCTTGCTATAGCTATAGATTGACATAATTCATCTGCCAACTCAGTTTCTTTTTTAGAGAGCTTCTTTTTGTTCATTTTTTTTCTCATGGCCGTTTGCGCAAATTTTCTAAAACTTTCGGTGGCGTAGATAGAATTTTGTATACTTTTTCTAGAGTACAAATGTTCCGCCGAAGATTCTTGAGGTATACCTGAAGAACCTACTGGTCTACCAACTTCTTTGGCGGGGTTGTCAAGAGGAGCATCCGTCGGCCCATCTTCTTGAGGGTTAAACATTGGAACACCACCAACGATTGGATTAAACAGTCCTTCTTTTCTATGAGACCTAAACTCTCTTTGGGCTTGCTCAAGATCTTGGGGTTTGGGGTATACCCCTTTATCCAGAACCTCCATACCCTGCTTTGGAGTAATAACCCCAAGCTCTATCAATCTAGTAGCAACCCGCTGAAGTTGAACTTCATCCTTTATATCTACCTCTTCAAATTTCACAGTGGGATACTTCCTAAATCCTAAATTTTTGCAGACCATTTTTATTTGAGGCTGTAAAAAGTCATAAATAAAAGCATTCCTAGCCTCCTTCAATCTTTCCATAAAAATAGAAGCCTTAACTTGAGTATTGCTATACCTTTCGTCGCCAACTATAACATTCTGAAGGCCTTCTTTTATATCGTTATTTATAACTTCGTATTTACTTGGCCCGACAACCTTACTAATATCAGGGATAACGAAAGAAGCTTTTGTGGTAAAATCACTAACCAAGACTCTACCGACGCTTTCGTTTTTAAATAGGTTTTGCATGGCCTCCATATTCTTTGGGTTAATACCTCCCTTATCAGGTTCAGCGCCCATTGTAATAAGAAGAATTACGTTTTCAATTGTTCTACAAATAGCCTGGTCGATTTTTTTTAACTCAAGTTTAAAGTTAATATCATCCAACACGGGGTAACCAAAAGGAATCGCAAAAGGCTCATAGTCTTGTTTTTTATAAAAAGAATATACCATTTTTTCCGGATCAAGTTTAATCCTTATTCCATCAGAATTAAAACTCTTATTGTTTATCTTTTCTTGAACATCCGGAGGTAAAGCTTTAAAAACCTCCAAATCGTATTCAGTTTTAGGGTTCTTGATTCTTTCAATATCGTATTCAGATAATATTTTTTCGTAAACCCCTGAATCGAAAGAAGATCCTTTTGTTGCCACTATATCATAAGGATTTAATAAAATATATTTAACAGGCAGCTTTCCTGGCTGTAAAGATATTGTTGACCCATAAATTTTTGAAAGTCTATCAAAGTCACTTTTGGAGAAAGCTCCATCCACTCGATACAAAAATATATTACCACTCCTATAATACTCTCTAAAATACTGATCTTTTAATCCCCATAAATTAATTTTTTCAAACCACTTATAAATAAAGTCTTGAGATTTTTGAGTTCCTCCATCTAGATATATACCAGCGTTAGCAAATTCAGACATTACATCAACTGCGTTTCTAAAAACAGAAACATTAGCATAAGCCTTCTGACATAACTCTATAGCCTCTCTAACATCGACTCCGTCAGATCCATATTGATAAGGTAATAACCCACCAGAAATATTTGAAAACCTGAATTTCTTATCTGATTTATGGATAGAATTCCTTCTAGACGCGAAATCATCTGAACTAGATTTTGTTCGAGAATATGAAGCTTGAGACTCTGTATAAAAAGGTTCCCCCACAGAAGACGGGGTAATTAACGGGGCTTCTGGGTAATCATCTATTTTTGCGGTAGACTCTTGGTTGAATTTTTCCCAATATTTAGATTTTTTTACATATTTCCTCTTACTCATTCATTATGATACACAAAAGTTAAAGTAAAGTCTACTAAAAGTCCAAAGTTAACTTTCAACTTTTAATAAAAGTAGAATTGTGTATATACCAATATGTCTGAAGAAAAAAAGAAAATGTGCATCGTTTCTACCGAAAATGGAGAAATGCTCGGGGAGGTATTGAATCAATACGAAGAAATAGGAGGGCCAGAGGACGGCGCTATATTCGCAATTATAAGTTTGGAAAACGGGCAAACCCTTACTGTAAAAATACAAGAGTATATAGACTAATAACAGTGTAATATAAAGATCGCATGAACGACCACTTAAATAATAAAAACTTTAGATACCCGAATGATAACAGAGAATTGGATTTCACAGAGCATGATTATCCATCCCAGCAATCAATAGATCCATTCGCTCAAAAAGGAGAAAGACAATTTTACCCAAATGATAATGGAGGGCATTACCCAAATTCAAATAGAATAAATATTGATTATATTGATCCCGAATCAAACACTCAATCACCAAACTCAAATTCCATATGGACTCCTAGAAAAATTTTGCCTCAATTGTCTATGTGGCACGACGCAGATGATAAAAAAACCATATATGCAGATTTAGGGAAAACAACCTTATCTACAGATAAAATCGCCGTACTAGAAGATAAAACCGGAAACGCAAAACATGACTTAACTCAGATCGACCAATTAGATCAGCCTAGTTACAGTATCATGAATAATTCAAATAATAAATGCACAATTTATTTTGATGGAGACGATCACATGCAAACTGCGGCATCAAACATAGAAACAGCTCCTAGCTTTTCTATTTTTATAATCTCAGAACTTATAACCATTGACAACGGCGCAGATTCATTGATTTCTCTTGGAGGTCTAATTAATTGGCAGATTCAATCATCATCAACTTCACAATTTCTATGTAGGTGGAACTCAAACCAAACAAACAACACTCCCAAAACATTTTCTAATACAGGTTTAATTAACCCAAGAATTTTTGAATTTATTTTCGACTTGAGCAGTTCAACTCTATCGGCCTTCGTAGATGGAGTGCTCCTCGGCTCAACCACCTATGCAGTTCCACATACCAATGCAAGATATATACTATTTGGAAATAGAGCCAGAAACCAAAGCCCAAGGGGCTGGGTTGGAGAAAATATAATTGTAAACGAAGCCGCCCAAGACGCCTTGAGGTACAAAATAGAAGGATACCTTGCTCACAAATGGGGTTTAGAGCAAAACCTCCCAAGTAACCATATATACAAAAAACAAACACCAACTTTATAAAATTATGATTTTTGCAATAACAACTTTAATTTCAGCTTTAAGTATATCTTTAATCGCAGCCTATTTTAGTATTATAGGTTTAGCAACAATTTTCCCAGGCTCAATGTATGCAGTTATAGCTATGGGTTCAGTATTAGAAATAGGAAAAATAATAGCTTCTGTATGGCTGCATAAAAACTGGAAATCTGCACCAGCTATGATAAAAGTTTATTTATTTTCTGCCATTTTAGTATTAATGGGAATAACAAGTATGGGTATTTTTGGATTTTTATCCAAGGCTCATATTGAACACGAACAGAATAGTGAAAAAGCAAGAGCCCTAGTAACGCAAGTTGAATCCAAAATAACAAGAGAAAAAGAATACATACAAACACAAAAAGATTTTGTCTCAAAAAACGAACAGAAAAATGAAAACCTTTCAGATAAAAGCTCTGAGAACATAAAACTAGAACAAGATAAAATATCCCAACTAACAACTCAACTAGAAAAAGACATTGATTTAGACAATAAAATGTTGTCCCCAATTACATTAAGACTAAAAGAGCTTAATGAAGAATTAAATACTATTAAAAATAAATCTGGCGGATTATTTTCCAGTAAAAAGAAAAACATAGAAGAAAAGATAGCAGAACAAGCAAAAGAAAGAGAAGATCTAGACTTAAAGAAAAAAGAAATACAAAAAAGAATATCTAAATATCGCGAAGAAACATCTGAATTGATTTCCGACATAAGAAAAAGGATACAGGAATATCAAACTATCGGATTTGACAAACCAGAAGATGTAGAATTAAAAATTGAAAAATTCAATCAAAATATATCAGAAGCATTAGACCGGATAGACGAACTTGAAAGGCAGAAATTTGACTTAGATGACGGATCAAGGCAACTCGAAGCTGAAGTCGGACCATTGAAATATGTTGCGGAATTTATATCAGATATAACAGGTTCGTCATTCGACATCAGTAAAGCGGTAAGAATAGTTATAATAATATTAATTTTTGTTTTTGACCCGCTCGCTATATTACTTGTTTTAGCGGCACATATTAGTCTTTCTAAAAGATTTCCAAGCGCAGTAATAGATGAAGGCGTTTACATTGAAAAGATTTCTGAATTTCAAATCAAAGAAAAAGAACTAGAATCCAAAGGGCTTGAACTATCAGAAAGGCAGAAAGACCTAGAAGAAGAGCAGAAAATAATAGAACTTCACGAAACTCAAACAAAAAAATATCAAGATGAAATTGTTAAAAACAAAGAAACTGCGAGGAAACTTAGATTAGAGACGGAGCAATCAAACATAGAAAGAGAACAAACAACTCAAGTTCATAAAGACATTGGAGAACTCAATCAAGAAAAAGCAAAAATCAAAAAAGACATCAATAACTTTAAACAAGAAAAAAGCTCCCTACTCTTAAAAGTGGATGAAACAAAAAAAGACGCTCAACAAATTAAAGCCGTACTTGGAAATCATAAAGAAAATAAAGAAAAAATATCCGAAATTCAAAAACAGCATGAGTCAATCAACAGAAGCGTGCTAAGTTTAAAACAGACAATAAGATCTCTATCTGAACAGAATGAACAACTAAAGCTAAATACAAAAAATCAATCAGAATTAGAAAAACAAGTTCAAGACTTAATATCTCAAAAAAATAAAATATTAAAAGATCAACTTAACGCTCAAACATTATTAATAATCAGCAAAGAAAGAGGTGGGCAAGGAGAATTTGTATTAAAGCTTCCCTCTTCTCTTGGAGGGGTTCACGAATTAACAAAAATAACAGAATTCTCTAAAGACGACATTGAGTCCTATAAAATACTTGTAGATGAAATCGACGCAGAATGCCCGAGTAGAGATCCAGGAGTATTGATTCAGAGTTTTGAATCTAAAATGGCACAAAAGATAAATCCGTCAATCAACAACAGGGAATACAATAAAAATAAACCTTCCTATAAATTTAATCCTTGACTTTTAAACGAATATCTGATACCCTCAATGGGTGCCAAAATTTAACAAAAGAAAAGTAATACAGAAACTCGTCGTAGAGCCAAGTTCTCAAAAAAGAATCTTTTGGGCTCGCGAGATGAAGCTGTTAAATACCATATTAGAAATTTTTCCCGATACAGATTTTTGGGAAAAAGTTAGACTTAGAAAAGTCAACAGTCTAGCGATGTTAAAAACGCAAAAAAGCCTTTCCTTTCTGAGGAAAAAATATAATGAATTTCATTATAAAATTCCAGAAAAAATAGAAATACCTCTTGGAGAAAAAACAGGGGAAGATAAATTTTTCTCGAAAAAACCAAAAACAATCAGACAATTCATAGATGAGTAAAATAAAAGAAATTCAAACAACAGATCAAATTGCAAAATTCCTTGAAGATAAAGACAATAAAAAATATCACTATAATTTTCACGAAAGTGAAGAGTATAAAATTTCAAGCGGAAGCCTAAATTTAGATATAGCTCTTGGAGGCGGACTCCCTAGTGGGGCTCACAGATTTACAGGTATAAATGAGGGAGGTAAAACTAGTTGCGCCATGGCCTTTGCGAGGAACTTTCAAAAACACTTCTCTAAAAATGGAATGGTAATCTACATTAAAAGCGAAGGTAGGTTTAGTAAAGAAATGATGGAAAGGTCAGGAATCGACACAGACCCAGAAAAGCTTTTTATTTTTGATTGTAATATTTTCGAAAAAGTCTTTGAGTTAGTTAGAGACTTGGTCTTCAATAACGATCACGACAAAAAATATATGTTTATCATTGACAGCGTAGACGCTTTATGCAGAATTGGAGATATAGACAAACCGTTTGCTGAATCAGAGCAGGTTGCGGGTGGAGCCTTGATAACTTCTGTTTTCTTAAAGAAAATGGTTCTCCCGATAACTAAAATGGGGCACACAATGATCCTAACTAGCCAAGTTAGAGTTGAAGTAGCAACAAACCCCTATGCAGCAAGGGGAGGGCCTAAAGTTAAACAGGCAGGAGGTAACGCAATAAAGCATTATGCTAATTTTATTCTAGAGTTTGAAGAGAGGTATACAGGAGACTTAATGTTCAAAAACCCTACTGCCACCAAGCTCGACGACAAAGGAGAACCTATAGGACATTACTGCAAAATACGTTTTAGAAAAAGCGTTAACGAAAAAACAGGTTCCAGTGTAAGATATCCAATAAAGTATGGACAGAAAGATGGCAAATCCGTCTGGAGAGCAAGAGAAATATTAGATATGCTTTATCTATTTAATTTGATCCAGAAAAAAGGTGCATGGATATCTGTCTCAGAAGACTTAATAAAAGAACTTCAAGAAAAAGATTTAGAAATTAATGAAAAATTCCAAGGAGAGCAGAGGATAATCGACTTCCTGGAAGAAAACGAAAAGCTTTCTGATTTTCTTTATGAAGATTTCAAGAAGTTAACAAATGCGCTTTAAGACTTTAACTGGCGCAACCAGAACCGTCAAGAAGTCAAAAAACTTCTTAATAGACTGGGACGCAAAAAGTCGAAGTAAGATACAATTCAACGTTAAACAATACTTAAAAAAGTATTGGATAAATCATATTGTATTTGAAGAGTTTCCGGTTGCCGGAACAAAACTATCTTTAGATTTTTACAATGCGAATAAAAAAGTCGCCATAGAGGTTCAAGGCCAACAGCATACAAAATACGTACCTTTTTTTCACGGAGGTAATAAAATTAATTATTTAAACCAACTAAAAAGAGATCAAGATAAACTTAAATTCTGTGAATTAAACGACATTCAATTGATCGAGGTATATCAAAACGACAAGCTTGATAAAGATTTATTTGAGAATCATGGATTAATCCTGTAATGTGTGTAATATATAATACATGAGCAACGAAGATATTGACCCAGAAAATTTAAATAAATTTAATTTGCCAGAAAAGATCTTAACACAACTTTTTGAGTTTTCTGGATTTACAGACGGAGATAGTGGATTTATACTAACATACGTAAATCAAGACGGAACTCCTTCTATAGTAACAAAGACAAATTCCCCTGTTGTAGAAATGGGTTTAAGAAAAGCTTTAGAGCAATACCTTGAACAGGTTTCAGCCCAAGGCATTGAATTAAACTTTCCAGGAGAAGGGGGAGACGAAGAAACTCCTTGACTTATTTCTGTTTGTGTGATACCATTGTCTTATGGTATATTCATACGAACTAGAACAACATTTACTCGCGGGCTTAATAAAATATCCAGAATCTTACCCGCTGATAGCGTCCTTTATTACAGATAAAGACTTTTTTGACAAAAACAGCATAGTAAACAAAACTATATTTTGCGTACTAAGGCAATCACTCGAAGCTTCAGAAATTCTTGATGAAGTTATTTTATCCCAAAGAGTGCAGTCCCTAGGAATATCTTTCGAGGATAATATAAATATAGCAGATTATATAAAAGCTTTATCTATGAGGCAAATATCTAAAGACGGAGTATTAAAGGCCGCGAAAGAGCTTAAAAAAATTACAGTACGGAGGGAGATTTATGAGGCATCGATTGATGTTGCTCAAAATATGAAATCTATATCCTCGGCATCAACCTATGACGAAATTGTTTCGGAAGCAGATAAAATATATAATGAAAAAATCAACCTCTATGAAATAGGGGCTAATAATCCAGAAAACCTTTTTGATGAAATGGAGCAATTTATCGAAGAAAGAGGTAATAACCCAATAGATGAATTCGGATTAATGGGCCCTCACCAAAGAGTCAACGAACTTTATGGGTCATTACTTAGGCCAGGAAATATAACCGTTGTAGTGGCAAGAGCGGGTGTAGGAAAAACTCAATTCTGTATGGATTTCTGCACAAAGGTGTCAGCAATAAACAACAACACCCCTATATTGCACTTTGATAATGGAGAAATGAGCAAAGAAGAACTTATCGTCCGGCAATGCTCAGCCCTATCTGGAGTACCCATGCACCTGCTGGAAACTGGCAGATGGAGGCAGGCTGGAGAAGAAGTTATTAACAAAGTCAGGCAAACATGGAGTAAAATAAAAAACTTCCAATTCTTTTATTATAATGTCGCAGGTCACTCTATAGATAGTATGTTAAACATAATTAGAAGGTTTTACTATTCTGAAGTAGGAAGAGGTAATAGAATGATCTTTAGCTTCGACTATATAAAAACCACCTATGAGAGACAAAATGGAGCAAGCTCGTGGGAGACGGTTGGAAGAATGGTTGATAAATTCAAACAGTTAATCCAAAAAGAATTGTGCTTTAATGGGTCACCAACAGTTGCTATGTTAACAAGCGTTCAAAGTAATAGACTTGGAATCACAAACAACAGAAACTCTGACAATGTGGTTGATGATGAAAGCGTTGTGTCCCTTTCTGATCAAATTACTCAGTTCTGTTCTCACCTCTTCCTTCTTCGCCAAAAAACTATTGATGAAATACAAAATGAACCAGAAGGGTTTGGTACTCACAAATTTATATGCCTAAAATATAGATGGCTCGGTAAAGACGTGCACAGGGCGCTTCAACCAATAGAAATGCCAGATGGAAGTAAAAGAAAAAACTATATTAACCTCCACATGGAAAACTTCTCAATAGAAGAGCGCGGCGACCTTGAAGACTTGGTTGGACATTTAAACTCCGAAGGGGTTGGTGCAGCAGAACAATTTATGGAAGACTTACCAAACATATAATGCAGTCTCTATCTTCAGATAAAATAAAAGATTGTTTAATCAATCTAGGCTACAAGCTCAATGATCGCGGACCCTATTGGCAGACGAATGCTATTTTTAGGAATGGAGATAATAACACAGCAATCCAAATATACAAAAACACAGGTGTTTGGAAAGACCACGTTCAAGGGTCAAGCTTTTCTCCCCTAAAAAGATTGGTTGAGATAACGCTAGGAACTAACGATAAGAACGAACTAAAAAAGTATTTAGAAGAAGAAGATATAGGTGCAAATTACAATAAAATAGAATCAATAGAAAAAATAGAAATGGACGAAATTTACCCAGAAGACTGCTTAAGCAAACTATTACCTCATTATAAATTTTACAACGACAGAGGTATTAGCGACGAAACCTTGAAAAAATTAAAAGGAGGATTCGCCACAAACGGAAAATTAAATAAAAGATTCATCTTTCCTATATATAATGAATTCAACCAAATCCACGGTTTCTCAGGTAGAGATATGACGAGTTCAGAAGGAAGGCCAAAATGGAAACATATTGGAAAGAAAAAATCATGGATTTACCCTTTATACGCAAATAAAGAAACAAAGATCGCAATCCAAGAAAAAGATTCGGTCATATTAGTCGAAAGTATTGGAGATTTATTGAAATTAAATGAACGCGGATATTATAATGTTCTTGTAACTTTTGGCTTAGATTTGCCCAATAAATTAATTTTTTCCTTAATATCTTTAAATCCATCCAAAGTTATCTTATCATTGAACAACGATTTAGGATCCTCAAGGAATAGAGGTCTTGAAGCTTCAATAAAAAATTATTTAAAATTACTGAATTACCTAGAGCCAGATAAAATTTTAATATGTTTACCTACTGCAAAAGATTTTGGAGAAATGTGTCCCGATCAATTTAATTCTTGGGAAAATAAACTATTATCTACAGAACCAAAAACACAACAAACATTTATAATAAAAGAGATACAAAAGCTGGAAAAGATCATACCAAAAAGTATATTAAAAAATAAAAAAATAATATCCAATGAGTGAATTAACAAAACTTTCAGCGAGTAGAATAAAAACAGCGCAAACATGTTCTTGGACCTATTGGTGCAATTATAAATTAAAATTACCTCAAGCAGGAAATGACGGATCAAGCAGAGGGACCATTTGCCACAACATCTTTGAATTACTAGGAGATCATCATAAATCTGAATTTGATAAAATTATAAAAGAAGGAACAATATGGAATACAGAAGTGGTCGCAGCCCAAGTTAAAAATGAAGCTCAAGAACTCAATGTCTCAGACCAAGAAAATTTAGATCTCATTGACGAAATGATTGTTGCAGGACTAAGGTGTGATTTTTTTGGAGACTCTGACGAAGAACCCACTGCAGCTGAGTCTGAAAGATTTTTTGATCTCGAAATAGATAAACCAGAAAAAGGAATTAGATATGCAGTAAGAGGTTACATAGATAAACTTTTTAAATATAAAGATAATTCTGTAATAATTCGAGACTTTAAAAGCAGTAAGCAAGTCTTCAAGGGAAAAGAAATAACAGATAATTTGCAAAATTTAATTTATAGTTTAGCCGTAAAACATTTAATGCCAGAAACTGAACCTCAAAGTGAATTTATATTTTTAAGATTTGACTTAGATAAAGATGTTCTTGGTGAAAGGGGTAAGGGTTATGTAAAAATGGACAAGATTAGCGAAGAAGAGCTTGAAGGCTTCGAGTATCAACTAACAGAATTCCAAAAATATATAGACAACTTCGATGAGGATTGCGGAAAATCGAACTTTGCAGCAAAACAAGACTACCCTAAAGACGGAACATTTGGTGGACCTTTAGCTTGCGGAAAGGATGGATTTAAAATGTCTTACGGGCAGCCTGTTTTGGATAAGTCAGGAGAACCGATTAAAGCCTTTATTTGCCCATACAGAAAACCCATGGAATACTATGTACTACAAGACAAGCACGGCAAGATACTAAAAAGTGCATTTACAGAAAAAAAAGATTCTCTCGAAGCTAAAACTAAAGAAGGAGAAAAAATCGTTAAAATGAATTATGATGGATGCCCTCACTGGCAAAATAAAAATAAAATAGATGACTTCTTAGATGGATAAGACTGACGCCGCAGGAATTTTAGTAAAACTAGGAGATTTAATTTTATTAGGCCGTAGATCAAAAGCTTGCGAAAGCCTTTCTGGATATTGGGCTATTCCGGGTGGAGCGATAGAATTAAATGAAACACCCGAAGAAGCTGCGCTTAGAGAATTTCTTGAAGAAACGGGCGAGCAAATAAACCAACAAATATCATATTTGACTAGATTCTCAACCCCAAATGGCGGAACGTTTTTTGTGTACTATACAGAGTTACAAGATTTAATTTTTCCCAGCTCCGACGCTAAGGACGCTTTTGAGCACGACGAATGGGGATTTTTTAAAATAGAAAAAAACTGTTTACCAACACCAATAACAAAAGAAACTACAAAAGCAATTTTAATGACAAAATGAAAAAAATCATAATAACAGGAGTTACAGGTCAAGACGGAAGCCACATGGTTGATTACCTTCTTAAAAATACAAATCACGAATTATACGGAACAGCCAGGAGGCTTAGCGTGAAAAATCATGAAAATATACTACATCTAGAAAAAGAATCTAGATTTAATTTAATTAACATGGACCTAAATGACGCGCACAGTATAAGAGATGTAATACTAGATGTTCAACCTGATTACTTTATAAATTTTGCGGCACAATCTTTTGTTGCCGGAAGTTGGGATTACCCAATTCAAACTTGGGATACAGATGCAGATGCAGTTCTGCATATACTTGAATCTATCCGAAGATTCTCTCCGCACTGCAAATTTTACAATGCAGGATCCTCAGAAGAATTTGGTGATGTGATTTGCTCACCCCAAGACGAAAAACACCCATTAAGACCTCAATCTCCATATGGTGCCGCAAAATGCGCGGCAAGGCATATTGTCAGAGTCTACAGGGAATCTTATAATTTATACGCAGTCCAAGGATGGCTTTTTAACCACGAAGGTAGTAGGAGGGGCTTAGATTTTGTTACAAGGAAAATCACGCACACAATAGCAAGAGTCAAAATAGCAATGGAAAAAGGCAAGACTCCTCCAGTTTTAAAGTTGGGAAATATAGAGGCTAAAAGAGATTGGAGCGATGCGGAAGACTTCATGGAGGGTGTGTGGCTAATGCTAAATCAAGATTTTCCTAAAAATTACGTATTAGGGAGTGGAGAAATGCATACAGTAAGAGAATTTCTTAATGAGGCCTTAAAAAATGCTGGCATAAAATTCACTTCCTCTGGAGAAAATGAGGCAGAAAAATATTTCAATGAAAATAAAGATTTAATCTTCGAGGTTGACCCAAAATTCTACAGACCTGCGGAAGTCCATGAGTTATGTGGAGACTGCTCCTTAGCTGAAAATGAAATGGGGTGGACCCGCAAAACAGATTTTTATGGACTCGTTAAGAAGATGTATCAAAGCGATTACATGCTTTTGAGTCAATGAAGTATACAAAAATTTTTGTAGCAGGTCACGCAGGAATGGTTGGCTCTGCAGTTGTGGATTATCTAAAATCAATAGGTTGCAAAAAAATTTTAACAAAAACAAGAAAGCAACTAGATTTAACGAAGCAAAGTGAAGTCCATAAATTTTTCGGAAGAGAGCGCCCAGAAATAGTAATCATTTGCGCCGCTAAAGTTGGAGGAATTCTTGCTAATAACACCTATCGCGCAGATTTTATATATGAAAATTTACAAATAGCCACAAACTTAATACATGCCTCCCATATATACAATGTTCATAAGTTGATCAATCTTGGAAGCTCATGCATCTACCCTAGAGATTCAGAAATTCCGATTAAAGAAGAATATCTATTGACAGATATTTTAGAAAAAACAAATGAACCTTATGCAATTGCAAAAATAGCAGCAATTAAGCTCTGCGAAAGCTTTTACCAGCAATATAATAATAATTTTTATTCTATCATGCCTTGTAATATGTACGGAACAAGAGATAACTTTAATTTAGAAACTTCTCATGTTTTACCTGCATTAATAAGAAAAGTTTACGAAGCTAAGCAGAATAAAAAAGAGTCAGTCGAAGTCTGGGGTAGCGGAAAACCATTGCGTGAATTTTTACACGTCGATGATTTAGCTAGAGCAATAACATATTGCCTAGAGAATATTGACGCAAAAGATATATATAGCAAAGAAATTTCCCACTTAAACTGCGGCTCAAATAGTGAAGTATCAATACTGGATTTAGTTTTACTCATAAAGAAAATTGTAGGTTACGAAGGGGACATTGTTTTTGACAGCTCAAAACCTGACGGAACATTTCGTAAAAAAATGGATAACACCCAAATATCCAATATGGGATTCGAGCCAAATATATCATTAGAAAAAGGGCTGACAGATACATATAATTGGTATATAGAAAATCAACATAAATTTGTGTAATAAATAACTATGGAAAAAAAATCTTACTCAGCAAAACGATCTGGGCCAAAGAGCTCGGCGCAAACACCCGCAAAAAAGTCCGAACAAAAAAAAGGTTCCGATAAAAACAAACCTGGAAGCGCAGGAGAAAAAGGCGGAAAAATAACTTTTTCAGATAGAGTTCTTGAATCTTTAAAATCTAAAGTTAAGGAGCACAATTCTAAGAGTAAAAAAAAGGTAACCTTATCTCAATTAAAGAAAATATACAGAAGAGGCGCAGGGGCTTTTTCATCAAGCCATAGACCAGGAAAAAGTAGAGGTCAATGGGCGATGGCCAGAGTAAATATGTTTTTAAAAATGGTTAGAGGTGGAAAAGTTAAAGATAGCTACCGCAAGGCTGATCAAGATGTAGCTAAAGCTTCTGCTGGAGTTTTGATTGATGATGGAGTAAGAGACGAAGCTAATTTATTCACAGAAGAAGATCTTATTACCGCAAATCTAGATATTTGTAACCACCAGCTTCAAGAAGATCCTGAGTTCTCGAACGAAATGTGGAGTACAATCTTTATTGATGTAGACGAACTTGGCTTTGAAGAGTATGTTGATGAAGAAAGCTGGGCCTCAGAAGCGAATAAAGGAAAAAAATTAAATAAACCATTCAGAACGCCCAAGGGGCCAAAGAAATTTTCTGTTTATGTTAAAAATGAAAAAGGTAATGTTGTTAAAGTAAATTTCGGCGATCCAAATATGGAGATTAAGCGCGATAACCCGAATCGCAGAAAAAGCTTTAGAGCTAGACATAATTGCGCAGACCCAGGCCCGAAAACAAAAGCTCGCTATTGGAGCTGTAAAATGTGGAGCAAAAAAAGCGTGACAAACGTAACAAAAGGAGAAGAGAATCTGGAAGAAGGTCAAGAGGAACCGTCTGAAAGTGATGCTGGTCTTTGGGAAAATATTCAAAAAAAGAAAAAAAGAATGGGTAAAAACTATAAACCCGCAAAGCCAGGAGACAAAGATTATCCATCTAAAGAAGCAATCAAAAAAGCGCAGTCTAAAAAAATGAAAAAAGATTATGCTGCAGAAGATGAATTTAAACCTCATATGATGTACGACCCTAAAACAGGGAAAGCTTATAAAGCTAAAACCCTAGAGGATCATTTAAAAATGAAAAAAATGGGATACACACATGAAAAACCAGATCCTTCGAAAGCGGGTTACCAAGACAAAAAAGAAAAAAGTTGAACTTAATTGACGGCAAAGATCGAGTAGTTTTAATACTCTCGCATTTTTGGACGCCTATTAATATAACTACAGCAAAAGAAGGAATAAGAAAACTTATATCATGTGGATCAAAATCTAATGAAATTCAATCGGTTCATGCTTTAAGTTTTTCTGGAGAACCTTTATCCTGGGAGGATTGGATTAATTCCGAGCGAGCAACTTATTACAAAAACCAACCATTTTTAAGTTCTTGCAATAGATTGTATCCAGTACCTACGATTTTATTAACAACCTCTAAATGGGTATATAAAAGCAAAAACCCTCCCAACTTACGCTATCTATACCAAAGATATGAAGGTGTGTGTCAGATTTGCGGCGAACATTTCGACATGAAAGATATGACCATCGAACACGTATACCCTAAAAGCAAAGGCGGAACAAAAGAAGATTTCAATGTAACAATGACTTGTCAGTCATGTAACTGCAAAAAAGGCACCCTATATCCATACAAAAACTATAAAGGAGAAAACCTAAAAGGGTTCAAGCCTTGGCGTTTTTTTCACGCCTTCCAAAAAGAGCGGGAGGAGTGGCGCCCGTTTCTATTTAAAAATTAATTGGCACAATTATAGCAAATATAGTATTGTAAATTCAATAGCGCAGTCGTTATTGAGACACATTTACACACTACAAATAAACCGCAACCATGAACAGTGGATTATTGAATGTGAAAAATACCCAAGATTAAAAATAAAACAAGTGCAAGAATAAAAATAGCTTGACATTTCCCAGAAATAGTATATTATAGTGTTCATTAATATTATGAAAACAACAACATTAATTATTACAGCCCTTTTTGGGTTTTTTATCAACGCAGTTCTAGCAGGAAATCATACTCTAGGTACAAAGTACAGCTCGGATTATTTCTATCGAGGCACACTAAAGTCTCAAGAATCTATTCAGCTGAATGTCGGAACAAGCGGCAAAGCTCTTGGCTTAGATTATTCCCTTGGAGCGTTCACGAACCAGTCTATTGACAATGGAACAGATACATACATCTTATCTGCAGGAGTCTCAAAGTCTTTTCTTGACAGCTTAGTTTCTGTTTATGCGGGAGTTAATCATGTTGAAGATGTAGATGGAGAAGCTCTTATGGAAGGAGCTTTAAGTTTTGAGTTTAACACTCTACTTTCTCCGACAGTTTCTGTTTTTAGAGACCTGGATCAAGATAACTGGACGACAGAGCTCGCCGTTTCTCATAGCGTAGATCTCACATTCGCTTCCTTAGGCCTTGGAGGTTCTATTGGAAATACAGAAAATGCAGCCTCTCAAGATGAGACTTATTATTCTATTGATGCAGGGCTATCTAAAGCTATTTCAGAAAAATCTGCAATCTCGCTAGATGTGTCAAGGGTTGACTCAGACTCAATCGGTGGAGAATATGTTTTAGGCTTAGGCGTTTCAGTTCAATTCTAATCTATTTATGAAAAATACAATCGATACGATTAAATCATATGCAGGAGGCGTCACAAGCGTCTTGCTGTCAATTATCGGCCTATTGGTCGTAGCTCAAGTCGTCTTTGGCGCCGGAGCTCCTATTAACGTAATCGGCAACCTTCAGGATGTCGTAACAGGCTTTGTCGGACAGGGCGCCTCGCTAGCAGGAATCATCACGCTGCTTCTTCTGGTCGCACTACTCAAACCACCAAGTTCAGACAAAGGTTAGATCTATTTTAGATCCTATTATGAAGCCGCCTTCGGGCGGCTTTTTTGTGTAATATAAGATATGCGAAAATTATACTTTTTAGTATTTTTATTTCATCAAGTTACCTGCCTAGGTTATAGCGTTCAAGATTTTCTCTGCGGGTGCGATTACTGCAACACAATAAATCCATCTCAGCCGCTCAGCATAGCAACTCACCACATGAATTGTGAATCTTTCAAAAAGAATAAAATCATGAAAAAATTAATAGAAGCGCAGGATCAAAAAAACATAATGCAATCCTCGCAACCTGAGTCGATTAAATCAATATCCTTGCACGATCAACTTACTAAATCGCAGCGAGAGAAACGTAATCTAGAAAAAAAAATACAAGAGAAAGATAACTTCATATCTATGCTACAAGAAAGCTCCAGATCTTTTATTAATGGCTGGATATATGAGCCAGAACATTTTAATTGGATATATGTCTCAAAAAGCTTTGCTCCGTATATTTACTCAGAAGAATTGGGTTGGATTTTTATTAAAAAAGAATACTATTATGTATACAGTAAACTACAATGGAAAAAAATACCAAAAGTAGAGTAGTGTATAATATTATTATGAAAAATAAAACATCAAAAAAAATATCCTTACTCAGTTTAATCCTAGGATACTTAAGTTCAGCGTTATTTATAGCGTTAATAATTTTCAACATAAAACTCGATAAATCAAAAGGTCAACAAGTTTTGGCAGAACCAATAAAAGATATTGTTGAGAAAAATTCAACAAAGATTATATATATCGATAGGTTTGTTGATGGCAAAACAGATACTCCATTAAAAATCTGGAATGACCCAAGTTTAATTAATCTACCTTATGGTAAAGTTGATTCTTTCATAAGCGACGGCGGTTATAAAACTGCGCGTGTCGATAATGATTATAGCCACCCCCGCTTAGAGCGCAATGCTCGAGACAGTGAACTTGGAGGTATTGCAAGTTACAAGAAAGGGAAAAGAGGGGTTCATAGAAGTCGAGGTGGTACAGTAATTGATGATAATATAGATACTGGTTTATTAGATCGCAGGTTAGCCTTCATTGACCATGATAAAGAATTAGTCACTATTGAGGACAATGATCTAATATCCCGGTTGAGGCAAGAAGATATCGGACTTAACCAAGGAGGTAATAATCGAATCAATGTTGGAAGTTTCGTGCCCGATGCTCGCCGTGGAGATTTCGATAATGAAGAATTAGGGGCAGTTGGTAATTTTGATAAAAATGGTGCTGGATTCGGTAAAGGCACAACGCCTGGAGTTGGACAAGGCTCAGAAGTCTACGCCTACAATTTTCCTTCACAGGGCGTTGGAGCTGGAATAGGCAGCCCAGCAGTTGGCGCCGCCGCAGGTTTTGCGGGGTTGAGTGCGGGAATTGGCCAATCAGTCATAAACGGACAGGCTGTGCCAGCTCTTGGAGGCGTAGGGTCTTACATAGCGAGCCAATCACCAAAAACTAGTGAACTAACACCTACATTTACTTCGGGAGCCACTAGTGGAGCGGCAGGCTTAATTGGCGGAGCTGGAGCTGGCGCAGCGGCGGGGCTAAAATCAGGCCGAGCACAACTCCCATTAAAGCTTGGTTCGGGAGTAGGAGTTGGCTACGGAGGAGGGCGTGGCGATTTTGATTTTCAACATTTGCCTAAAGACGGAGCTTTGCACATTATGATTCACGTAGACGGAAGCGGAAGCATACTGAAAACAAGAGGCCATTTAGAAGTAATGAAAAACACATTACTAAAAACTGCCTTACTACCATACTATAACAACGATGAGTCTCTTTATTCCAAAAGAGTTACTATTGTAGATGGGGCTGGAGAGAGAACTTTAAAGTTTTTTTCTAAGGCTGCAGAAAAAGATAATGTGTTAGCTTTTGTTTTTCAAGATGAAGCTCAACCAGCTTATCACTTACCAAACTTCAACAAAAAACCAGAAGAAGTATATAAAGAAGACTTGGGCGCACTAAAATCAGAACTAGAAAAATATAAAGGGCTGTACAGAGGGGTTATGTTTCAAGTTGGCGAAAAGGTTTTCTCAAAGTCTTTTAAGCAGTTTGTGGAGAACGCTTGGCAAGGTCAAGGATACTTAAAAGATTTAAACTTAAAAAAATACCACTGGCAAGACAACACATCCAACATTAAAAACAAAAAAGGCGTAGTTTTTATCGATGAATATAATACAAAAATCAACGGAACTCCTCAGTATTATCTTGATTTAATTTTCAAAGCGAGCAAAAAAGCGGGGATTGACCTAAGCGAGTATAAAGCGGGACTTACAGACGGAGAAGATGTAAGAAAGTAACGGTGGAGGTGTAACATATTGTTATGAAAATTATTGTTTTATTAGTTTTATCGTCCTTGTTGTCTTTTGGGGATGTTTTGTATTTTAACGATGGAAATAGCGTTAGGGGAGAAATAGTAGAGTCAAATAGCACACATGTTATGTTAAAAAGGGATCACGACTTGCAGCTTTTTCGAGTACCTCTTGAGTTGCTAACTAAAGACCACAGAGCTTATGTAAAAAATAATTTTCCACCGAAACTTGAATATCTACCTAAATTTAAAAAACCTCTCTCCGAAAAGAGTTTAATTTTAAATGCAAGATACATAGACCAACTAGTCGAAAATAAATTAAGATCTTACAGCCAAAGACCAAATAAGGAAATAGACGACTCTACATTTCTAAGAAGAGCTTATTTAAAAATAGCAGGTAGAACACCCTCGCATGCAGAATCCAAGCTCTTTCTCGAGGATCGCGGCAAAAATAAGAGAACAAATCTCATAGACGACCTATTGGCTAGTAATGGATATAATAGTCATTGGTTTAACTTTTGGGCAGATATATTAAGATTAAAAGACAGGTTAAGTAATAGAATATCAGGAATTCCATATAAAAATTATGTCAAGGAATTTGTATCTCAAAATAGGCCATACGACGAATGGGTAAGGGAAATGCTTTCTTCTTCTGGCCCCATATGGGAGAAAGGTAGCGAAGGAGTAGGTTACTTTGCGAGGGACGCAGGCATGCCTTTAGATAACATGGCAAACACTGTCCGGATCTTTCTTGGTACAAGTTTAGAGTGCGCGCAGTGTCACGACCACCCATTTGACAGATGGACGCAAAAAGAATTTTATGAAATGGCTGCATTTACTAGCGGGTCAACAAATTTAAGAAGAAAAGGCGTGGATAATCTCAACGAATTTAATAAACTAGTTAGAGAAGAACAGAAAAGGCTTGAAGAAGCTGGAGAGCCTCAAAAAGTACCTCAAATTAGAAACGCATCAAGGTCAATACAAGATATACTTCAGGCGGGGCTAGATCAGCCAGGATCAGGAAAAATCAACTTACCTAAAGATTATCAGTACGACAACGCAAAACCAAACGATTCTCTTTCAGGAAAAACGCTTTTTGGCAACGCCATAGAACTGAAATCAAAAAATACTGGCTCAAGGAAATTGTACGCAAACTGGCTAGCGTCAGAAACAAACCCAAGATTTACATCTGTAATTGTTAACAGATTATGGAAAGAAGTTTTTGGGTTAGCTCTAATTGAACCAATAGATAATATGTTTGACGAAACAATGGCGACAGACCCAGTGCTACAATTGCATTTAGAAAAAATTATGGTCGCATTAAACTACGATATAAAAGAGTTTTTAAGAATACTTTATAATACAAAAACCTTTCAAAGACAATCCGTTTCTCGAGATATTGTACCCAGAGACGGAAAAGACACCATTATGCCAGTGGATGTCGAATGGGTTATTGCTGGACCAAATGTTGAAAAACAATCTTTTAATGCAGTTCCATTCTTCTATCAGGGCCCTATTTTGCAAAGAATGAGCGGCGAGCAACTATGGGATTCGCTGGTCTCTTTAAATTTTAAGGATATAGACTCTCGAAGACTTCAGCCAAAAAATTCAGGCTATCAGGATTTTGAGAGGTTTTCTAGTATGACAGGAGAAGAACTACTTGAAGAATTGTTGTCTCGAATAAATAAGACAGAAAAGCCCAAGGCCAATAAAAAATTTGGAGATCCAATTAATATAGACTGCCCAATCAAACCTGGTCGAGCTATTGACCCAACTTTATTAGCGCTGAACGAAAACGGAGAAACTCTTGCATTCTGTTGCAAATCTTGCGTAGAAAAATTTAATTCTCAGAAAAAACAGCAATATAAGAATAATTTCGTAAAAGATAGAAACTCCGTTCGAGCATCAGAATTAAGCTCTCCAGCGCCCGTAGGTCATATAGTTAGAGAATTTGGAGGTTCAGATCGCGAACAAATTGAAAACTCAAATACAGACCCATCAACAACTCAAGTTCTTAATTTAATTAATGGTTTTGTTGAAACAAAAGTTATAAACAATAAAAACTCAGAGATAGTAAAATTAATAAAACAACAAAAAACATTAGATGATAAAATAAAAGTTGGCTTTAAGTCTATTTTAAATAGAAAACCTTCTATAGCAGAGTTAAAATTATTCAAAGACGCATTAATAAATAAAGAAGATATATACAAAGAAATAATATGGTCTTTAGTAAATTCACATGAATACATTTTTATAAAATAAATAAAAGGAAAATATATGAAAACAAATTTTAATAATATAGATGAATTAGGAAGAAGAGAGTTTATTGCACACGCCGCAAAGGCTTGCTTTGGGGTTGGCTTGATGCCTATGGCTGGCGCTTATATACATAACAATGTTCAAGCTCTAGAAGCTGGAGCTAGGGTAGCCACAGCTAGACACGTAATTTATTTAAACATGGCGGGAGCTATGTCCCATTTAGACACTTTTGGAACAAAGCCAGATTGCCCTGACATTCAAGGGCCAACTAAATCTATCGCCACGAGTGCCGACGGCATATTACTTTCAGAGTATTTACCCAAGACCGCACAATTAATGGATCGCGCTTCAATTATCAAAACAATGGTAACAAGTCAAGGCGCGCACGAGCAAGCTAGCTACCTTATGCACACAAGCTATCTAAAAAGAGGGACAATTGTTCATCCCACTTTCGGAAGTTGGGTGTCTAAACTTTCTGGTTCAATTAACGAAACAATCCCCTCTAATATCAAAATTGGAGGAGGAGGATTAGGCGCTGGATTTTTAGAATCTAAATATGGCCCACTATCAATAAATAATCCAAAATCAGGCTTAGCCAATAGTAAACTGGCAGGATATTTAGATAAAGAACATTTTCAAGGAAGAATATCATTAATAGAAAAGTTAAATACTAATTTCTCTACAGAATTTCCACAAAAACAAATAAGAGCATATTCAGACTTATACAAAGACGCAATTAAATTAATGAACAGTCAAGATTTAAAAGCTTTCGATATATCTAAAGAGCCAGAAAATATACGCGAGCAATATGGACTCTCAAATTTTGGACAGGGATGTTTGCTTGCTAGAAGATTAGTTGAAAATGGAGTTCGGTATGTTGAAGTAACTAGAGGAGGATGGGATACTCACGATAATAACTTTGAAAGAGTTGGCGAAAATTGTGCAGATATAGATGGGGCTTTGAGCGCTTTATTAATTGATCTTGAAATGAGGGGACTACTAAGTGAAACGCTAGTTGTCTTAACTTCTGAATTCGGAAGAACTCCCAATATTAATGGCAGAGAAGGTAGAGATCACTGGCCGTACTGTTTTACTGCTTTTATGGCAGGAGGAGGAGTAAAAGGAGGATTTTCTTATGGAGAAACAGACGATCAAGGTAGATCCCCAAAGGAAGGAAAACCTGTTAAGCCAGAAGACTTAAACGCAACAATAGCATACGCATTAGGATTAAAAATTAATGATGTACAGTATTCTCCCTCTGGAAGGCCATTCACGATTGCAAATAAAGGAAAACCTTTGTTTGATGTTTTGGGGTAATAAAAAAGCCCCACTTGGGGGCTTTAGTAATAAATGATGCGTTAAATTATAAATTAATATAATGACAGCTTAAACTTATTACTTGTTTAAAAATCATCCTCAAGAGAACCGCTTTGTTGATACTCCCTAACCCTTCTTTCAAAGAAGTTGCCCATAGCTTGTACATCGACAACTTCGCTCAACCAAGGGAAAGGGTTTTTATCGCTAGGAAAGCGATAGTCAAGACCTATACCTTCAAGCCTTCTATTTCCTATGAAGTGCATATACTCGACAAACATATCTGCATTTAAACCTAAAATTCCCGTAGGTAATACATCATGAGCGTAAGCTATTTCTAGCTCTACAGCTTTTTTCATATGTTCTACGAATTCGTTCTGAATTTCTTGAGTCCAAATTTCTGGGTTTTGTTCAATTAATGTGTTAATTAGATATGTGCCAAATGCAATATGAGAACTTTCATCTCTTAATGTATATTTAATTTGATCAGAAATTCCCTGTAATTTGTTTTGTCTGCCCAGGGCAAGCAACATAGCGAAACCGCTAAAGAAAAATGTGCCTTCGCAAACAATCCAATAAGTTAAGAAATTTCTTAAAATTTCTTGTTTGCCTTCGATAGAATTAGCGTCAAAGTCTTGCCTGCTAATATCGTTTGTAATTTGCATAAGAAAATCATCCTTGGCTTTGATACTAGGAATTGTATCGTATGCCGCAAACACCTCTTCGATATCGAGGTCTAAACTGTCACAAATATATACTACCGTAAGATTGTGAAGACTTTCTTCAAACGCTTGCCGCAAGATATACTGACGACATTCAGCGTCCGTAACATAGCGAAAGGCAGACAACAAAAGATTATTACCAACCAAAGACTCAGATCCAGCAAAAAATCCAAGACAGCGTTTAACAAGTAATTTTTCATCTTCTGTAATTTCATTGTTTTTCCATTGTTTAATGTCGTTCTGCATACTGATTTCAGTAGGCATCCAGTTATTGGCACAACTTTTTAAAAATAAATCCCATGCATATTTATGCTTATGAGGTAAGATCCTATTGACTCCAGCAATATTCTCTGTTAATAATTTTCCTGTTTTTTCTTCCATGATATAATATAACGTATTAAATGAATTTTAAGTTCACTTAGTATACGATATATATACTAAAAAATCAAGAACAAAATCAAGAACTATTACTTTACCCCCAAATCTCAGATAATAAAAAGAGAAATCCGCCAATTATTGCCGCAGCTACGACTTTAAATGCGTTACTTTTCCTGCTTTTTGGTTCTGGCTCAGGTTCTGGCTCAGGTTCTGGCTCAGGTTCTGGCTCAGGTTCTGGCTCAGGTTCTGGCTCTGGCTCTGGCTCAGGTTCTGGCTCAGGTTCTGGCTCTGGCTCTGGCTCTGGCTCAGGTTCTGGCTCAGGTTCTTTTAGTTGAATCTCTAAATACATTGGTCCGATACCCCCTAAAACATGAGATGCAAATAAAGAATGTTGCATGTAAAAATACCCGTCATCCCCAAACCAAGTACCCCAACTGTTCTGAAATTCCCAATATAATTTAGCTCCAATATATTTCCAGCCTATCATAGCTACTGCGTGACCGCCAACAGACTCTGAATTTAAATATTTTCCTGTATCAACTATTCCATCAGAACGAACAGAATAAAAAGCTTCCCTAACTCTAAATGCACACCATAAAGGCTGATTCATTAACATACCTTTTATTTGGTTAATTTGGTTTACAGGAATAACCTTATAAGATTTAATTTTTTTTGAATCAGCGTCTTCTTTAGCGCCTTCTTTTGGCAAAGAAGATTCGTCTGCGACGTAAGGCCAAAACCTTTCAAAACAGCAACCTTCTTTTTGTACAGCTTTCGCTGCGCCCCTTATAGTTGTTCCTGAATAATCTTCTCCAGCAAAAACGTCATGCTCTTTGCCTTTTTTATATATCCACATTGGACTAGATTCTTGCACTTGAAATAATTCAGAAGAGCTCAATAAAACCCTCCCACTATGACCCACGCAAGAACCTATTGACCCTTGATCTAAAACTTTTGGAGTTAAATCTCTTCTTGAAAATTCTTTAAGTTCGGGAGATGTAAATTTTACACGCTCATGAAGCCAATCTCTTTCGTCGGGCTTGGATTCTGGGACACTAAGTATCTTTTTTGAAAAAATATCTTTTTTAATTTTGTCAGATATTTGATTATCTAAAAGTGTTTTCTTGATTGATTTTAAAATTCTACTCATATATATTATATACACTATAACAAAAAAAACCAGCTAACTATTAAATTAACTGGCTTTAATTATGAATATAAATAAAAGATTAACTTATATTATCTAATATACTTTGATATTTTTGTATATCTAATGCAACTCTGACTGACTCATCAGCTTCCACATTTAAGGACAAATATTTTTTACCGCGACTAATTATTTCTTCCAGAGTTTTCGTATATGCATGTTCTGCATAACTTCTGTGTTTTTTATAGTTAAGGGATTCTACATTAGAGTTTATTTTATCTAAATCTTTACGAATTAGATTGCATCTCAAAATAGCTTCTTTAAAAGCTTTTAAATGTTGATGTCGGGTCATTGACAGCTTTCGCAACTTCCTCCGTTTTTCATAGCTTCGATACTGCACGCTTTAGCTTCTTCTGTTTTTGATGAATCGTTATGCGCCTTTTCGACTTTAGATGCAGCTCTATTCCTCAAATAGTAAGTTGTCTTTAGCCCAGCCTCCCAGCAGCTCATATAAACATCATTTAAATACTTAAGAGAAGTAGATTTATTATAAAGATTGAAACTTATAGCTTGATCCATCCACTTTTGGCGAGCAGAATTACATTCTATCAACTTAAACATGTCTCGATCAAATGCAGTTTTATATTTTTCTTTCAATTCAGAAGGTATATCTCCATTCAATAAAGATAAATCCCCATCGACGCTTTTAACAAGTTTGGCGACTTCGCTATTCCAAAGCCCTGCGCCTTTCATATCGTCAATAAAATGCTGATTAGTTATAAAGAAATTTCCGCTTTTATTCTCGTAAACAAAAAGCACAGAAAAGTTAGGTTCAATACTTTGTTCTATCCCATTAATATAGCCAATTGTTGCCGTGGGAGCTATAGCCATAACATTTGAATTTCTCATTCCAAATTCACCAACATGAATTCTGATTTTTTTCCATTCATCCAAAGTTTGACCTTTACCCGTAAGAGGTTTGCCGGTAACAGATTCTTTAGGAACCTTTTGTTTACCTCTATAAACCATTAAATTATTATAAGAGTCGATTGGAAATGTCCCGCCGCTCCAGAGAGAACCTTCATAGGTTTCGTATTTTCCGCGCTCCGCAGCAAGCAGGGAGCTGGCATAAATCGCATGCATAGAATAAAATTCAAATAGTTTATCATTGAATCTTACAGCCTCATCACTATCAATTTTAATATTCATCTTGTGAAGGATATCATGTAGCCCCATGAGCCCAAGGCCGATTGGTCTATTTTTTAGATTAGAATTTCTGGCTTCTAGTGTTGGATAGAAGTTTAAATCAATTACATTGTCTAATGCACGAATAGCAGTGTGTATTGTTTTTTCTAATTTAACATAGTCTATATCGACTCCATCTTCATTCATATGGTTTAGAAGATTAATTGAGCCGAGATTACAAACTGCAGTTTCCCCTATTTTTGTTTTTTGCCCCTTTTCATAAGAAGAAGCTTTTGTGTGAAGGGTTATTTCCGTACAAAGGTTTGAGCTATGCACGACACCTTCGTGCTGATTTGTATAACGCATGTTGCAAGGATCCTTAAATGTATTCCATGGGTGAGAAGTTTCAAATAAAACTTTTAGCATTTTTTTCCACAACTCCTTTGCAGGGGTTATTCGGTAATTTTTTATTAAACCTTTTTCTGCTTGATTGCATAGTTGATTATATTTTTCGTCAAACTCGGTACCAAAGCAGTCGTGGAGATCGGCCTCTGTTGGGTCAAAAAAGTACCAAACATCTTCGTTTTGAACTCTTCTCATGAATTCGTCAGGAATCCAAGACGCCGTGTTCATGTCGTGACATCTGAGTCTGTCGTCTCCAGTGTTCCTCCTCAAATTTAAGAAGTCTTCATAATCTAAGTGCCAAGGTTCAAGATAGGCGCATCCTGCGCCTGGTCGTTTCCCCCCTTGATTGACTGCGACTAAAAGATCGTTGTAAATTTTTAGCCAAGGAATTAGGCCTCCAGAAATTCCATTTGTTCCTTTTATATGGGAGCCGGACGACCTAAAGGGTGTCACATCAAAACCAAGCCCTCCAGCATATTTTGACTTACGAGCCTCTTGCCATGCACCGTCAAAAATTCCATCTATACTATCATCAAAAGTGTTAAGGTAGCAGGAGCTTAATTGTGAATGCGTAGTGCCACTATTAAAAAGGGTTGGCGTTGAAGAAGTGTATAAAAACTGGCTAAACATATCATATATTTTAATTGCGCTGGCTTCTTTATTTTCTTCGTTTAAAGATAGCCCCATAGCAACCCTCATCCAAAAGCATTGGGGCGCCTCCATTATTTTACCTTCGTGTCGAATAAAGTATCGGTCAGTAAGAATCTGTATACCTAAATATTTAAAGTCCTTATCTCTTCTTATTTTTATTGCCTCAGACAGTTTAGGCAAGTCAAACTCAAGCATTCTAGGATCAAGCTTCTCAAGCTTAACCAACTTTTTAGTATTTTGTATAAAGCTTTTTCTGTACTGCAGTCTAAATGCGTCAGAATCTACGCCCTCCTTGAAAACCTCCTTATATACTGTGTTGAGTAGCAGTCTGGCTGCTGCAAGGCTATAGTTGGGTTCCTTTTCTATTTTTTCTCTTGCGCTTAATATCAACGCAGAATCGATTTCGCTAGTAGTGATCTTGTCAAACAACTGTAACTGAGCATCTAGCACGATTTCACTCACAGAAACATCTTGAATTTCCTCGCAAGCCCGCTCTACGTTTGTATTAATTTTTTCTACCCGAAAATCCTGAAGTCGTCCGTTTCTTTTTTTTACTTTTATATTCATAATTTGTATATTATAATAGTAACATTTAGTCAGTCAACTGTCAACAAGAATAATATTGTGTTAATAACTTTTATAGCTTGACAGTGATTGAATATTCTGCTAATATAGTAAGCATGTTAGCATTATTTAAAAGTCATTTCTCTATCGGCAAAAGCATACTAACTCTTGATGATCCAATTACACATAAAGAAGGCAGAGCAGATAGCATTTTTTCAATAGCGAAAGAAAATAACTTAAAAGAAGTTGTTTTAGTTGAAGATTCCTTAACGGGATTCCTTCAAGCCAAAAAAGTAGCAGAATCGATGGGTATACAACTCATTTTTGGACTCAGAGTGGATATGTGTGAAGATTCCAAGGTAAACCCAAAAGAGTCTCAAGATTCCCGCCACAAGATTATCATTTTTGCCAAGAACTCCAATGGATGCATTTTATTAAACAAGATTTATAGCGAAGCCTTCAGCGAGTCGTTCAATTCGGTAGATAAAAAAATATTAAAAAACCACTGGAATGATGAAGACTTGAAACTAGCCATACCTTTTTATGATTCATTTATATTTCAAAACACAATGAAGTTCGGAAATTGCACCCCAAATTTTTCGTTCACAAAGCCAACCTTCTTACTTGAAAACAATAGCTTGCCATTTGATCTCTTATTAAGATCGAGGGTTATGAAATATGCGGCAGAGAATAAGTGCGAAACAGAACAGGCTAAAAGTATTTATTACAAAAATAAAAAAGATGTATCAGCTTTACAAACATACAAATGTATAACAGGTCGTACATTTGGAAATAAAACATTATCAAAACCCAATTTAGACCACTTTGGTAGTAATGAATTTTGCTTTCAAAGTTGGAAAGAAAATTAATATGAAAGAATCACTATTAAGATTTAAAAACAAACAAAAGTATTTACTTTTTGATTACGAAACTTGTAATTTAAATTTAATATCTGGACACAATAAACCCTGGCAGTTAGCTTTTTTAGTTATCGAAAACAATAAAATTGTAGAAGAAAAAGATTATTGGTTAAAATGGGATGACTTGAGGGTTTCCCCAGAAGCTGCTAAAATTACAGGTTTCACTCAAGCAAAATACAAAAAGAACGCCGTTGACCCAAAGTTAGCTCTAGATCATTTTGAGAAATATTTATATGACGATTCTTATATTAAGGTCGGCCATAATTTATTAGGATTCGATGTTTATATGCACAATTTGCACAGAAAATTAATCAATCCGAAAGCGGAGTCCGATTTCAGTTATTCAGAGCAACTAGTAGATACGCTATGTTTAGCAAAAGCAGTTAAAAAACAAATTAAATTAAATAAAGAAGACAACTTTCTAGCTTGGCAGTATAGATTGAATCATTTAATCGAAAGAGGGCTCTCCTGCAACCTTAAACAATGTTGTAAGGATTTCGATGTCCCCTTTGACGCGGCCAAATTACATGACGCATTATATGACATTAGAGTTAATTATGAAGTATTTAAAAAAATGATATGGGAGATAGAAATATGAGTTTTACAGAACAGTTTACAGATTATAAAGATTGTTGCCCTCCAGGGGTGCGCTTACCTGAAATTAAGATTGAACAAAAGTATTATGATATGCTCGAAGCAGATAATACTATATCCAATTACGACTTTCTTCGTAAGCTATGTCATAAAGGAGTATATGATAAAGGAATAGATAAATTTAAGAATAAAAAAGATTATTTTGATCGTGCAAAATCAGAATTAAAAATATTAAATGAACTAGGCTTTATTGATTATATTTTATTGAACTGGGATATAATTAATTTCTGCCACGAACAGGATATACCTACTGGTCCAGGTAGAGGGTCAGCAGCAGGATCACTTGTGTTGTATTTAATTGGAGTTACCAACGTAGACCCAGTAGAGTATAACTTGTTTTTTGAGCGCTTTGTTTCGAAAAGTCGAGCTAGAAAAATAGAAAAAGATGGAATAACTTACCTTGATGGAAGTTTGTTGGCGGATGTTGATAACGACATTGCTTATGAGCGTCGAGTAGAAGTGATCGAGTACATCGAGAAGAAACACCCGGCTCGTACTGCAAAGATTTTGACACTAAACACCTTGAGCGGAAAACTCTGCATTAAAGAATGTGGTAAAATTGTTGGAGAATACTCCGAACAAGAAGTTAATGAAGTGAGCGATACGATACCAAAAAAGTTTGGAGTTGTTGTGCCTCTCTCGACAGCAATCCAGGAAAGTGAAAAATTTACAGATTGGGCAGTTGAAAACCAAGAGGTTTTTGAAGTAGCTCTCAAGCTAGAAGGTTTAAATAAAAATACTGGAGTTCACCCAAGCGGAATAGCTATATCCTTCGCCCAAATGACGGATATCTGCCCAGTTCAACAGACAAATGATGGCGCATTGGTTACAGGTTACGACATGAATTGGGTATCTGAATTGATGGTTAAATTTGATATTCTTGGACTAAGAACCTTGAGCGTTATCTATGATGTTTGTAAAAATATTGATATTGATATATCTAACGTAGACTTAAATGATAAAAAAATGTTTAAACCGCTTCAGTCCTTAAGAGCTCCCCACGGACTATTTCAGCTTGAGTCTGATACAAATTATCGAGTGTGTAAGAAAATCAAGCCAAGAGATTTGGAACAGCTAAGCGCCGTGATTGCTATCGGCAGACCTGGAGCTTTAGATTTCCTCGACTCATATACAACTTATTCCGAAAGCGGAGAGGCTCAGGTTATTCATGAATTTTTTAGAGATGTTCTTGATTATACTGGAGGAATACCTCTTTACCAAGAGCAGTTGATGCAAATGGCGGTTAAAGTTGGCTTCACCCTAGATGAATCAGAACAGCTCAGAAGGATTGTCGGAAAGAAAAAAATCGACCAAATGCCAGCGTGGCAAGCAAAGATTCAACAAAAGATTATTGATAACGATCTACCTACCGAAGTGGGGGATGTACTTTGGAGCGTTGCTGAAGACAGTGCAAACTATTCATTTAACAAATCCCACTCTTTGGCGTATGCAACTTTGGCGGCATGGACAACATATTTGAAATTCAAGCACCCCCAACAGTTCTTTCTGTCTTTGCTTAAAATGACTAAATACGAACCTGCGCCACAAGAAGAAATATCTAAGGTCTCTCAAGAATTATCTAACTTTGGAATTAAGCTTCTCTCTCCAGATTTAGCTAAATCTAAAATGGACTTTTCTATCGAAGGGAAAAATATAAGATTTGGCCTTAACAGCATCAAAGGGGTTAGCGAAAAATCTCTCGCATCATTAAGAGATTTTAGATCTACAGAAACACCAACAAAGTATGATATTTTTCTTTCGGCCAAACAGGCTGGGCTAAATATAGGCGTACTATCTTCGTTAGTTCAGGCTGGAGCTCTTCAAAGTAAAGGCTCTAATAGATCCTTAATGGCTCTTGAGGCGCAAGCATTTAACCTCCTAACAGACAGAGAGAAAAGAAACTTTATTTTGCTTGGAGAGGAATATGAGTATAAGCTTCTTAATTGTATTGCAGATGCAAAAAGCGAGAAACTTGTAGGAGATGACGGAAAACCATTGATGAAAGAATCAAGATTTAAAACATTCAAGAAAAAGTATGACTTATACAAGTCTATATATGATAAAAATAAACAATATGAAACTTTTGCAAATTGGTATTTTGAAAATGAACTTCTTGGCTATAGCCACAGCTCGAAACTAAAAAGCTGTTTTATCGATTCCTACAAAGACTTAAAAGATTCCACAGATTTAGAATTAATGAACCTAGATGAATCTGGAAAGTTTATAGGTGTTGTAGAAGATTGCCTGAAGGCCACCTCAAGAAACGGAAATAAATATATTAAATTATCAATCACAGACGAAAACGGAAGGTACAATGCAATGTTGTTAAACTCGAGAAGAGGTAATTTTTATGACAGATATTTTGAAAAAAATGAAAAAGCTCCAAGCAAAAAAAATATCGTAGTCGCATATGGAAGAAAAGCTGAAGACATAGTATTTCTTGACTCTATAAGGATTATGGATGAAAAGATATATATGAAAATGTCTGAAGTTAAGTAAAATAATGTGTAAATTATGAAGATGACGCCAAAGCCTAATTTTACGCCGCGCGCACAGCAGGCAATCAATGAAGCGAAAAAAGTTGCCGAGAAATATAAAAATAACGATGTATCAATAGAGCATTTATTTTATGGAATGCTCAAGTTGACAGCAGGAATATTAAGTGAAATACTTTTTTTATTAAATATTAACCAAAGATTATTACTTGAAGAAGTAGAAAATTCTTTCGTAGACTCACTCGCTAATGAAGATTATGATCTTGATACAGAATATGAAGAGCCCAGTTATGACGAACATTTTCACCTAATCCTTAAAGTTGCAGCCTCAATCAGCTCTAAGCTTGGTCATGAATATGTTGGACTAGAACATATGCTTTTAGCTTTATTGAAATATGAAGAATCGAGTGTGCCTCAATTTTTTGTTCCTTTCAATGCCTCTGAAGAAGATATTATCATAGAAGTAAGAGAATACCTGCATCTTTCAAAAGAAAATCACACAAGCAGTAGGACTCAGAAAAGCAACCCCACCCCGCCCAAACCTATAGTTAAAGACCTTGCGACCCCAACGCTTGAAAAGCATGCCTTAAATTTAAACATGCAAGCGATAAAAGGTAAATTTGATGGGATCATAGGAAAACAGCAAGAAATTATGGAAGCTTGTGAAATTTTATGCCGAAAAACAAAAAATAATCCAGTTTTACTTGGAGAGCCTGGCGTAGGAAAAACGGCCATAGTTGAAGGTTTAGCTCAAAAAATAGTAAAAGCAGAAGCCCCAGATTTCCTACTAGGCAAGATTATATATGCCCTAGACCTAGGATCACTCATAGCTGGAACAAAATATAGAGGACAATTCGAGGAACGACTCAAGAAAATTATCGACGAAGCAAAGAAAAACCCAGAAATAATACTATTCATTGACGAAATTCACACCCTAGTAGGCGCAGGTAGCGCAGAAGGAAGCATGGACGCAGCGAATCTATTAAAACCCTTACTTGCAAGAGGAGAACTTAAATGTATTGGCGCAACAACAGTTGATGAATACAAAAAAAGTATATTAAAAGACGGAGCTTTAGATCGAAGATTTCAAGCAGTAAAAGTTATCGAGCCAACAAAGTCAGAAACTAGACAAATTTTACAAGGAATAAAAAATAAATACGAATCATTTCATAGTATTCATTATACAGATGAAATTTTAGATTTGATTGTTCATTTGACTTCTAAATACATTCTTGATAAACAGTTTCCAGATAAAGCGATTGATGTTATGGATCAAGCTGGTTCAAAAGTTAAAATTAAAAATATAGAAAGACCACAAGAAGCAAAAGACATAGAAAAGCATTTAGAAAATCTAGCACTAAAAGAGTCTGATCTAAGCATAGTAGGAATGGATACATATGCAGTAACAGAAGAACAATTAAATTTATTAGAAGAATATGATACTATAATAGATAATTGGTTAACTAAAACATTAAAATCAAAAATAAAAGTTACTAAAAAAGATATTTTTGAAGTTGTGTCCTCGAGAACAGGAATACCGGTTTCTCAAGTTTCTAAAAAAGATTCAACAAGGATGCTTGGATTGTTCAAAAAGCTAGACAAGAAAATTGTTGGCCAAACAGAAGCCTTACAAGAAATTTCTCAATCAATTTTAAGATCTAAATCTGGATTGCAGGATGCAGGTAAGCCAGTCGGAAGCTTTTTATTGGTTGGAGCTAGCGGAACAGGAAAAACTTATACAGCAAAATGTATTGCTGAATTTATATATGGAGGTATAGACAAATTAATACAGCTTGATATGAGTGAATTTTCCGAGAAGATTTCGTCTAGTCGACTAATTGGCGCATCCCCAGGGTATGTGGGATACGAAGAAGGTGGAGATCTAACTGAAAGAGTAAGAAGGAATCCTTACAGTGTTATACTATTTGATGAAATTGAGAAGGCTCACCCAGAGGTCCTAAACATATTGTTGCAAATTCTTGAAGAGGGTTTTGTTACAGACAACTCAGGAAGAAAGATTAATTTTAATAATTGTATAATTATCCTAACAGGTAATATTGGTAGTGAAAAAATATCCAAACCAACTATTGGATTCGGAGGAGATGGAGAAACTGCCGCAAAAGACAAAATCAAAAACGAACTAAAAGGGTTCTTTAGGCCAGAATTTCTAAATAGGCTTAACGAAATTATTGTTTTTAAAGATTTCCAAGAAGATGAGTTGGCGGAAATAGCAAAACTTGAGATGCAAAAATTGATCAACAAATTAAAAGACATGGATTTAAAAATGTCAGCAACTCCAAAAGTATCAAAGTATATAGCTTCCCTTGCGACATCAGAAAAAATGGGCGCGAGACCAATTAAAAGATTAATTCAAAAACACTTAGAAAATCCGCTATCTGAACTTATTTTAAATAAATCGCTAACAGAAGAATCGGAAATTAAATTCTCTATCGTAAAGGAAGAGGTAAAATATACTATTAAGGAAGTATAGGTTTTATCGGATCCTTGATTTCAGGGTCACTTGGCTTCATGGGGTCTTCGAACTTCTCTCCAGGATTTCCAGATAAATCCTGGGGAGCTTCGCTTTGTTTTTCGTTAAAAATAGTCATGCATGCACCAAACCTATCACCTTGAATTGGATAACGTTTTTTCATATTCGCATCCAATATACATCTTGTAACGAACTGGTCTCCAGTTTCTGCCGCGGTTGGAATTGGATACCTTTTGTCCTGATTAGAGAGAAAATTGTTTGAACCTTCATCGGGTGAAGACTCTGCTTTTTGATTTGGAAATATCTTTTGATATTCGGTATAAGTCATAGCTTCGTCTAAAGCTTCATAAGATTCTCTTATCTTATTTTTTACCCAATCCTCAAGCTCAGAATCATCTTGCATCATATCGTACATAATTCTAGCTTTTTTCCAAATATGATAAAGTTCTGACTTAACAACTTTGGAGACTTGTTTTGAGTCAGCGTTTGATTCGTTTTGAGCTGTGTTATCCATAATATAAAATTACACCTTTTTTATGTTATCTATAATAATTATCTAAACTTGGATTCGATCCTGTGGTAGGGGCGTCCCCGCCAACTACTTGGCTAGGTTTAGCTCCATATAAATTGTATGCATAAACTAAATCTTTAACCTTTGATTGTGAAGCTGTAAATGCATCATAAATACCTTTTGCTGCGACATTTTTATTTGGTTTTTGTATCATAGAATCACCTTCTCGTATTACTTGAAAATCAGAAACCCCGTCGGTACCTGCGATTCCTCGCAATACATTTCTATGAGCCTTTCTGTTGTATTCAGTTAAATACATTTCGCGCAAGATAGCTTGTTCTTCTAAATTAAAACCCTGAGGGTTATACCCGCTAAAAGAAGTAAATATTAAAGTGTTAAGTTCGCCTAAATGACCTTCGAGCCAATTAGAAATCAATCCAATTTCTGTTGTCCTTTCTTGCCCTGTGTGGAAACCTAACTCTTCGTCGTATATTTTTGTTGCTAGAACTCCTAGGTCAGTTCCATTATAACTTACTGGATTCTCAAGCCCAATACTAGCAAATAAATCAGAAAGATCTTCAACCGCCTTGGATAGGCTTGATATTTCCGTTTGATCTAATGCTGGGCTTGCGGCAAGGCTGGAAACATCTGTATCTAAAGAAATGTCTTTTGCGGCAAGGCTGGAAATTTCTACTGATCCTGATAAAGGATTCTCTGCTAAACCTGATAGACCACTTTCTAACTCTGCATCTTTCGCTGCTAAACTAGATATTTCGGTGTTTGCAGATAAAGGGTTTGCAGCCAAGCTAGAAATATCACTTTCTAATTCAACATCTTGCGACGCCAGACTTGAGACGTCTGTGTCTAAACTTAAATCTTTTAAATTTAAGGCTGTGTCCTGTGCAGCCAGACTAGAAATGTCAGTAGAGTCAACTGCGTTCTGAGCCGCGAGGCTAGAAACATCAACATCTAAATCTAAATCCTTGGCAGCTAAACTTGAAACGTCTGTAGTCGATTCAGTGTCCTGTGCAGCCAGACTAGAAATGTCAATAGAGTCAACTGTATTCTGAGCTGCGAGGCTAGAAACATCAACATCTAAATCTAAATCCTTGGCAGCTAAACTTGAAACGTCTGTAGTCGATTCAGTGTCCTGTGCAGCCAGACTAGAAATGTCAGTAGAGTCAACTGTATTCTGAGCTGCGAGGCTAGAAACATCAACATCTAAATCTAAATCCTTGGCAGCTAAACTTGAAACGTCTGTAGTCGATTCAGTGTCCTGTGCAGCCAGACTAGAAATGTCAGTAGAGTCAACTGTATTCTGAGCTGCGAGGCTAGAAACATCAACATCTAAATCTAAATCCTTGGCAGCTAAACTTGAAACGTCTGTAGTCGATTCAGTGTCCTGTGCAGCCAGACTAGAAATGTCAGTAGAGTCAACTGTATTCTGAGCTGCGAGGCTAGAAACATCAACATCTAAATCTAAATCCTTGGCGGCTAAACTTGAAACGTCTGTAGTCGATTCAGTGTCCTGTGCAGCCAGACTAGAAATGTCAGTAGAGTCAACTGTATTCTGAGCTGCGAGGCTAGAAACATCAACATCTAAATCTAAATCCTTGGCAGCTAAACTTGAAACGTCTGTAGTCGATTCAGTGTCCTGTGCAGCCAGACTAGAAATGTCAGTAGAGTCAACTGTATTCTGAGCTGCGAGGCTAGAAACATCAACATCTAAATCTAAATCCTTGGCAGCTAAACTTGAAACGTCTGTAGTCGATTCAGTGTCCTGTGCAGCTAGACTAGAAATGTCAATAGAGTCAACTGTATTCTGAGCTGCGAGGCTAGAAACATCTTCGTCTAGCGATACATCTTTAAACGCAAGACTAGAAACATCTGAATCGATATCTCTAACACCCGTAGCTTCTGCATTAACGCTTAATTCATATCCATCAAAATTTAAAGCGCTACCAAAATTAACATAAAAACCTGAAGAGGAAACTCCAGATACAATATAAGGAACAATCGCAGATGTTAAATCATTATTTAATTCAGTAACGACTGAAGGAGTTTCCAAAAAAGATTCTGGAAATTCAATAAAATATAAATTAGATCCTTTTTGTAAAGGTTCTATAAATGAAACAACATCTGGATCGCCAGCCATATATTATCCTTTTAGATAGTCTATAACCTCTTTATGTTTGGGGTTACTTGGATCGAGTGTGATTGGTTGACCCATGACTTGAACGCTTCCTTGTCCATGTAAACTGGACTCGAAAGCTCTTTTGATTTTATTCTTTAATACAGTTTTATTTCCAGATGGAAATACTCCAACTTTTACTGCGAAAGCCTGAAGATCAGTTAAATTCATATCTTCAAGCATATCTTTAAAGATTCTTTTGTCGTTGGTTTTAAAAGGGTTTATCTTCGCGATACCCAAAATTTCCTCCAACTCCTTGGCTTTTGCTACTTGATCCTCGTAGCTCTTACCAGTTGTTTGATTGAGTTCTTCAAGCTTTGGGGCTTTTTTTACCGCAGCCTTGCTCGTTTTTTTAGTTGTTTTTTTATTTGCCATAATTGTACCTTATTCCTTTGTATTTTAATACACTATATAATAATGATTTTAAATAAAAAATCCACCCCAGTTGCCTGAGGTGGACTTTTATAAAACGTTAATTCTATTTAAATTAAACGATCAGACCAAGTAATACGCGGTCGTCGATGATCATACGTCCCTCTTCAAGAGAACCGTAGTAACCAATCTTAGATTGACGTGTTACGAATTGGTCATCGGATACAAGACTAAACTCGTCTCCGGACTCGGAATCGGTAGCTACTGCGCGAATCATAGACTCGCGACTGAGATCAACACCAACAAGGATTTGCTCATCTGCCTGCGTAAAGGTTGTCTTTGCGGGGCTAGTTGCAACCGAATAATGGTCATCATAAGAAGCGCTTGAAGATGAGTCGAAGACTTTGTTCCAAGCTTGATCAACACCCATTTCATTGTACTCTTGAATGGATACGCCATAGAACTCAGGAATTCCAGCGCTATTGAAGATAGCATCGCGCATACTGTCTGTACCAGCGATATCTGTGTTACTTCCTTTTGTGTTGATTGGGTTATAAGCTAAACCACGAATTTCTTCTACGATTTCAGGCGAAACCAAGATGTCTGTAATTCCACGCCCACGACGATCAGCAGGAGTTCCGCCAGTCCAAGAAGTATTAATTCTTTTTGCTCTGGTAAACAACTTATTCAAGTCTGAAAGTAAAAACCTTCCAGCTTGAGCGGAACGAATAACGTGCTTGTCGTTATTTGTGCTTGCGTTAGCCAATGCAGTCATGATCATGCTGGCAGAAGTTTTTTCTTGTTTAAGAAGAACTTCTTGAGCCATACGTGTGAATGTCTTGCTTACAACGTCAAGTCTTGAACGAGAAGCGTAGCGCTTGTCGAAGCTCAATGCACTGTCGAGAGTATAAGTTGTGAACTTAAGCTCGCTTTGTGAAGGAGCGACTTGGTTTGTTGGAAGACCTCCTGGAACGGATTGACTCCAAACTTGGATGTAATCTTCGTCAGTAATGTCGTGATAAAGATCCAAAGGAATACTTGGGCTCTCATCGCTGTTGAACTGAAGGCTTGTAAACATGTTACTTACTGTAGGAGCTGCGTTAACAACTTCTGCTAAAACTGGACCGATAAATTCAGCCAATGCAGTTTGAGCTTCGTAAGCAACTTCTCTGTTTCTTGGAAGCCATAGCTTTGATAAGCTCGACTTGCTCGGGTGTTCTTTCTAAAGTAATTTTCATTTTCTTTAATTCCTTTCTTAGAAGCTGATTTTGCAGAGAAACTTTGTTGCATCGCTGTCTACGGCTATACAAGTACCAACAGACGAACCTGCTGATGAGCTTACTCAACTGGCCGTTAGCTCCAACATACAATGCTTCACCAACTGAAGGCTCTTCGCTTGTAGTAAATGCAGTTTTCTTTAATAAAACTAATCCGCGAGTCAAAACAGGAACTGTTTGACCAGGAAGAACTGCTTGAGCTTCGTCCAATTTTTGTTTATAATAGAGAAGTTTTTCTCCGTTTTCGTCGTAAGCCAAGGTTTCACGAAGTGTGATACCTAAAGCTACGTCGCCAGCACTTGTAGCAGCGTCAACTGTCATACCGTTAAACGGGTATGCGTTATATCCGATGTGTGCACTTGTAGGAGTAGCGCCCAAGTAATCTCTGAGTTTTCCAGAGGTAGCTAGGCCGCTATCCGCGTTGTACATATCACCAGTATTCCCCGCTTTACCGGACACAACAACGCCTGCATCCAAACGCCAACTAGTACGCTTCAGTCATCAACAATCGCGTGAGATGAGTATCGCTCTGTATACGTCAAGAGCGAATAAGTTAACAACGTCGTGTTCACTGTAGTCTCGGTATGGTAGTATTCTTTTTGCCATAATTTTTTTCTTCTATATATTAGTATGAAATTTTAACTGATTCTTTGAAGGTCTTCGCAAATCTATCGCGAAGAGATTCTCCTTCAGAAGAGCTTTCATTATTGTTTACGATTGCAGCTTCTTCAACTTGAAGGCTGTCAAGAGCTTCTTCGACTTCGTCAGAAGAGTCTTCTTGTTCGGTTTGTGAAGCTTCAGCGACTTCAGCTCACTTCAGGGAGTTTCAGTGGAAACTTCTTCTGTTGCCTCTACTGTTTCAAGACGTTTAGCAACTTCTTGTGCCACGCGGTCTTCAAAAGCTTTTTGCTCAGTAGCAATAGTTTCTTTGTTTTTGTGCTTCCAAACCTTGGAAAGTTTTTCTTGATAATTTGCGAAGCTATCTTCTGTTTCGTCTAAATCAGAAAGATCTGCAGGCAAGTATCTTGCGGTCTTCATCATCAAGTTCATAAACTTCGCTTAAAGCTTCCATGCGGGAGTTAAAACGAACTTCTGCTTCGCGAGCAGAATTTTCTTGCTCTAAAGCTGTAAGCTGCTCTTTAGTAGAATTAAGTTGCTCTTCGACTTCAAGCATTTTCTCTTGAAGAGAATTTTGAGCCTGAACAGCTTCTTCTTTTTCAGCTTTTGTTTTCTCGAGGTCAGAAAGATATTGTTCACTTTTCTCTCTGATGGCTTCGATGAAAACTTTAGAAATGCTAGCAACGCTCTCTTCGGAGAAGTCTTGTTTGCCAAGCTTTTCGTCTAAAGCTGCTCGGAATTCATTGATGATTGTTTCTTTATCCATAATTATATTATTAGGTTCTTTGTTTAGTACATTTTCTTGAGAGGAATGGGAAGTTTTTTGATTATTTATAATAATCTTATCAATCGGTTCGTTTCTGCTAGATTCTACCGCTTTGGGCGATCCAACCTTTGTAATCAAGCCTTTTACGTCTGCCGCAGGGTTAGAAGTGAAACCAATTCCTAGTGGATAAATATCACCAACAATTAATCGATTAACTTTTCTTCCGTCTTTGAGAGTTCCTTTTCCTCCGAAAGATTTTAAATATGGGGTGTAAGCTTCTATTTCTTGTGGGTCAGAAATTAAAGAAGATTCGTGAAGATCATCTCCGCCAACAGCGATCACATAATCATTAAAGCCAACTTCCCAACTTGCAGAAACAGTATTGAAATAATCTCCAGATTCATCTGTTGAGCTTTCAACGAGATCTGCAAACTCCTTGCTGGCAGTGCGGTAAACTACAGCGGCAAGCGCTATATTATAAGGGCCTTCCTCGATAAGCGCCTGATCGTCGCTCATTAAATCCGAAGTATTATCATATCGAGAAAATCCAGCAGAAACAATATGACCAACGATTCTATCTCGATCATGTTCGATGTTTGTTGGTTTATGAACAAAGTAGTCCTTGACTGCAACTGCGGTTTCGCTATCGATACCGTCTCCATTTTTATTAAATTTATTTACAACAGCGGCGTTAAACGCCACTCCCAACTAGGTCAATATTTTTATCCAGATCTATATTCGATGGAATCAAAGGTCTCAGCGACTCAAGAGAAGCGCGGCTAATATTTGAATCTTCTATCTGGCTCGAAGCGACGATGATATTATCAAAACTTGCTGTGTATTTATACGGTAAAGACATGTGAATTAAATATACACTTAGTTTATAAACATGGGAGTAAAGGTGGTAGCTACTGTTTCTACTTTAGAATCCATCATATCATAATAAAGTTTTATCATCCAATTTCCAAGTACCAATGCAGAATAACTATCTTTTCTCGCTTTTTCTGGCCCAGTTTGCCTTTTTAAACTTGGAGGTAAATCAAAATTTTGAGTGCCCGCTGAAGAGGTTGTGATTTGAATCAAAGAGCATTGCGTCTTGATCAAATTCATCATATCAAATTGATGCTCAACAAAGTCAATCATTTTTGCTTCTTTTGTTTGTCGCTCTCCAGATAAAGATGTTCGTAGAAAATTTATTTTATCGATTGGAATCTTTTGTCTTCGCTGAGTATTGTATTCATCATCAATCGCACGAGAAGCGAATGCAATTCTGCGGTGATCGAAATTAGATTGCAATAATTCGTTTGCTCGCCTTATCCATTGACTAGTGGGTTTTCGCAAATAACAAATTGTATTATTATCTAAATTATATTCGCGCTTACCTTCTATTAATTTTTGTTGATAATTTTCTATATCATCAAAGTTTGTATTGATAAACTTTATATTGATTTTATTCTCTTTAAACAAACTACTTTCATTCGCAGCATTCATAAACTGTACTCCACCATTATAATCGCCAACAATACTTACAATATTAAAATGTTTTAATAAATAATAAAAATAATAAATATGTTGTTTTAAATTTGCTCCAGACAATGCATAGCTGTGAACCACAGTACCAGTTTTCTTTTCGTCATTTAATTTTATAACCATCATTGCAAAGTCATCGCTACTCTCACTCTCAGCCCAACTTGGGTCGAACGCAAGAATATACTTTGAATCTGGAGCTCCTTTAATTTCTGTTGTCGGAGATTCTCCATCTTTTAATGTGCAGGCTGCCATTTTTGAGGTCTTAAAATAACCAGAACTATCGTCAGTAAAAATAGCCCCAAACTCTCGATCAAACTGACTTTGACTCATAGTTGATTTCGCCTGATCGATCAAATTTTGATCGTACAGCTGCCTGGGAGCGCAATCATAACTAAACTGCATTATAACTCGGTGGGCATCCGATTCCTTTTTTCCGCCAACCCGAATGAGCTCTTCAAATTGCTCGTAAGCTTTATACATATATTCAAACTTGTAACTGGCAGAGGACAAAGCTATCAGTTTATTGTTTGGCCAAATATGGCGATCCTTTTCCTGCATTTTGCCTTGGCGTATAAGTTCTGTTTCGACATTATACAAATCCTCACGCTGTGTTGGATTTTCAACAACACTCAAGAATGGTATAATAACCTCATTATAAATTCTTTCGGGCATCAAAGCAAACTCATCAATAATGATTCTGTGAAAACGAAATCCCCGAAGCTTCTCACCATCACCAAGAGGCAAGGCTCGTATTCTAGAACTTCCAATTTCTAGAAGCCACTCATCATTACTTTTAGATTTGTGAGTTATGCACTGCGAAAGGTACATAGCTTCAGGCTTAGCGGCGATATCCTCAATTTTTTTGAAAATCATTTTCGCCTGACGAAAAGATTTAGAAAGAATACCAATCTCAACACCTTGATTCATTATCGCTTCTAAGTATGCATAAATAGCCGTAGTGAATGATTTACTCATTCCTCGACTCCAAACCCCCATAAAATAATCTGTTTCAAACATAGCCTTGATAGCCATATGCTGAAAAGGAAAAAGTTTGACGCCAGATATAAGATCCGTAGTAAAGGTTATATTTTCCCGCAGAAACTTGTATAAAAGAATTTTAGCCTCTTCCTCTTCTAAATACCCTTCTAGTTCAAACAATTTTTTATTAAAGTCTGGGTCAGCATTTCTGCTTACCTGATTTCCTATTTCCCAAGCCATTATATTAATTCCTTATCTATATAGTACTGCAGATCAACGTTCCACAATTTTTTTCCAAGTGTTAATAATTTAGGTATCATAGACTCAGACTTTTTACGGCTGCCAGTAAATATAAATTGGCAATACCCATGAAACTGATGGTTAAGTACTCGCATGTTATGATAAATATATTTTAAATTAGATTTGTGCGCGCCGCGCCTATTATTCCGCTCTATCTGATCTATATCGCTTTCTACGACTATAAATAAATAACTATCAAAATCTTTTGTTCTTTGCAGTTCGTATTCAAATCTCTCAAGATTATTTTTGCTGAGTGTGGACTTGAAGTCTTGCTCCCCCTTTCGATCTACATAAGTATAGTCGTAATTTTCTCCTCCTACTGCATAATCCCCAAACTCTAATTTCATGGATTCTGAATTTGGAAAAACTAAAGGTTGCTGTTCACGCGTGTCTATAAATATTTTTATATTGGGGTCTATATTGTTTTTAAAAACTTCGGGTAATCTCTCACCAAACATTGGCTTTACGCCAGCAGCTTCGCAGGCGGCGGTGTATGAACCGCAATGATGCTGGAATATATCAACGGTAGGTAGATCGTTGATCTTTAACTCTATATGGCAGGGCGCGGTTTTCAAGTCTTTCGCGGCGACTCTTTTTTGCAGTAAATTAATTATATATTCTTTTACTTTTTTAGAATCTTCCTTTTCACACCATTTTAACAATTGATCTCTATTTGAAAAATCTTTATTAAAATAATCATCCTTATTCTTAAATGGCAATGGATCACCAGTATATAAATTATATCGAGGATAATATTTTGTATAATATTCTGCAAGCATAATTTTGTGCGTTTTTAAATGCGCATGCAAACTCCTCTCGGAAGGAAATTCCTCTGAACATATTTTGCAGACGTTCATTTTTCGAAATCGTATATTTTAAGCCAAGATTCTGGAAACTTTCTTCTTACTCCCAGCCAGCCCCTTCTCTGCGCAGTCCAAAATAACTTGACAAACAAACGAGGCACTCGCAGACCAAATCCGTGGCAGTTTTCCACGGTGGGCGTCTCAGAAAACAACCTTCTATACAAAACACGAAAGCCAACCTTTTCCATTTTACAATCTTTTATCAATACATTTCTCATCATAGGACGATCAACATCATCGTAATCAGTCCAATTACCTAAATCAATACATGCTCCATCATAAAACTTATAAAAAGAATTAACAAAAGTACAATTATTAAAAGATAAATTTTTTACTCCACCTTTTGCAGTAATATGTTGTTTTGTATTTTGAGCAATAAAAACGCAATTATTGAAAGAAATATTTTCTCCACGAACAATGTCAACACAGTCTTCGTATCCGCCGCGAATAATACAATCCTCCACCTCCACATTCCTGCAGAAAGATAGCTTCAAGCCCTCTGCAACACCGCGACCGTCAATTTCACACGATCTTACGCTTAAAGAATACTCTTCTGAACCTGGCCTCCAAGAAAAACCTAAAGCGCTTGAGTCTTGGAATTTAGAATTAGGATTTCCAGTATCAGGATTAAAGAAAAATTCTTTTTTTATTTCTATATGCTTCATGCGAAGAGGGGTTCACTATACTATATCGTCTTTTGACACGCCCAACACCCTAGCCTTCCAGTCTGGCATAGACTCTATATTGTCCGCTTCTTTTTTTGCCGCTTTCTTTTGCATATCTGCGATTTTAATCATCACTTTTCTTTCCTCTTCTTCTTGAAAAAGTTGTACGAGAGCTAGAATACTAGCGTTTTGCTTGTGCTGTGAAGATATTCTTTTTGAGCGGTCACCCTGAAGCTTTTGAATCAGAGATTCCATTCTTTTTTCGCACTGATTATACTCTTCACTCTTGGTTTTCAATAACTCTGCAAGTCGAACAGTTAAATCTTGCTGATCTTCCGCGTCATCAAACATTCTATTCAATTTATTTATAGCTCCCTGTATGTTTTTCAAATGTATATAATCCATGCACACATTAATATATAAATTAATCTCATCATTGCTTAAGTCTGGCTTATCCCAAGTTGCTCTCACGAACTCAGCTTCGAATAAATTTCTATCTTCCATACTATCATAGTTATTTATAACCTGAACAAGTCGAGGAGAAGATAAAAAACAACCAAGTGACTCGATCGATTTTCTTTCGCCAATGCTGAGCTTAGACTCTTCGATTTCCTTTTGGCAAGAATCATTTATTTTTTTTATAATTTTACTGACAGCCTTCGGTGAAGAATAACTCTTATTTACCGCATTTTCTGAAGGATGAATAACAAGAGATTCTTGACTTTCTACATATTTAAGTACACAATCATACTCTTTTGAGTTTCTGGTTACCCTTATATCCGGAAACAATACAATGGCTATTTGCAAAGCGCTCATCCCGTCTTGCGTTGAATTTGACGCGAACTCCTGCTGGACACTGGAGAGCTTAATTTCATCTTTTGGGTAAACATGTTTTGTTGCATAGTCAATCCCGCTTTCTAGCATAAAAGCTCGAACAGCCCTACCCTGCTTACTTCGTCCGTCTATATTATCTATTTCTGGAAATGCTAATTGAGTTAACTGAGTCAAGTCTGTAGTATTTTTACAGTTCTCAATTACAACTTGCTTTTGATCTTCTGTTAACTCCATGCTATTGGGGCTTTTACAGATATAATATCTTGAGTTTTTAAAATTTCTTGAGCCTTAGTTTTGAAAATCTTTTTTAAATTTTTAATTTGCTTGTAGCCAGCTTTTCTACCCTTTTCAGATGTCTTATAGCCCATTTTTTTCGCAACCTCTTCTTCCTCTATATTCTTGATAAATAACAATTCATAAACAAGGTACTGTTTTTTTGATAATTCTTTTTTCATAGCTTGATTTAATTTACCTTGGGCAGTAAGCATGTCAAAACTTTCGTCCTGCATAACTCCAACTTCGTGAGCATGATTTTCTAACGCCAATGCCATTTTGATTCCATACGCAGACTTTTTCGTTTTTTCCCATTTTGCATAAAGCGGGCAAGAGGAATCCTGCATACCGCTCTTCGTAAAGCCGCAAAGAGATCCTGTTGCGGAGTCCTGAGATGCGCACGATTGATTAAATGGGCAATTAAGGCACGGTCTTACGAAATTACTATAATTATTACGCAAGATATTTTTCATTTGATTGGTTATAATTTTATTAATCCATGGCTTGAGCGATCTAGATTGATCCCATTGATCCCATTTTTTATGAATGTGAGCTTTTATGATTTGTTCTACATCTTCAAAATCAAACCACGCCAATGAATCTAAGAACCATTTTCCGCGTCTTTTTCTGACTTCTAAATCAATTTCGTCAGATTTGTCTTCGTATCTAAACTTAGGACTTTCTTGGTCTGCCACGTTTCTTAGGTTTTGGAGCTTCTTCCTGGAAATTTTCAAACTCATCTAAAGGAATTAAATCCTTAAGATTCATCTTGTTATTGTCTTGCTCAATGCTATAAGAAAAATTTGATATATCGGGAACCTCAAAAATATCAACGCCGTCAGGATCGAAATCCTCTGAAGGCATAGGTCTACTTCGCTTGGGTGAAGATCCTAATTTCCTAGGCGCAGCCTTAGGGCTACCTAGGTTAGCGTTCGTTTGTTTTGCTGCCGACAATATGCTCAAACCTTCTCCGCAACCACCGCAAAATTTTGGTGCCTGCAAAGAGTACATATTTTTAAAACCACAATGAGGACAATAAGAAAAAGCCATAATATCATATTATAGCTTAAAAAAAAATTATATCAAATAACCGCTTATTACCCTAGCTTGTTTTTTTGTGAATTCTTCGGCCCCAGAACTCCACATTCTTTGATCCTTCACATATTCTAAACATATTACTCCTATAATTTTACCATTTAAGGTTTTTATGGGGCGAGCGAAAAGACTTTTAACGCCCTTTGCTTGAAGAAATGATCTAAACGCGAGATCTTCATCATAAATTGAAATATCTTTGCACGCAAACGTTTTTTCTTGAGATATGCATTTCACTAATCCGTGAAAATTAGATATACGAATATTTTGGAGAGAATGCGCTTCCACACTAATACCATCACCGACAACCTCATATGTACAACTCATTTTTTGTTGACTTCTTCCTGAGAAATAATGCTCTCCATTGTGAAACTCTAAAATAGATACTCGATCTGCTTCAGTTTCTTCTTTTATATATTCTAATGCCGTAATAACATTACTATGTAATTGCGGGTCATAATTTAATTGTTTATGCTTTTTTTCATCGTATTTGACTTTCAGCCACATTCCGACTACTGCAGTCGCGGCAGATACGGCTCCAGTTAACACGGTTATAATATCTAAACCTAAATTCATGTTCTTTTTGTAAAAAATGATAGCCCTACAGAAGTTGCAAAAACAAGAAATATTATAAACAAGAACCATTTTACAGGAGCCTGGTTTTCATATGTATTGATCTGAGATTCTGAATATTCCTCCATCGAGATTACTGAGTCTCGATTTACATCTACTTGTTCAAATTGCTTTGATTGAACTGGGACTGGATTTAACTTATTGTTTATTGGCTTATTTATTGAGCACGACAAAACAAAAAATAAAGATAATATAAATAATATTTTATTCATCTTTTCTTGCTAGGGATAGCGTAAAAGCCTACTACCATAAAACATAAATCCATAAACGATGCAAGCATTAAACCTCCAGTCATTTGCACCATCTCCCAATCTTTACCTCCCAGGATCCAAGAAAAGAAACCCCATTTTGCTCCGTCGCCCTTGGGGACAATTAAATTATAAGTTATATGAGGATTCATTGCATAATAAATCATCAAAAAACACATAGTAAAAGTGATGGTCATAAACAGTATTCTTCTTGTAACCTTAACAAATGAATCGCTTGCATTTTTCTCTTGGCTTTCGATTAACGCATGCAGCATTTTTTCGTCTCTTGCGGCGAGAGCTAATTGATCTTGTCTTTTTTGCTCAAGCCAGGAGTTAAGCAGGTTGCAGCCTAATTTTATTCCAGCTCCAATTATCGTATTCAATATCGGTCCCATAGCTATATATACACCCTCAATATGAAAAAAAATAGTTTTTGTGTAATATATATTAATGTCACACAGGAGAATTTTAGAAACGCTTAGTAAAAATTTAAATTCGTATCAATCAACCCGTTGGTTAAAAACAGAAAATGATCGACTAAATGGATCAACTCCAGCAGAATTAATGATGGAAGATCAACAAGATAAAGTATTTAAAATACTAGACGAAGAAATTAAAAGAATAAAAAGTAAAAAAGGTACCAATATTTAGATTAAGCTTTTATATTAGCCTGCAATGTTGCAGATATAGTAAAGGAATTATAGCTAAGCCGCCAACCACGACTAGACTTGCTGGAATGATAGCCAAAAACCTTCATATTCGAAATTTCTATAATATCATCATAAATTTTGATTGTTGCAGTTAATTTGATTGGCATATCACCCCCGAATGACCTGGAGCTTTTTCCCGTCAGTATATCAACATTATTTGTTGTACTCGGTATTCCATAATTGGTGAAATTGGCAATTCCTGCAGATTTAGTTAGAGAAAATTTCCCGTCGAAACCGTTACTAGTAACTTGCACTAATGCTGCGCTATTTAACGATAATAGATTGTTATAGCTAAAGATTATTTTTCCAGGGTTGTTTCCTGCCGCAGTAGTTGTTTTGGTTTCTGTTTGAACTTCTCCTTGCGAAATTGAAGACAAGGCAGTCGCTGCGAGCATTTTGTATGTCGCCCCATTAGGCTTTTGAATGATAATTAAATCCTGTGAGGGGTCAAAGTTATTCGCGGGTAAATCCGGCAGGTCATTAATTTTGGTCATGAGATATATACATACACTATTTCTAATTAAATAAAATATTTCTGCAGAAACTCTCTGCATTTTATTATTGTATAATACATATATTATTGAATATATTCTATTGCAAAACAATTTATAGAATATTACAACACACACTATATAATATAATGTGAATCAGCCTTTAAGTATTGTTAGTTTGTTATTATTGATATTTTATTTAGGGTGGTTCGCATGGGAGCAACGAGGATTACTACATGAGCAACAAAGAGAAATACAAAAATTAGAACAACAATTAATATTTCAATCTATAGTAATAGACGCTACGCTTCAAGAAAATAATTCACCACTGAATAAACAAAAATATAATTCGCCGCAAAAATACTTTAATTTTTAACAATAACTTATACTATATACATATGACAACGGAAAATACAACATCTGAATCAAACGAAAACGTCGATCCTAAGCAAGAAGAAGCTACGGTTGCATTAGCAAATCAAATTCTTGCAAGAGTGAATGTATCTGAGGCATTGTCCATGATATCCTTGAATGCTGTTCTGCAGTTAGTTCAAAATAAAGTTGTTGAACAAGCGCGCTCAGAGGTTGAGAAAATGGATGATGATCAAATTGAAGATCTATTGAATCCTCCTGCTGAAACAGAAGACGTCGAAGACGATTCTGAAGAAGCTAGTAGCGAAGACTCCTGATCCAAGTCAGGATTTCATTCATATTAGAATAATTTATACGATCCGTGGTGTAATTTGCGCCACGGGTCGTTTTTATTTTATGTCCAGATTGATTTTCTGTTTCTAGAATCATTTGCGATACAAAATCATGTGCGCCATTAGATTTTAACCAATTCCAATATATTGCACGAGTTCCAGGTTGACACTCGACAAGAACATCTTCAAAAACAAATAATTTAGCAAATAATGTAACATCGCGAAAACATGTTACTTCACTGGGTGGTTCTGTTAAGCAAGATTCTATAATTAAAATCATAATTATGCTCGCTCAATATCCCATTTTTTTATTAAATAATTTGCAACAGGGTTAACATCTGTAGTAGGAATGCATATCATTTCTGCGATATCAGCTTTTAATCTTTGAGTTTGAGCGTGATTACAACAAATGTTTAATTTAGAAGGAAACCAATATCTTGGATTTGATACGTCGGGCTCAAAACCAGCTTGGTTAGTTTGTTGATTAGTTCGAATAAATCTTACGGCTTTATGATATACATTATCTTCATAATTAAAAATTTTAGTAGTCAGATAGTTCACTGTTACAGTTGATTTTATTTGTGGAAGCGTATTAGGTATAACCTGCTCAGGTCTGCCGTCTACAGAAAGAAAGATTGATCCTGACCTAAAGCTAATTGACAGCAAGTGCCAATCTTGACTAACATTAATGTTATTGTTGGCTGTTCGCTTGCTACTTGAATACATATGGTCGTGCACATAGTCGCTTCCACTAAACGTTTTATTTACATTGTTTTTGTATCTCATTCTCCCCATAAAGTTTTTTGCTAGACCTGCTCTATATTCCCAGTCTTTATGGTGTGAAATTAAACTTTGAAAAGCATTAGTCACTTGATTAACCTTGAAAACAAGATAAATTGTATTATTGTCATAACTAAAATCCCATGGAGATTCTAAATAAGATTGACCATTAAAAGATAAATATCTTAAATCCAGTCCTCTACTATTTGTATAACTTTTAACTGTTATTCCTGATGAAGAAGGACCTTCTTGTGTGAAATTTTTAAGTAAACTATTTGATGATTTATTATATGCATATTCAATGAAATTAGTGCCGGAGTGGTTTAAAACTGAAAAATCATCAGAAGGATCCAACCATAAAACACTTCGAGTAGATAAATATGCATCCATCAAAGAAAAGTTTGTTATATAACTCATATTATTATTTACACTTTCTTTTGTATTTTACTTATTACATATTTTAGTATTTCACTTCTTTTTATATCTTCTGCTCCAAAATGAAATGTATGTATACCTTTTTCTTTACTTTGATCATCATTAAAAAGAGAATACATGTCTGCGAAGCCACTCTTTCCATTGATATCACTTTGCATTGGATCACCACAAATAATTAATTTACTGCCGCGACCAAGTCGGGTCATGAGTGTGGTAAGTTCTTTGAATGTAAAATTCTGCGATTCATCAGCAATAACAATTTCATTCATCCAACTTGCGCCGCGAAGATAATTTACAGGCATTCCTTTGACGATATTCTTCTCTTTTATGAGACTGGCTTGGCCAGGAATCAAAAGTTCGTCCAGCTTTTCATTCATAGGCATCATGTATGGATTGATTTTCTCGGCCATTTCTCCAGGTAGTGCGCCAAGGCTTTTTTCGCCACTCTCGGCGATTGTGCGGACATATGTAATGCCGCGGTCATTATTCATATTATATAATTGTAATGCTCCATATATTGCTACATATGTTTTACTTGTTCCAGCAGGTCCACTTATAAATATGATACTGGATTCTTTATCAAATATTATTTTTAATAAAGCTAGTTGCTTTTCTGTTAGGCTTATTTTTTTTAGCTTGATATTGCGTTTGTGGATTGATGAAGCGATTTTGTCAATCTCGTTCTCATCCGTTATCTCGGGTTGTTTACGTTTTCGAGCCATTTTACTATTATATTATACACTTATTTAAGTTATTTTTATATAGTGGCCGGATTTTTTTTGAGTCGAGCAATATGTTATAATTTATTAGGTTGTATTTCATATTGAAAAAAGGCACCCCCGGCGTCTATTGCACAATGCGATTGAAAAATGAATTCATTTAATGGGTAGGGTCATAGGGGGGTAGGGGGTACAATATATCTAATAAATATAAACTTTTTTAAACTTTTTTTTCTATGTTTTCATAAGTACTTCTTTATCATATACTTACAGCACAAAGTTTTTTTGCTATGGGCTTGACTTTTGGCCAAAGTATGTTAGATTGTATATATAAGATTAATTAAAACACTTTAACAATTAACAAAATAAAAATTATGAAATTATCACAAAATAAAATACAAGCTCTCTTTTCAATACTTGCCGACGCTGACGAAGGTTGTAACGATCGTGCTTGCGATAACTTAGCAGAAGCCTTTGGTGGTAAACTTGGGCTTGGTGAAGTTGTTTCTTTACCTTCTGAGTTGTCATCTGAAAAAGTTGTTTCTGAAATACAAGATCCTGAGTTGTTTTGGGAGTCAGGATGCGTCGAAGCTTGTGAAGAAATACTTGAGCTTGTAAAATAAAGCTTGCATTTTAAATCTTAAAACCTATAATAAATAATTATGAATAAATCACAAATACTTTTCAAAATAGAATGTTTAAACAGTCGCTTAGATGCTTTTGAGTATGTTCGTGGAATCGGATGGTCTCCTGCTAAAGGGAAAGACAGAATTGAAATTCTTTCAGAAATTAAAAATTTAAGAGCTGAATTGCCTCGCGCAGAATACGAGCAAGAAGTTGCACAATACGGATGGAAGTCTGTAGAGCGTAATGCTTAAATTGTCAGAATAGCTCAGCAGGTTAGAGCGTTGGAATCATAACCCAAAGGTCGGCGGTTCAAATCCGCCTTCTGACACCAAGGGCTAATAGCTCAGTGGTAGAGCACCGCCTTGATAAGGCGGCGGTCGGTGGTTCAAGTCCACCTTAGCCCACCACTTTAATCTCGTAAAGTGTTAAGCGTCAACAACTTACGAGAAATTCTCCTAGGCTTTTTTGCGTAACTCGTTGGTATACAGCGACTTACAACAAACCTAAAACTTTTCTCAAAATAAACAAACTTTTTTTTGCGTGTTTGCATAAGTATATGATAATCAACAGCTTACAACACAAACTTTTTTTGTTTCAGGCTTGACTTTTGTCGATTTATAGATTAGTTTAATAGTATGTTAGATAAGAAAATAGAACAATTCATTCAAGACAACGGTCTTGTTCGTGTTCAAGCAAGCCCAATGTCAGAGGCTTTTGACCTTTGGGAATGTCCTGGTGGTCATGTTTGGAATCTTGAGATGATTAAACAAGCAATAAAATAATTCGCTTTTTGCTTGCAATTACATAAAAAATAGTTTACATTTAAAACATATGATTAAGACAAATAAAACAACATTCAAAGCAATCGTCCATGTACATTCTATTGACGGAGATAAACTTCCATTGTGGAACACACACATGAACGCTTTTGTAGACACTACCTTAACACATCACATCTTGGAAATTACTGCTGAAAACAAGCACGAAGTTCGTGCCAAGATCTCTCGCATGATGCCAAAATTACAACACAAAGTCCAACTTAAAAAAGGCTTTGAAAGAAAAGAAGGCGACAATGCCACTTGGTACATTCAACAAATTTATTCGAAATAAGTTTGACACAATAAACAAAATACTTTAATCTACTATCATATGACAAATACATTAGAAGACAAATACCCAACTCTCGCAGTCGGGCTTGCAATGTCCAAAGCAGAAGGAAACTTAAAGTTTCTTGCTCAAGCTGAGATGTCAACCTTTACACAAGGGGAAGCCGTACTTGATGCGTTGCACGCATTACAGCAAGCACGCAAGGCATACGCTGAAGTCACAAAAGAGTTGAGTGAATTAAGAGACGGCTTAAAATAATGCTTGACATAATCATTCTGTCTGTCATAATAGGAATCATAACAACAATAAAAGAATCATGCGAAAAGTAACACAACAAATTAAACAAGCATTTGAACGCGGCGAAGCTAAGACGATTGGCAACACCACCACAGACGGCAACACCGTTTGGTTGCATGGTAACGCGATTGTCAAGCGTGACGCTGACGGCTTGGTTAGATGGTCGCTTGCAGGATGGAACACACCCACCACACGCGAACGCGTCAACGGCATAGCTAATGCAGATGTTTGCCAATTCAAATTCGAGCCTATACTAAACGGGCAAGTCATTGACTCATCCGATTGGTTCGCATCGCCTAATTCATTGCCCGATCCTCTTGTGTTCTAAGTAGCACAGAGTCAACGACTTAGGGCAAATCGCCCTAGGCTTTTTTGCGTAACTCATTGAATACCAACAGCTTACAACAAAATGAAAAAAAAGTTAAAAAAAATGAAAATAATACTTGACTTTTGCCGTTTTGTCTGATACATTGTATATATGATTAAGAATAATAAAATACAAGTTCGCATTAAAGAATGGTCAACCCATTGGTCAGTTAAGATCTTTGATCAAGGCACCGACTCACAAGGCAATGATCGCCCACGAGTTCGCACGGCATCAAGCCAATCACATCTTAACAAGATCATGAGAGACGAAGGATTTAATCAATTCCGTTTTAATGTTGTCTTTCAATAATAAGAAAAAAAAGTAAAATAAAGCTTGACTTTCAACCAAAACTAGATTAGATTATATATATGATTAAGAATAAAACATTCATTGCAAGCGTTCATGTCTCTTCCCTCGATGGTGAAGCAATTTCCTTATGGAATAGTAATACCAAGTCATACATCGACATTGACAAGACACATCATGCAATCACTATCGAAGCTGAAGATAAGCATGAAGTCAGAAGAAAAGTTGCTCGCATGATTCGCACACTTCAACCGAAATTGCAATTCCAAACAAGCATTCAACGCAAAGATGGCGATAATGCACAATACTACATCCAAGAAATAAGAGAGAAGAAATAAACTTTTCTCTTGACTCGATCACAAAAATTTGCTTTAATAATAAAATGATAAATGTATTCAGACACCCGAATTTTGCTAATTGGTTTAATGTCGTCTTTAATGGCGAGCTAATTGACGGAGCGAGAACGCACGCACAAGCTCTTGAAATAGCCAAGGAATTAAGCGTAAAGTACAGTTCGCCGATTCTTTCTTCTAAGTAACTGAAGGTCAACGACTTAGGGTAAATCGCCCTAGCCGGTTTTGCATAACTCCTTGATAGTCAGCGACTTACAACAAAAGTAAAAATAATTAATCTTTTTTTAAAAAACGCTTGACTTTGCTCCATTTTCTGATACATTGTATATATAACATTAAATTAATATAACAAAAATAAATTATGAATTACGACATCTTGCTTCTTTTAACTTTTATTCCTGCTTTCTTCTTTATGTATAAATCTATGGCAGAAAAGAAAATTGATCTTTTTTCAGATGTGAGTAAAGAAAAGCTTGACACAAAATAAAATTACTATAATATAAAAATTATAAATCAAATTGCTAAAAATAAAAAATATGAAAATTAAAATATCTGAAGCTTGGAATAAACATCATGGAAAAAACTCTGTAAAGAGTAACAGAACAGATCTCGATCTCGGAGATATGCTTAAAATCTCAGAGCAAGCACAAGTCAAGTCAGAGCTTGAGGGAATCGAAAAGCTAGAAAAGATGATCGAAGCAAAAAAGAAAGAGATTGCAAACATCAAAGAAAAATACAAAAGAATAAGAAACAAAATCGCCCACGATCCGAAAGTGAAAATGTTAACAGACAGAGAGGAAAGAAACTGCTTTCATCAATCAATTTCAAATCTTGGAGTAAGAAAAAAGAGTCTTGGATGCTCGCTCGATCAATTCAGAATATTCTTAGATGTTCAACTCGAAGACGGCAAGTCTTGGTCTAATTGGACAAATAAAAATGTAGACAACGCTTGGAACATTGACCACATACAAGAGCGACAAAGTGGCGGGGGCAATCATTGGTCAAACTTCGTACCTCGTGACAGAAAAGAAAATCTTAACAAGGGTAAACTTGAAAGTGCATTCAATCATTTCTTGAAATAATTCGCATTCACACTTGACAGAAACAAAAAAATAGATTAGATTAAATACATATGACAGAAACATTACTACAAGAAAAAAGAAGGCTTCAAGCCATCATTGACGACAATAACGACGATGCAGAAAATGGATCTACCTCAGCTAAAATGTGCGTGATCTCAGCTCAAGCAGATCTCGACAGAATTGCTCAGAGTGAGCTTGCTGAGTTCGTCGCCCACACTCCACTACCTGACCCTCTCATCATAGTTGACTAGCGTAAAGCGTTAGTAATCAACAACTTAGGGTAAACCGCCCTCCGGAGTTTTCCGTAACTCGTTGAAAGATAACGACTTACAACAAAATCAATACAGATTCCGTGCCAACTTTGCAAGAAAATAGCAGTCGAATTGTGCAAAAACATAGTTGAAAGGTAAGTGAGAATAAATTTGACAAACCCCTTTTTATGTGTTACCTTGTAGGTATATGATTAAGACAAAAGAAACAATAATAAAAGAAATCGACTTCGGAACTAAGCTCGCACAAATGGAGGGAGCGATCGACTTTCTTCATTATATGCAAACAGAAAAAAAAGATTCCGACAGAACTTTGACCGAAGAAATGACCACCAAAGGACTTCTCGAAAAGGTTCAAGAGCTTAGAAAAATATTCAAAGAATTACAAAAATAATTCACTTTGTGCTTGCAATTTACGAAAAAATAGATTAAATTAAATACATATGATTAAGAAAATTAAATTCAAAAAAGGCGATGTTCTCATCTCACGAGATAATAAAGTCTTTCAATTTATTCAAGCTACCAAGCACGACACGCTTGGAATTATCGCAATGGTTCGCCCATACAGAACCAATCGCAAGGTTGGCATCCGATTTGAGGATGTAAAAATTCATCCACTTTTTGCAAAATAAGTTTGACAAACTCACATAATTAATCCATAATACTAAAATATGAATAACATTGATCTCATTCGCCAAGCAATCGAAAACGCAAAAGATGCACCTGTTTCTAAAGGTTTGTCTAGCTTCATTCAAGACATGAAAGCCGAAATTATGGCTGAGGAGTTGGTCGTTGAGCATGGCTTGCTCGAAGCAACTCAAAGAGATGTCGAGGATGAGGTTTCAGAATTGGCTTCATCCGAAGACAAAGCCGAAGAAGATGATGACTTCGACAATGACGAAAACCTCCACGATATGGAGTCAGTCAGTCCATCTATGCGAGCAATCTTTGAAGATTGATCTCGACAAGTCGCCCTCAATATGGTATAATAATAGCATGAACAAAGCAATAACAGAAAAAATTGATACATTAATCAGCACGCTTCAAGCGTTGACAATTCAAAGAGTCAATGCCTTGAGACTCGGCAAGCAAGAAGAAGCAAGCCAAATTCAAGCCGTGCAAATTGATATTGACAATAAAATTCAAGAGTTAGAAAGGTCAATGTCCTAGTGGATTTGTTAACAATTATGATTATCGCATCGTTAATTGGAATTTTTAGAGGCTTAACTGATTGTGCCTTTTAATTGCACAATCCCTTTATAGGGCAAGAGAAAAGTTTAGTTTTTCCTAAGTTGTTGCAAGTCAATGACTTAGGGAAAGCCGCCCAAGGCTTTTTTTCGTAAGTCCTTAATTACAAGTGACTTACAACAGAATGAAAAAAAAGTTTGACAAAGCTGTACGATTTTGATAGATTACAATTATGGAAAATAATGATTCACTCACTCGCCTCTCTCACGCCAACGGCATCACCGATGTCGATCTTGACGAGCGTCAAGCAATCCTTGGCCAGCTTGTTCAAGACGAGCTGGAGGAGTCTGATCGTCAGGCTCTAAAACAATTCTCTGAAAATGAGGATATAGACTGGGGCTACCACGACCAATACGACTTTTAACATAAGTCGTTAAACATCAAGGGCTTAGGGAAAACCATCCTAGGCCTTTTTTCGCAAGTCGTTGATACTCAACACATTCGGATTTCTTAGTTCAAATCATTATTTATGTATTTGTATTTGTTGTTTAAATATTTGGTATTTGCAACTTTACCGTTCGTTTGGTCAATTCAATTGTATAAGGTGAATGTTCAGTTACTCGATCAAGATCTGATTCGAGGTTACGAATGGCGTTGACAATATAGTCGAGCGTGCCAACGATTCCGGCGGGCTCTCCGTTTTTAAGTATTTGGTAACTAGTCATTTTTTTGTTTATCTTGTTTTGTTTTCTGCAAAAGCTTTTCGTGTTGCACTCCATCTTGTTGAAATTGACTCATCAACTTAGAAACTTGCATTCTATCCTGCCAACCAAGAACATCGTCAAAAGGTTGCAACGGAACAAAATCTCCACGCTGATTGAATACTGCGACTTCGTAAGTGTTTGGGTGATCTCCATAAAAACAAGTTCCACCTTCTACATTGGATACAACGCTAATAGCGTAACCATTATCGAAAGTTATACTTGCTTGGACTCCCAAATCTTTTGCACTAGAGTGAGGTTGAAAGTTCAAATCATCAAAGGTCTTCATGGTAGATATATATTGGATTATTGTTGTGTGTGAGTGTTGCGTGTTTTACGAATGTTTTACTTGAGATGTTCTTCTCGAATGTTGCTTGCGAGATAAAGACATCGGTCTGCTCGGTCTTCTTCTCTGCTTTAATAAGGACAACGCATCCGTCTTTGCTTTTGGTAATTAGATGTTTTTCTTTGTTCATTTAGTTTCTGTAATGAGATGAGTCTTGCGATTCTGTGAGAGTTTCGTAAGCGTGAGCTTTTTGAGCGATGCACTTTAACGCACTACCAACTACATTTAACATTGAAAGTTGATCATTGTCAAGCATATTCTTGTCGGTCATAGGCTCGATCATATTGTCATGGATGAATGCCATAACTAATTCGTTTGCTTCGAGCGAGTCAACATCTTGGACTTGCAAGTGGTTTGGGTCGTTAAGATACATAAGTCAATTTGGTTTTGTGTTTTAGTTTTCTGTCAAGAATTTTGTTTTTCATCTTGAAAGGGCGAGCTTTTGTAAAGAGAATGGATTGTCTTATCTTAATTTTTTTCGCTTTCATAATTAATAGTATGACAGAATTTTTTGTGAAGTCAAGTGTTTTTTTAGTGAATAATAAAATGATACCAAACACGGAGGGAGTCGAACCCACAAGAGTATAATTAGGACTGCAATCCGCACCTCTCTTAATCACCACTAATTTGCAGATTAGTTTGATCGTGTTGGTAAGTATTAGTATGTCAGAATCTCAAACTAAGTCAACCCCTAAATGCAAAAAAAATGAAAATAGTTGCAAGCTCTTGATGCTCAATGACTTGCGCGAAAACGCCCAGGGCTTTTTGCCCTAACTAGTTCATAGCCAACAGTTTATGACATCTGCATAAATACATAATAAAATGTATGCACTAAAGGTTAATAAAATTGATGTAAATAATAATGCTTTAATCATTTTAATATCCTAACCATTCCAATACTTTTTGTGCATTATACTCTTCTTTGTCGCCCATGTCCAAAATAAATTGATGAATATCTTGGCAACCATGTTTTGAGAGTTCCTCAAACGCTCTTGTTTGGCTAATCATTAAATCTTCGGCTGAATCGTAATATGTTTCACTCATGAGTTTATCCCTTCCTTTACAAATCCTGTACTATCCTTTTTTGCCATACCTTTCTCGATAAGACCAACGACCACACCTTGCTTGTCTAAAAAGCGAAGGTCATTATCATCGCCATTGATAACTTCAAAACCTTGCCAAGTTTTAGGTAATTGATTGCGAAACACTACGGCAACATTGCCACCCATGCCCAAAACCATTTTGCCAAGTTTCTGATTGGTTTCGGAAAGTGAGAAAGTTAAATGGTAGTTACTTGGCAATTCTCCATGAATAAATTGTTTCATCCGTTCAAATGACTTTGTATAGTCATAAAATTGAATTGACGGAAACTTATCAAAGATTGACTTTGGCTGATCTTCGCTGAAGAAAACAGATTCCCAAGCGATGTCGCTTGTAAGGTTAAGTCTGAAGACGGACTTCATTCCTTTCTTTGTAGATGTCTTAATTGAATTAGAAATTTCCTTTGATAACTTTGCAAGAAAATCCAACTGCTGAGTAAAAAACAATTTTGTCTTTGCTATGCGAGACTTTTGGATTGAGTCCATGCGACCACGACCAGCAGTGTTAAGGCAAGAAGCAGTGCAACCTTTACTTCGCCAACGACAAACTTCGAAGCCCGAAAGTTGAGCAGGAGCGAGGTGAATTCCTTTAGTTGTATAGCCTAGCTTTTCGCCTTTGACTATCTTTGCGTTTCCTTGAGTGAGTAGTGTTGTCTTAATCATGTATTCCATTATGACAGAATAAGGTGTGAAGTCAACCCCTAAATGCAAAAAAAGTAAAAAAAGTTTTGTTGCGGATGTCGTTGATACGCAAAGGCTTACGAAAAAAAGCCTAGGCCCGTTTTCCATAACTGCCTGGCCTGCAACGACTTACGAAACAATAATTCAAGATGCAAAAAAGCCTCCCCGAAGGGAGGCTTGAGCCTACTCGTTTCCGAGCTTGCGATTAACCAACTGACCTCTTAAAAGATTTGTTAGCACAAGTCGCACGAAGAACATGGCGACGATTAACTCGACGATTTGCTCCATTCATGTCCGAAAACATAACATGACGAGAAGTCACGCTATTGACTTTAGCAGAGAAGACCTTGCGTTGCTCACCTTGCTTGACAAGAAGAGAAACGAAACGACCTTTGAGACTATCAACTACATTTTTGAGTTTTGCTTGATTTTTCATAATTTTAATTTTTGTTAGGTTTGTGTTTTGGTTTTGATTAAGAATGATTACTTTACAAGTGCGACTTCGGAGTCAAGAACACCATGCAATGCGAGAGAACGATTTGGTAAGGCATGAACTCCACCTTTAAGGACATGAGTAAAGCCGTTATACAATGAGTGCATATTCCGAGCAGAAAAGTCATCATGTTCGGGTTTGTGCCATTGCTCAACTACATCAGCGATTTTGCCCTTGCTGATAGCACCATTTTGAAAAGCACGGATAACAAGGTCATGGGCTTGCTCGTTGCCAAGTTCGTACTCTTTGTACGCTTCGATGCGTTTCTCATCGCTTGCCCATGTCTCAGTCATCTTGCCGAGAGTGCGAGCGATAACTTGAGACAAGTCAGTCAAAATGTTTTTTGTGTGCCGTCTTGCAAGAGTCACTTCGTTAGTGAAGATAAGGTTGGAGCAAACAAATGGAGCATTGCCCATGCACAAACCTGCTGGAAAGCATTTGTCGTGTGAGTTGCGAAGACCAAGGACTGTGCCACGATCATCAGCATCAGAACCCGTGTTCTTGACATGGAAGAGACCGAAGTAACGCTGACCGAATCTGTGAAGAGAATGGTAAGTGTCAACAATTTCCCAACCATTGTCTTGAATTTGGTTTTGCACACGATCAACAAGGAACGCATGACCGATTGGTTGCCAAGACTCAGTCTTTTCGGGAGTCTGTACGGACTTTACTTCGCTAAAGTCAATTCTTTTTGTGCCACATACGGAGAGATCAATTTTTTTATTCATAATTTTTAGTGTTGGTTTATCGTCTTTGATGGGTTAATTATACTAAAGTTTTTGGTTTTTGTCAAGCTTTTTTTTCTTCGATTAAGTTTTTTTTGTTTCGACTAATTTTTTTTAAGTTCAGTTATCTCGCTTATGTATACAAGTATGACAGAAAATGATGTAATGTCAACCCTTTTTTTTCATAAAAATAAAGATTGTCGTAAGTTTCTTAGTATCAATGAGTTAGGGCAAACCGGCCAGGGCGATTTTTTGCAAGTCGTTGTATAGCAAAGGCTAAGGCGAGCTTGGATTTACCAAGCCCGCCCCTTTAACTATACCCTTTTTTCGAGAGAGTAAAGTTCACCAAGAAGAAGGTTGTGAGCCAATTTCTTAGCAAACAATTCTTCTCCCCTCAAGCCTCGCAATTCAGCTTGAGCCAAAGCGTAGCCCATATTGCGAACTTTATTCCTAAGGTTTTCAATTCGAGAATTTCGCATATCTTATCCTTGGTTAGGTTGTGAATAGTGGTTGTAAGATTGTTCTGCTTCTTGGGCAGAGTCAAAACTTACTGCGATTAAATCCCTTGAGTCATAAGGATGCCAAGGCGTGGCAGACTCTTCAAAGTACAATTCCCATTGCTCTGAATCTTGGTTGAAACTTGGTTTGTCAAGAGGTTGTCCCTCGCATACTGCATCAATATATTCGTTCATCCTTATCCCTCCATGTGGTTGAGTAATTGGTCAAGAACAGATTGCTTGTTGCCCTTGAATCCGAATTCAGATTTTACAATCGAGTAGCAACTTCTACCTCTCGACATCTTTAGTCCATTCATTTCCAATTTTATTCCTCTTGCGAGAGTCCTTAATCGGAATGCGTTAATTTGTTGTGGTGTTTCTAGTGTCATGCTCATAATGTATAGTTTGTCAGATTTTCAGCAAAAGTCAAGCCTTAATACCAAGAAGAGTAAAAAATTCTGTGCTTTTTCTCAAGCATTTTTCTTGCTTCTTTGATGAATGTCAAGTCAGATTCTTTGTACCAATAATCGTTATCGGCATGAGGTTCGTCATTTTCGTCAGTCCAAAAATAAGAATCTGAACCAAAAAAGAATCCATCTGTTTCGGGAAGTTCAAAGTTAAGAATTGCTTCCTCAAGAGAATCAATGTCTTCAGATGTGAGTGGTAATACTGCACAATTAAAATCACCATCTTCATTTGCGTTTGGACAACCTTTGCTTTGCCAAAGGTCTTCCATCCAACCTTGCAAGCGATTGTGTTTTCTCCACTCGCCAATTTGAATATCATCATCCGAGTTGCGTTTGCGTGGTGGTCGTGCGTATGCGTATTGATCTAATCCCATGATTTTTTCCTTGTGTTTATAGTTGTGCTGATTGAAATGAAGACTCTATTCTAAGCTCATTTTGCAATGATGTCAAACTTAAAATGATGTCTTCTAAAACTTCTTCGGCTGATTGAAATGTACTTCCAAGTGGAAACTTTTCGGGGTGACGCTCGTTCTGTTCCAAGCAAACCTTGGACATTGGATCTGCGTATGCCATTTCTCCTCGAACGATGCTTAAAATGTTTTCTCTAATTTTTGCTTGCGTCATAATTACTTGCTCCAATCTACTTCATCTAGTTGAACTTCTCCCATTCCGAAGATTAACTCGAAAATCACCATTAACTCTGTCGGACTTAAATAGTCAAATTGGTCAATGATCTCTTTTTTGATGCTTGTTTTGGTCATTTGTGTTTCATTCATAATACTGCTAATACTTGTTTGGGTTCTAATCTTACGGCAATAGCATAGTCTACCATTTGTTCCGTGTCCTTGTCAACAAAATTCTCATACTTATATGGGTTGTATGAAACAGGTCGTGCGGTGGGATGAGATTCTCTCCAATCACCCATTTGCCAATTCTCTATATAACCCTCGATTCCTGCATGAACATTTTTACGCTGTTCTTTTAAAACTCTTTCTCGCCCACTCTTGCTAACCTTGAAGGTGCAACTATGCATTGCCAATAATTTAGTGTGAGCCTTGACCAATCCGTTTTGCTTGATGCTCCAACATTTTTTGTGAAGATTTTTGTAAACAAAAACAGGACTGCCAAAGTCAATCTTATATCTTTTTTCGTTAGGCTTAGTCTTAATCATGTATATAAGTATGACAGGTTTTTACCGCAAGTCAACCTTTTTTTTCATTTAATTGAATATAGTTGTAAGTTGTTGAGCTCCAAAGACTTACGTAAAAAAGCCTAGGCGGATTTTCCGCAACTTGTTGATATACAACGACTTATGTAAATTATAATTTTATTCTTTTTTTTCTGAATTTATTTTATTTTATTTTCTTTATTTATTTAGATTGTTATTTGTTCCCCCCTTATTTGTAATATATATAATTGGTATTTGGTTGTGTTATTTGGACAAGGGAATATTTGCTTTGGGTTTTAATAGTCTTCGTTTTTGTGTTCGATTACTGCGCGGATGAGGCCTAGGATTACTGAGACGACAATAATTAAAGTCGGATCCACTATGCTGTGCCAGAATACTTCTTCCAGATTTCCAAATCAAGATCAGTCACTGACTTACCTAGTTGTCGAGCAATACTCTTAAAGATGTTCGCGAAATAATAGTATGTATTCTCATTAGTTGGCGTGCTCTTTGGGGCGTCGCCATATCCTTGGTCGCGAAGGAACCTTAAGATATGTGTGTCGAGCATTGGTTCGTCAAAGTCTTCGCGACTATGAGAAAGAAAGAATCTTGCTGTTTTGAGCCCGATGCCAGCAACCTGTAGTAAACGGTTAAGAGTAACGGTTTGAAGGTCTTGAATCTTTGATACAGCAACATAAGAGTTATATCTTTGCTTGTATGGACTAAGCTTTGCCCAATGCATGATCTCTTGCAGCCGGCCCAATTTAATCAATTTTCTTATACAATTAAGTGGAGTAGTTTCTTTTGTTATATCTTTTGCTCTTTCAATAAACACTTCTAATTTAGGTGCTTCAATTGAGCTTTTCTTTCCTGCTACATTAATACAAAATAAGATAAATTCTTCTAATTCGTATTGTGTTCTATTATAGTTTGTTACTTCTGCTGGATTAATCATATGTTTTTTTGTTTATGGTTATTGTGCAATGTGGAGTGTTGTGCGAAGATTGTCGCATTCTTTACTCGAGAAAAATACTTCTCTGCAATAGTCGACATCTCTTTCTTCTACATCTTCGATGCGTTGAATTGCACGCCAAACAGGCATGCGTTCTCTTTGCATTCCGCCCCATTTGATTACTACTCTCATGTGTGGAAAGTGTTCGTTGAGTTCGGCGAGTTGTGGTTTGGTTATATATCCGTAGTTCGCGAGAATGTTTTTTAATGTGTTCATGAGTACTAGTATGACAGATTTCGAATCATTGTCAAACAAAAAAACCTACCCAAGGAATAAACCTTGAGTAGGCTAGAATGCATGATTAAGAAAATGGTGTGGGGAAGGACTACTGTATACCTCCAATTTTTCGGCGTGAACATCAGTTCATTGTGTACCTACTTCAAACTACAGACTAGACATGGTATTGTCATTTGGCTCATTCGATTGAACTCTACCAACCCTACCACAGGGATCTGCATACTTTAGCCCGCTCACGACAGGCTTATTCGGTCACCCACAGGATGTCTCCGTCGAGAACATCCAAAGTTAAAACAAATTGAAATGAGAATGTAAACTCTGATCTACAGAATGACTTATTAAACTCCAACTTGTTTTTAAAATGTAAAAGATCAATTATTTTATTTGATTGAGTTTATTTCTCAATTGTTATACGAGTATTATACTATATATTTGATTAAAAGTCAAGCACTTTTTTATATATTTGTAATTTTATTATTTGCTACTCTATTTATTCTTAATAGGTCTTGTTGTATTTGGTTAATATATTTGTATGTATTATTTGCATCAATTATTTTATTGTTTGGATATTGTGTGCAATGATAAAGATCAGCAATAAATTCATTTAGCTTGGCGAGTTTAACATACACATATTCTTTTTCAGTTAGCTCGTTGCGAAGTTCTTGTTCTGTGGCGAACATCGAGGCTTTTGGGGATAGTGACTCGATCATTAAATGAAAATTCCTTTCAATCTTAATCTTGCTCGGCTTGCTTCGACTCGTGCAATGCGAACTGCATCTGCTTTTTGAGATAGTTTGGTGGAATAGTATATACTATCCTCGGCAACTGATCCATAATTTGCAAACTTACCTTGCTTGTTCGCAGGTGTGTGTTTACCACTTTTAATATCTGCCATTACTTGGCTCGCTCTCGCATTTTTCGCAATACTCATAATTTTATCTTTTTTTAGTTGTAGTTAAGTTGAACACGGACGACATTTATGCCATCTTCTTCATCAAGATCAGCAATATCACATCCATTAAACTTGCCGAATGCACTAATAACATTCTCTTCGTCAAAAGGATTGGCGACAAAGGAACATAAATCATTTCCGTAATAATCTTCAATTTGTATTTTTATCATAATTTTTAAGCAATAATTTGTTTTATGTATTCTAGTATATCAGAATGTAATTTATTGTCAAGTCTTTTTTTTTAAGAAACGAATCCGTATGTTGGAAGATCAAATTCATGATCGAACATTCCTACTTCATCCCATCCATAAAGAATCAATGCTTGATCGAGATCATCTTTCATTAAATGCTTTCTGTCAATAACTGCGAGTTCACTACCTTTTGGAATCATGCCGTCAACATTTTTTATGTCGATTTCTTGAAATGTCATAGCACTTTTCCTCCGACTCTATAGACAGACCATTGTTCTTGTCCTTGATAAGAAATGTATTGATTATCATTCTCTGCCCAATCAACTGCACCTTGTAGTGAACGAAAATAAAGAGGCGATTCGCTCGGACTCGCATCATCTACTAACATATATACTCCCTCTGCGAGATCGCATGTACTGACATTCTTTTCTTTTTTAGCTTGAGCTTGCCACTCAAGATATTCTAGTTGTTCTTCGCAATAATTCATAACCCTAAGTATATCAGATTAGGATTTGTTGTCAAGCCTTTTTTTGTTGAATTTACTTTTTCCTCCGAATGCTCCTGTTGGAGTAGCTTGTCCGCCCTTTGAGCCGAACATCCCTTTTCCACTTTTCTTTTTTCCAACTAAGTATTTATTTGAGTTTATTTGATTCATAATTTTGTATAATTAATGTTATTTAAATTGTATTGTTTTGCTTTTTATATCAAGCATTTGTATTGTTTATTTAGTATATTGTATTGTATAAGAGTAAATACTATAATAATGCATTTTATATCATGCAAAAATTTGTTTATTTATTTCTTAATATTTGAGCAATCAACATTAGTGTTTTATTTAAATCAGATAATTCTTTTCTTACATCATCTGTATATCCATTTGAGATAGATATTTGGTCTTTTATCTTTTGCAATTCTTTTGTTATTTCGTCCATGATTAATAGTATGGCAGAATATTTGGCGATTGTCAAGCCTTTTTTTAAAAAAAATCAAATGGCGGGATAGACGAGACTCGAACTCGCGACCTTCTGCGTGACAGGCAGACACTCTAACCAACTGAGCTACTACCCCGATTATTTGATAAAAATATTTGTATAATTAAGTGGCGGAGAAAGAGGGATTCGAACCCTCGGAAGAGCGTTAAACCCTTCAGCAGTTTAGCAAACTACCGCATTCGACCACTCTGCCATTTCTCCTCGAAATAACATTACACTTTATTTGTCGTAAATATTTGTACAATTAAATTCGGGCGAGTCAGTCCACATTCCTTTGGCATATTTGCCGTCATTTGTTTTGAGATTGATTGTTGCGTACAAGTGTTCAAGCATTGCCTTGTCATCTTCGCTTTCTTTATTTGATGTTTTATTTTTTGCAATTATTTTATTTATATCATCTAATATATGATCTATTTCTCTTCTTATGTGCATTACTTATTATTGTTTTTTAATTTTATTAAATATTCTTTTAAATTAGTCGCTTCTATATATGCTCTATCTATATTATCATTCTCTACATGAAATCCGATACTCTCATTACTTGTAATAACATTCTCTGTTTCTTCATCATTAAAACAAGAAATATTTTGTTCAATTAATTGTATTATTTCATATGATAATTGTAATACATCTTCATCAGTATATTTATTTGCCATTGTTTACTATATTATTTAATAATTGTAATGTATATTTGGCTTCCCATAATGCTTTTTGTTGCAATGCTTTTGTGGCAGATACCGAATTGACAACCTCCTCGCCTAACTGCATATAAAAATTCATGCTATTATTGCAGAGATTTATGGTTTCGGCATCATCAGTTGATAGCTTTCCTATCTTGCTATTGAATATTTCTATTATTTCGGCACTTATCTTTTGTAATTCATCCATTTTTTTATGCAATTAAGTATATTTATTTATTATTTTATTTATTTTCTAGTGGTGGAACATCAATATCTTGCTTGTTATGTAAGCTAGACTCTGTTACATCCATGCTTTCTTCTAATTTACAACATTCTTTCTCTAAATCTTGCTTTATTTGTTGTGTTGGGGCAGTTTTCATTGCCTCTTTATACAAATTTAGCATTTTATCTTTGCTCATTGGCGGTGGACTATTAGTTTTCTCATTCATAATATACTATATACTATACAATATAATAAAAGACAAGTCAAGAATAAATGTAAATAATTATAAAATTTTGTAAATAATTGAAAGATAATGACTTATTATATTAATCTTTGTAAAGAGTTGGAAATCCATGAGAATTACGCTTGATTGATTGCTTTCTTGGCGAGTTGCTCGACTTGATCCTCTTGATCCGCACAACTTGATAAAATATTTTGTTCAATAAACCTCTCATTATCAGCACTAATTTTATTAATTTTTTCATGTAATTGCGTTATTTTATTTATTATTTCTTGTATTGTATTAATTTCTTCATCATTTGAAAGACAATCTTCGACCAATTTCTTTAAACAATAATCTAATGTAGAATAATATCCAATCAAATGCCACTTATATTGTACATTATTTGATGAATTATTTTGTGCGATTGGCTCGCTACCACTCTTGCCGTTCCTTCCATATGGATTTTTTGCTTGTTGTTTTTCTTTTTTTACTTCAACACACAAGTTTAAACTATCATATCTTCTAATTCTATAATTATTTATTTGTATTTGCATTATTTTTCTTTTGTTATTAAGTTATAATCGAATGTTTTATTTTATATATTTAAGTCGGGCAACCCACTATCACCCATTTTACCCCACATTTTAATAATTTTATTTATATTTTTATTTTATATTTTAATCTATTATATACTATACTAATATTCTTATTATATTGTATTGTTTTACTTATATAGAATGGTATATGGTGTTATAGTATATGGGGATGATTAATAGGGTATCTTACGAGGTTTCTATGAGGCATTCCTTGGTATGCTTGTTTATAGTTGTTTGATATGTTGGCTTATATGTAACATATATGTTTTTTATATGTTTACTCATAGTTTCTAAAACCTATTGCATAAGGAAACCTTGGAATTCCATCGGGAGTAAGTTGGAAATACTTAATGGTTGCTAACTGACCAATATAATCTTTGCGATTATCATAGATTTCTTTGAGGTATTCAAATGAACCTTTAATATTAGAATTGAATGTGGTATTTGTTTTCGGACAATAACACACTAAATGTTTTGCAGTTCCACTACGATTGCCATTTCCAATATTAATATCTACAACTTTATATTCTGCATCAATAAATTCTTTTCTTTTTAATAATGATGTACTTCTTTTGTTATCATATTTAGATAGTGATTTGCGAACCATTTGTCCTTCGTATCCTTGTTCAAGATATTGTTCATACAAATTATTTAGATTGCCGAGAGAGTATACTTCATTTGTTTCAACTAATATAATATGTTTGTTTGTCATTAGTTTAGCTTTTAGTTCATCCATTCTAAAGTCAAATGATTGATTTTCATTTACAACATCATTGATCTTTGGTGCATCATATACATGATATTGAATAGTATCTTCTGCTTCTGCGAGTCGTTCTTGATATTCAGTTTGCTTTTTGGCAAATGCTTTATCAGTCATACTTGCTGACTTGGTTGGTCTTTGCTTGCGAACAAGTGATGTAATCTTGTTGAAGTTTTCACGCAGATCATGGTTGTATAGTTCACCATCGAGAATAGCGTTTGGATGAGCGAGAAAGAACCCATTTAGGCTTTTAAGGATATGAGGTATGCACTCTATCTCTTTACCATTGCGAGTTCGTCCTACGAGTTCTCCATCTTCTTTGCGAACAACACAACGAATGCCATCTAGCTTTGGTTGCGAAAAATGAGGATACTTACCAACCAATTCGTCTTGGCGATCTTTAAAGTTGTGTGCAAGCATTGGCTCATAAAACTTTTTTTTCTGTGCATCTATCTCGTTGAGAGCATATCCACTATCCAATTTCTTTTGAAATTTAGCTTGAGCTTGCAATTCTGCTTGACCTTCGGGAGTTGTTTCGTTACTTCGCCCAACATTCTTGGCGATTGTGGTTGTGGCTTTATCTTGGGTCTTCTTGCCCTCAACCAAGCCTTTAACTGCATAAAAGGATGCACCATCGATGTGCATCGTCCACTCACGCAATTTTCCTTTAGTATCTATCTTGTATAATGTCTGCAATGTTTTCGTCATGGTTATAATAATACGAAATTTTTAGCTTGATGTCAAGCATTTAAATTAGTTTTTGTAAGATTTTTAATTCTTTGATTCCCAAGTGTTTAGATAAATACAAGCAAAAATCTATTAAATTAGCCCGATTTGAAAATACAATGTCATATCGAATATAGTCTGCGACTTGAGCATATTGTCCATCTTGCCAACGCTCTGTTAATTGTAAAAATAAATTACTTTGATTGTCTTCTGCGATCTTGGGCATTGCGAACCTTTTGAGTGACCATTACATTCGGCATATCAATGTGTGGCACAAGAGGCTTTGCACCCGAATGCGAAACCTTTTTTGAGACTTCATGTAATTTTGCACTTTGTTCTTTTGAAGTATTTCTTCTTGTTGTTGCTTTTTTGCTCATGTTATTTTATAGTTTTTTTTGTTTAATTAGCTTTGGTTGTTTGTAGATGATCCCAAGGAAATCCTTCAATTTGATCTAAAATTTCGTTCAGACAACTTAATTCTGAAATGTATGCTTGTTCTTCCTCTTGGCAAAGTGTGTGTGCGTTTGCACAAAATTCCATACGCTCGTATATTTTATTTATTATTTCTTGCATTTATTTTTTTCTCCATATAGTTTGTTTTAATGAAAGTTTGATTGTTTTGAAATTCAAGTAAACATGATTTAATGTATTTAAATAATTTATGTTTTTATTTAAGTAGGTAATCATGTTCTTCTCTGTATGAAAGTTTATTTGTTTGTCTTCTTCGTTATCCTTGTATGAAATGTTATACTTCAAAATGGAATCTCGTCTCTTGGGTCTTGTTTGAAACTTCTAATATCTTTCTTTTTCTTCATCTTCTGTGCGAATGTTCGCTCGTTATGTTTAATATAGCACTTATCGCCATTCTCGTCAAGTTTATTATACGCAATCGCAAAACCTAAAGATTTAAGTGATTCAAGATCAACCTCATCAAGACTTTTCTTGCGAGTCATATTGTTAATTGCTTGTGCGTGAACAGAAGTAACTACATAAAGAGGTTCGCTTCTATTGCTTAAAATTTTATGTTCAACTAAGATTTCGTCTTTCATTTTGATCCGCCATTTATATCTTTAAGGTAATTTTCTCTAGCTTGATTTCTTTTAGCTTCATTAATTTCTTCTTGCAATAAAGTATTGATTCTGTCCATGTCTTCAATATAAATTTCTTCGTAATGCTTTTCTATTACATTTGCAATTTCTTCTGTGCAGTTGTAGAATCTTTCCATTGTCTTATCGTGATCTTCTTTTTGAATCGGCAAATCTGAACTTTGCCTAATACAACCTTCTATTATTGAGTAATCGCACATTTTTCTTTATTCATTAAATTTTTAATTTGTTCTTTAGTTTCGTTCCAATGTTTATCTGTATCTTGAGTTATTCTTATTATGCTATAATTATACCATACATCACATATCTTGTCAATGTTTTTATCATCGGCTTTTACTTTAAAATGATTCCAATTTTTTTCTCCATCAATTATTTCTTGTTCAATCCATTCAGAGGGGAAACCAAAAGGAAAATACATTAAATTATAATCTAACGCAAATTTTTGTGCAACTGAAACAAAACTTCCCTCTGTTTTATGGCATTCATAATAGTTTGAATCATCGCCCCAAGACTCGTAAACGCTGATATAGAATTGAAAACTATCTTTTATTGCAACATCTTCTTGTTGCCATTTTTGTAACTCTTCATCACCATGCTCAATTAATTGAACGCTATATTCTTTGCCATACCATTTCATGTGAGACATAATCTTGTTGCTAGAATAAACTAAATTTTGAAACTTCCAAAGAAGTTCATTATTCGATTCTTTGGTCTGACTTGTTCTTCTAAAACTTACTGATAATCCTTCGCCACTCATCTTTTATTGTTTGCAAATTTTTTTTGTCATAATTAAACTCTAAAGCAAATTCTAGTTCTTGTCAAGCCTTTTATTTTCTAATATAGAAATCAATTATGAATGCGAGCATAATACAACAAATAAATATTGTCGATAAAGTTAAATCATTCATTTGAATATTTTTTAATTTCGTTATTTTTTAAGTTTAATTCTCTTTCTATTTCCTTGGAAACATTTTCACTAACAGATATTTCGTGATCTTTTGAAAGGGAATCTAATAATTCTACTAAATTTTCTCCCATTTTATTTCGATTCTCTTCACCGATAAGAAAAATATTGTCAGAACTTACAAGACTAAGATCATCAAACTTTACAATGATACCATATACTGCATCTGAGCTTCCCCTTAGTCCTAATTTTATTTTCATATTTTAAATATTTGCACGGAGAGTATCCGTGACTAACTCCAATATAGTAGTAATCGAATTACTTGCTAGTCTTTTTCTGCTGATCGGACATGGTAGATCTTGCTCATTCAATAAGATCAAGTTACTAGTAAACTATCACGAATTACTGAAATCACTCACATTAAGAGGTGAACCTATTTTTAATCTCCAAAAGAATTTGTTATGATTAACATAAAAAGTAAGGCAACTCCACAAGCAATTAAAACATTAATTGCATAAAAAACATCGGGTAAATTATAAATTAAATTGTTCATAAAGAATTTCCATGTTCGTCATCACATATTGTATTTAAATGTCGGTTCGATCCTTTATCGTGACATTCATACTCTTCTTCGTATTCGTTTAATGCTTTTTCAATAACGCTTGCTAAGACAATACTTTCGCCATATTCTAAATTGCTATATCCTTCGCCAACAAAAATAGAACGATTTTCACATTCAACATAAATTTCTGCTCCACCTTTGCGTGTTTCTGTTTTCCACTTCATTTTTTAATTTGTTTAATTTCTTTAAGTTTATATCGTTTTGCGAATTCAATATCTGAATCTTGATTCGACATTAATATCATATCTGATCGAACAAAAATTCTCATGCAACTAACTCTATACCTTGTTGATGAGGAACTAAGACTTCAAAAAGAAATCTGCGAACTGATTCTGTTATATCTAATAACTCGGAAAATTCGTTGTAACTAAGTGAGTTGCTATCGCCTTGTCCACCATAACAAATTCTGTAACCTTCTTCAAGAGGGCAAATATTCTGCCCTCTTTGCTTGGTATAATGTCCATTCTGACCTTGACTCCATGTCCATTCGCAATGAAATGAATTTATGTAAATCAATACATTAACTCGCCCAAGATTATTCCCGACACTATCTTTTCTATCAGTACAATCAACAAAGTCAACATTCGCACTAGGAAATTCCTGACTTAACATCTTTAAGTTGTACATGAACTGCACGATAATTCTCACTTCCATGATATGAGGCGTTGTTCCATGAAGTCGTATGCAATTTGCCGTTCGTCTTTTTGCACATCTGTGCATCACGATCACTCTTGCTTTTATAGCTTAACACATTTTCTTGTGGCATTAACTTTTTAATAACATTATTACTTTTGAATATAATGTCTTCGGGACTCCATGTGTTCCAATTTACTTTCGCATTTTTAAAATAATTCATTTTTTCAATTTGGTTTTTATTGTTTATTCTTTATAGAATAGACTATAGATTATAATGTGTCAATCTTTTTTTGTTCTAATCTTGTTAAATTATATTCTTCTTCTGTAATGTAAGAGTAACTTGATAAAAATTCCTCTTTACTTAACTCGTTAAAGTCTTTCATCTTTTCTTCATCGTCTATAAAATCTGCATGATTGTGATGATGGCAGTCAAATTCATTTATTGAGAAATTCTTGAAATGCTTGCCGTGATTATCATAGAAATCTCGCACAACATCTAATGCTTCCATAACTCTCTTGCTATTTGGATTCTCTTCGCAATCTCCAATGGCAGATGTTTCTGCTTCATTCAATACTAATTGTATCGCTTCAGATAACTTCATAGCTCTTCGTCTTCTTCGTCTTCTTCTCTTGTGCCAACAACTAAAAGTTTAATGTCTTTGCCGTCTCCACTCAATCCGAAAAGTTTTACTGCATCGTTATATATAATTCCATCTTCTGAATCTATACTGATCCAAGAGCAATTCTGAATTTCTCCATCAGTCTCACTTTCAACTACATCCCAACCGAATTCCAACATTCTTGCTTTTTGATATTTTGTTAATCTCATATTAAATTTTATTTAATTATACTCTTTCCACACTTCATCAAATCCAACTAATGCTTCGGTATCTCCACCGATATAGTCTCCATCGAATCCATTTTTATTTTCAACTATCAACGCTCCTCTTGATTGAATCTGCTTTACTTTTCCACATTGCTCAATGTCGGATTTGAATCCTACCCAATCACCAACATTTACTTCAAAGGTTTCTTCCCATTTGTTTGTAATTTTCATTCTATAAAGTTTTCTACATTTACATGAAATAATTCTTCATCTTTATCCATAATAGCACAAAGGTCATCATAGACATAACTCATCAAATCATCTAAGTCCATATCGTCTACAATTTTTTGTGAAACTAACTCTATATTATCATCTGTATAATTCATAAATCCCACTCTCCATTTTTTACATTGTCAATGTCTTGCATTGCTTTGTCGTATGCAGTCTCACTACTATGATCTTCAACTTCGTCATCATACAATTCAATTATGTCTTTTGCATGATTAACATTAAATGATTCTTGTTTAACCAATCTTTGTAACTCTTCTGTTAGTGCTTGTCTATATGTTTGCATGAGTATAAGTATGTACTATGTTTTAATCTTTGTCAACCTTAAAATAATAATCCCACTCATCTTTTACTTCAATGTCGGGCATTTCATCTAATCCTTGAATTCCATTGATAAGAATTTCTATAATTTCGCTTACACCCATGTTCATTGCTTCTCTTTCGGCAAGATCATAACGCATATCATCAATGGTTGGTTCTTCGTCTCTTTTTTGTTGTTCAGTTGTTCTCATCGCTAATTTTATCTAATTTTTCGTATAATTCGTCTATCGACTTTTCTAAGCTAGAAATATATTTTATTTCATCGGGTTCTCTTGAGTACATAAACTCAAGTTCCATTTCTAAATCTTTGATTGATTTAATTAAATCAATTTTTTCTTCTTGTTGTTCTTGCACTTTACTTAGAATTTTGTGATTCATGTTCTTCGATTAGTTGTTCGTAGGTTGGGTAATCGTCTCCTATAATCGGAGGAGACTTATCATCACCCAATCGTTCAAGAAGAGATTCGTTTTTATTGATAACTTCACCAATTAATTCGTTCATTTGTTTTTTACTCAACTTTGGAGTTGGTTTAAACACATTAAAAATTTTAGAAAATAAACTCATCATACATGAAAATAGGTTTGTTTTTGTCTTCCATGCCATTAAATGTTCCAAGAGTATTAAACTCAAACCATTCAAGTGCTTCTTGTTCGTCCATATCATCTTCATCCATCAATGCACGAATGATCTTGGTTACTGAATATACAATTCTGCAATCAGTATCACTTCCGATAATCGCACGATTAAAAGTGGAGCGAGGCTCAAGTATAATCGCATCTTCGTTAATATCTGACAACTCTTCTAGGATTTGATCTCCTTCTGTAATTTCGTTTTGCATAATAATATCCTATTAAACTTCTGCGAGATTGTCAACACTTAAATTCATAGAATCTGATAATGGCACATCATCTCTTGAGTGATGAATGTGAACGCTGACTCGATCCTTGTATTCAGTATCCTCTGTTGGAATAAAGTTAAATGTACAAATTTCTCCATCCAATAAACTTTGAATCTCTTCTTCTCCTAAAACTAATTTTATATTATATTCTTTTTTCATATTACTTAATTCTATCTAGAAAACTTTTCATTAATTTTACATGATAGTGCATTAACACTAACTCCGATTGATCGTACTGATCTCTTATGTGTCCAATTAATAGATAATGTTCTGTGCAGTCAATTAAATCTTGCAAGGCTAGTTTTTCTTTGTTGTTCATGCTTCTAAGCAGTAACTCCAATAACGAGAATTTCTTCTGCCTTGAACCTTGTTCCAATACATTTCTCTTGCGACATTTGGCGAAATGCCATACTTGTTGCAACGAGCAAGCCACTCATTCTCCATCTCCTCATAGACCTTGAGACTACTTGCATGACCTTTCTTGAGGTCGTGACCCATGAACCGCAACAAGTGAACATCCAAGCAACAAAGTTGCGATTCTGTTGGATAACTAAGAGAAAGAGCATAAGTTGTCTTTGCGTTACCTAATCCATAAATTGTTCCGATTAAACGATTGCGACATTCTTGCCATGTCTCTTCATCTTGCTTCTTGAACTGATCGGGGTTTTCACGAAACTTAGTAACTAAATCCCACAATCCACGCTCTCTACGCTCATATAAGCCGACTTTAGCCTTGACGATCATCTGCTTGAGCTTATCCTTGGATAAAGTCCAAGAAAGATCGCTCATGGCAATCTCGTAGCCTCGCACATTACTTTCCCAAGTTGTGTGAACGCTCATAATTGCGAATACCCAACGAGCAAACATTTCTGCATCGTCTTTGGGAATTAAGTTTGTCCAATAATCAGTCTCGCTTTTGACTGCACCAAATTTAAGGTTGTCGAAAAACTTATCAACATTCCTAAAGGGGTCAACTTGTATTGTAGGTTTTGACTCCTCAACAAGTTGGTTGATAGGAGCGATAGCGTTTTCTAATAACAGAATTTGTTTATTCAATGTGTCTTTTGCAATGTTCATGTTTATAAGTATGACATAATCATAAGAAATGTCAAGAGTTTTTTTTGTTTTTTAGTTTTTTTGTTTTAAGTATGTGGTATTCAGCAATTTAAACTTCGGCAAAATCAAATACAATAGGAGAATTGTTTATTGCTCCACAATTTTGAGGATTAATGTCAAGTCTTTCGCAGATGTTTATACCTAATTTGTTTAATATTTTTTTGTAATTATCTTTTGAGTTTTTGGTATTTGCTTTTTTTTGTATTACAATTCTTTCGTCAATATAATATGGTTTGATATAATAGTTTTTTATTTCGCTTGGAACATTCGCAAATTCATCGTTGAGGGAGTTGGCTACTTTTATAACATAACCTAACTTTTTTTTAGAGTAAACTGACTTATAACTTCCAATGCCAATTTGTTCAAACCCTCTAACGATAATTTGCTGAATGAATTTTTCTGTATTCTTTTCTAGTTCCAAGTAAAGATCGACAATCTTAGACTTGGTTTGCCTCATTGTTATGAGACTCCAATTAAAGCATCATGTATTAGATGCCGAGTCTTATAGTCTAATATTCGCCCTTCTTCATCTTGAGGAAGACTACCAAGCATATTTTCAAAATCTTGATTCAAGACTTCGCACATACAAGCAACCTTCCGATAGATTCCGATTTCTTTATATTTAAGTATTGCCCACATCGAGTCTACTTGAGCCTCGTTAGCTTGAGAAATTTTTTCAAGCAACTCTATTTGTTCTGTTTCTGTATTCATAATTGTATTAAATTAATTATTTAATTAAGTTCAACTCTCCACATGGAGCGAGGTAAATCTTCATCTTCAAAAATGTCATATCCAAGATCAATTACTATATCTTGTATTTCTCCACAAGTCAACTCTGAACCTTTCATTCTGCTTTGAATTTGTTTGAGCATTGGACATTCTCCATCTTCATGCTTGTTTTCAATGTAATTTCTGATTGAAAGATAATCGTTGGGCATATCTTCTAATGGCTCATTGTAATCATCATCATCATAATTTTCGGGAAGAGTAACTTTTGGTTCTCCGTATTCGTCAAGATCATAATTATCGTCATCAGACAAATCACAATCGTAGTCGCAATTATCATCTTCACAACAATCATCTGAATCTGATCCATAGATAGGCTTATTAGCCTCGTAGATGGGCTTATCAATCTCTTTGCGAGTGTCAGTAATGTCAGACACTACCTTGTACTTTGAAACCCTAAGTTTCTGAAAGTTGCAATCAGTAGGAACGCTAACTGCATCTGATGGATCAAATTCAACAACAAGTAATTTGCCGTCTGATCCCGCCCATTCGTTAGCGTAATCGTAACTACCCACATGAAGACCAAAAGAACAATGATGATCCTTGTTGTCATCCACACATCTACGAGCAACTTCAATCGTTGCACCAACTTCATTGAGAATTTGATGCCTACCATTAGTCTCACCTTGCAATACGATTGTATCTGCATTACCTGTTTGTGACCAATAATCTCCTTGAACTCCCTTATACCCCAATACTTTTCCTTCGGGAGTATTTGGCAAAGATTTATAACTCAAGAAAGAATACAATTCATTTACAGAATTTGCACTTGGATTGGATTGCAAGCGAGTAATAAAGTTTACAAGAGGTGCAGAATCTTTCATTCCACTACGAAGCATTTCTAGTAACTTGTCAACAACAACTCCATGCAGACGATTATTCTTGTAATAAACAACTTCGTCACGCACTTCAACATCTCCTTCAACAAAGTTTTCGACTGACTTTTTGATGTCAATGAGATCGCCAAGATCATCATATCTTGCATCGAACAATGCCTTGCGTACAAGTTGGAAATTTGGATGGTCACTACGAAGAGTGTATGGCTTGCCATCCCAAAAGATCGTTACTGAATTTTCGCTTAATGTATATGGTACTTTTTTCATTATTCTAATATAATATATTTTTGTTTGTTTGTCAAGTTAATTTTTATCACAGAGTAAAATATAATCTATAATATCTTTAAAAAGTTTTTCATCTGCTCTGTATGAATTTACACTATTTGATACATAATCGAGGAAAGAATACTTTTCTCTAATTGTATCTATATCTTTTGCGAATTGCTTCGCAGAGAATCCATTGTCAAGATTGAATTTGAGCCAATCTTTATCGAACTTAGAAATGAATGCGATTGCAGAATTACATTGAGGGCAAGCACCTTCATTGATAACGATCTGAAAGTTATCTCTGATCTTGCGTACCAAATTATCTTTTGGTAATTTGTCGAACTTAATTCGAGTTGAATTCATAATGTATGCAAGATTGTATCTGCAATCAGCAATAGACTTCTGAATGTCCGTATCATCGTGATGAAGAGAGTCTACGCTAAACTTAATGTAAGATTTTTTCGCTTCAGTTAAGTTTGAGAGTAAATAATCTTTAGAGTTTTGAAGAAGAAAATCTTCAAAAGAAATCCAAGAATCTGAATCTAACTTAGATACATCTCCACTACGAATTCCAAACAAGCGAAACTTTTTCGCATCTGATTTGTCATCTGATCTTCTACGCACTCTATCGCATAAACTATATACCTTGCCGAGATCATAGTCATCACTATCAATCTTGTAATTCTTGATTTTTACATATACAAGTTTGCCATCAATAGCACCATCAGTATCATCTTGGATTTTGTCAATATCTTCTTTGACATTTTTCCAATAATCTATATTGCGGTAGCTAGGTCTGTCTTGAACCATTTCAAATAATGGAATGTTTGCACGACTACCATTAGATTTGCGTACTCCATTGTATTGAATTTTTTCTTTAACTACATTGGATGTAAGTCGAATATGTTTCTTGTCTACAAGGTCAAAATTCCATTCATTTTTAATATAACTTTTAGCTAATTTAGTCAATGGATTAATGAAAAATATATTATTCAGTTTTTCGTTTTCATTAAATATAGTTCTTGCACGAAGATTGTTGCCATGTGAAGATTCTATATCTTGCATAAGAAAAATTGTCTCATCATCACAATGAATTCGGGTAACTTTGTTCGAGCGAACTTTAAATCCATTTCTTGCAGAAGAATCGTGATCCCTAGTTGTTTGAGTAAGAATTAAATCATCATACATTTTATGATCTCGATGAAATGTTGCTGATTGAATCTTGATGCCGTTCCACTCGAAAGCGTTTTCAAAAATTTGCCTCATGTTATATGGCATAGAATTAACTATTCTTGCATAGTTACTTTTTGCCTCAAAAAGATCATTTGAGTCTGCAAGTTTTTCTTTAGCAATTTCTTGCACTTCATCGCAAGCCTTTAACATTGCACCAATAATCTTTTGTTGAGTAGCTTTGTTGTACTCTAATGACTCTCTACTATGATGCAATTTGACTGCACCTAATGGTAATCGCAAATAAAAATTTGTTTGACCAAGTAGGTTGTAGATAATATCTTTCTTTCTCGAACTCTCTACAAAATTATCAACTTGAACAGAGTTTTTATCTAGTGGATAAGCAACTCTTCCCATGATAATGTGAGCATTATAACTTCTTTGACTATAATAAGAATCATTGCGTTCATCTTCCAAGAAAAACCAAGAACCATTCTTCGATTCAATAACCTTACTTCTGTTTCTAATAAAAGTTCCATCGTCACCAATAAACTTTGGCATTTCTTTGTCAGAAAAGAACTCAAAAAAGTTTTTAATTATCTTGCGAAAATCATCCACATCTGATTCTGAAACCGCAACTTCAATGCAAAGACCACTTGGTTCATTGCTTGGTTCGGGTTCTTGCAGTTCTACAATTTTTGTGTCATCATTGTCATTAACAAAGACATTATATGAACTTTTGAGTCCACCATTATAGGAAACGCAAGTGAAATTGTCTCCATAGGAAAGCGGAGCAAATTTACCAATACCAAATGCACCAATATAATTGTTCGATTGCCTTTTGGTACTCTTGCCATACTTGGAGTATAAGCCGAATACATCTTCTTTACTTAGTCCACCGCCAAAGTCACGAACTCTAAAAGTAGGACTTAGCTTGCTAGGAATTGAGATTTCAATCGGTCGAGTTTCGTTAGCTTCAACATTCGCATCTAGTGCATTAGCACTAATCTCACGAACGACTGCAAGCCGAGTGTTGGAGTAATTGTTTCGCAAGAGCGAAGCAACATAACGCATATCTTCGGCATCAATCGTACAATTTACGGAATCAAAATCGTGCGACTGCACAATGGTTTTTTTATCTTTTTCAATTATCATTTTTATTCAATTAGTTTTGTTTTAAGTAAGACTCTATTATAATATAGGTTTTAAAGTTTGTCAAGAAAAAAGTTATTGCCGTCTTCCATTGCCATCTAAAACATTACGCAAGCAACTTGATTGCCCTTTCCTAGAGGAAATTGATTTAGCTTGGTTGAAGCTATCTGCACTAGCGTACTGCACTAAAATTGGAGTGCTTTTATCTAAATATACCATCATGCCCTTGCGAGGTTGTGAGGCTAACTCTTTTTCGTGCTTCTTGATTGAAGCGTTCATGTCTGCAATAAAATCTATCATTCCTAAAGTATGACACAAAAACGAAATTGTGTCAAGGCTTTTTGCAAAAATATTTCTAAGTTATTGCTCTTGAGTTATTTGAGTAAGAATATCACTCTCATCAACCCATCTGTGCTTTGATGCGTATGGAGAGAAAGTTTTTCTTTCGAGGGTCACTAATTCTATTTCCCAATGTTTGTGATCCATCATTTCGAGTTGATACTCGATTGCTTTCTTAGCGTTTTCTGCAAGATAATAATGGTAGTTATGACCTCTTGAATTTCTGCTAATGTATTTTATTCTGTACTCAAATAGTTTTGGATATTTATTTGAGTTTTTTTTGTTCATTCTATTTTAAGTCTTCTATGTCTAGTTCTTCTACTTCTTTTACTGCTTTATTTAATCCTTTTCTGCCTTCAGTTATCTTCTCTCTACTGAAACCCCAAAATGTTATTTCCCATAATATATGAGCAACAATAGTGGTTTGATTAAACGCTTTTGGGGCAACAACTTGGCAGTCAATTATTTCTCCCCAATCCATAAAGTCTAAACCATAATGTTCATCTTCATTATCATCGTAAAAACATACATCTATTATTTGCTCTTCTTCGTTTTCGACTTCATTTAAAACAACTAAATTTTTTGTTTTATTTTGTTGTTCGATAGACTTTAACTCTTTGAACGCTTGTTGAAATTTTATTGAAAACTCTACAACCTTATCTTGAGTGCGATCTTTTAAAAAAGTTTTATATATAACATTGAAAATATTTTTATATGATTTTCTATACAATAATTCTCTTAATGTCATATATGTATATACACCTTATTTAATATAAATTTTCGTCAGTCCAATATATATTTGAGAATAATACAAGGTCAACGCTATCCGCCTCTTCAATCTCTATTCCTACTGCATCTCCTTCGGGGACGACTTTATTTGTATCTTGATAAAAAAATTCTTCTACATCAGAAGCACAAGTTATCTGCCAATTATTTACATTTCTCACATTTTTTTTGTTCCAATTATTTGTATTGTTCATATATTAAAAATCTTGATCGAATTCATCTTCGTCTAGGTTGTCTAGTTCTAGGAATTTATAAAGCCAAGTAGAAAACTCTTGCAAGTCATATAAGAATCTTTTTGTATTATTATTTGCTACCCAAAACATTTGTTGTTGCAATAGCATTCCATGCCTTTCTGATATTTCTTCTAATTTGGAAACAGGTAAATCTTCGGTACAAGTTTCATACATTAAATTAATTGCTTCCATTTTTCTGGAAATTTCTTCGTCATAATCTTCTTGCATATCTATGATCCGATGGTTACTAATTCTATTATTTCACGAACATGAGTTTGCAACTCAGTTTCTAGTCTATTTGCTAACATTTCTCTAGCACTTTCACTTTTGATATTTAATTGTGAGTCTCGCAACTCCTCTAAAACTTTAAGGATTATTTCTTTCATATTCACCTATTATATCATACCCATTGTTATTTGTCAAGAATATTTTTAACCTTCGTAATTGTCAAATTCATTTGATTCGGGATCAAAGATCGGAAAAAGATAACTTATTTGCGTTCCATCTTTTTCTTCTTCCATGATTGCTTCGTATCTTATTTCACCTCTCGCTTCGTGCCATAGTCCATCTACCATAATTCCGCTTTTAAAAACAGAGGAAAATGTATGATCCATGTGGAATCTAACATATCTTTTACTTCTCTCCCCTACATTCATTTGACTCTTTCAAGCATAAAGCTAAAGATTCTAAATCGAATCGAGATTGAGTGGAAGTAGCAAAAAGATTTCTGTTATCCATTTGATTCCATATTTGTTTGCATAAAGAAATTTTTTCAATTAAGTCAAGCTCTTTCATTTGATTCACAATTTCTCTCCAAAAAGAATATGACTTTCTGCCTCTTATTTGTTTTTCTTTGTGGAATAATTTAATATTATTTGCTTTGATTAAATCTTCAAAATCTAAATATTTAAAAGTGCAAAATTTGTTATCTAATAAAACTTCTCTCATCGAATAAATAACCAAATACTCATGGCGACAATTAATATTATATTTACTACAATAACTAAAATGGCACTTTTATCACCCATCAAATGCTACCTTTCCGTTTTTATAATTAAATAAAACTTTTGTTATTTCTGTATTTATTTGATGATGTTCATTTTCTTCATTAGGTGGATCAACATGATATGCCGAGCAACCCCATTCGTACCCATCAAAATCATCATACTTTTGCCCAAAGTTCGCCTCGTGAATATTGTAGTCAATAAAATTTCCATTATTTGATGGAACGCTATTCCAATAATCAAAATTATCTCCATCAGTTTCGATGTCAGGATTAACTTCAACTTTTTTTATGTGCGATAACGCTTTATCAATTATCAATAATTCAACTTCTTTATCTAATTCTAATAACATTCTCTTATTTATCCTTATTTGCTATTGTTCCGTTTTTAATTAAACGCTCGAATACATTCCACATTTTTTGATAGCGAGTATCGTGCATTTGTTTCATGCCAATCAACATATTTAATAGTTGATCCTCAGTATGTTTGATTGGGGAATCTCCAATCGCATATATAATTGTTTCTATGTCTTGACCTATTTGGTGCAAGTCACTCATTGCGTCTTCTAATTCAAATCTGTTCATGCTTACGACTATACAATATTTTTAAAACTTTGTCAAGCCTAATCTTCGGTTGACTTTATTATTTTAGAAATTGATGCAGTATATAATCTTTTTCTGCCCATTAACTGCTTGTATTTTTTCTTGGCTTTATCTAGCGAATTAAATATTTGCCATTCATTAATGTGCAAGGGACTTTGCTTTATTGTTAAAGCCCATGCAACAATGTATTTTTCATTATTGGCTGACATGGAGTTCTATATATCAAGTTGATCTTTGGTTAGTCTATGCAAAGTTTCCAATCTATCTTCCGCATCTGCAAGAAGAGATAATGCTTCTTCTGCATTTTTGTAAAAATCTTCGGTTGAATGATCTCCGATGCCAACTGCATTTGAACCTAGTAAATCTAGGCTTAACTTGGCTTTGGCTACATCTGCTTTTGCGGATGTTTTTAACATTTGATATAAATTATTATTCATCTTCATTCGTAAATAATAACATAAAACTTGCCCCAATGCAATAACAAAGTACGCCAATCGCTAAAAAAGTTCCTTTAATCCAATCTAAAAATTTATTCATTTGAGTATGGTTTTACATCTCCGTTTTGAACGATTTTAACTTCTTCATAGACTCCGATTTTTCTTCTGTATATTTCCATTTTAACACATTCTAATGCTCCAATGATGTCGTTATATGTTTGGTATGACTCTTTATTTTGCGAAAGGTATTCTGCAATTAGCTTGTGAATTGCATAATTTAACCCGCCCGCATCTTTAAATTCGGATAAATGAGAGGCGACTAGCCCTCTATCTATTTTTTCTTTTTGTGATGATGATATATATGGCATGGCGATATTATATTTGATTTGTTTGAAAATGTCAAGCGTTATTTATTTGATTGTTTATAAATACTATATTTGTGCGTTTTTGAAAATGCGTTTTTAAAGTATGTAAAAAACTCTGCTTCTCTAGCGTGAATATTATAACCATCGTTATCGAATATTCTGTACAATGATGTTTTAAATCTCATTGGTAGATAAAAATTTTCTTTTATACATTTCTTGATGAATACAACTGCATGATCTAATACCTTTCGGGATATTTTATTTGATTTAAATTTGTTTTTAATAAAAACTAAATATTCTTTTGCTTCTTTAAATGCTTGTTCTTTTTGGTATTCTTCGTATGTAGGTTCTCTTCCTGCGATGTCTCTCCCAACATCTTCTTCTGTTGTGAGTTTTTTAGCAGTTTTTTTTTCGCTTATTTTATTTCGGCATTCTATATTTGATTTATACATTTCTGCTTGCCGTTTCATTTCGTCTTTTTCTTTTTCTTTTAAAGTGTTGATCGCAGTAGATTCGTTCATCTTGCCATGAATAACCTTTCTAACATTCATGTCAATAGATCGACAAGTTAATCTATAAGGAAAATTCTTGCAAAGAAAGCGATAGAATTGACCACTTATTTTGCCGTGTTTTAATTGTTTATGCAAGAATCTTCTGTAGTTGCAATTTTTTGTATTGTGCAATGTTTTCATATGTACATATTTTAGCTTTTTATCGACATATATTTAAAATGTGTCGATTTTATAAGCATATTATTTTTGTTTATTTGTTTTTTTATCTCCCCAAAAGCCACAAACACATGGCTTATTATTTTTTTGATTCGCTCCTTCTTGGAAGCCTTTTTCATATGATTGGTTTGCGTTTTTACTTAATATTTTTTCAAATTTTCTCGATAAGATTTCTTGTGCATCTGCGAAGCCTTTGTTGTACCCACGCTCGTAGTATATGTTTTCTGCCATGTGTTCTATCATGTCGTTGTTCATATTATCTCATATTTTTGTGTGTTTGTCAATCTTTTTTTTATTTATTGTTGTTTTCCAAACCTTGTGATTTGTATCTAGCTTCATGCTCCAATACATTATTTTGCTATAGACAGGGTACAGAAAGGCGAATAAATCACAATACAATAAAAAACTTAATGCATGACCGCAATAATACAAAAAATTACTTGCAATCAACTTCATCTATTTTAGCTTTTACCGCTTCTTCGCAGAGTTCGTTGAATGTTATATTTTTTTCATGTGCGAATGTCATGTATTTGAGTAATTCTTCTTTATCAAATTCTAGTTCTACATTTTCATATTTTACTTTTTTAATAATAAATGCTTCATCTTGAGGAATAAACTTTAATTCATCCCCCTCGTTCCATCCTAACCTATTTAAAACATCATCGGGTAAGCGAAAATATAATTCGCCATCAAAACTTTCTTTAACTTCTAGTTCTGAAACTTTCACGAATATCTTTTAATAGAGTTTACGATTGCCATTGCTCCTTCTTTGTTTTTGGTCATAATCGCTTCTCCTGTTGATAAGGAAATTTTCCAGAAATTATCTCTGCGTTTTACATAAACTACATTAGTAGGATTTATGTAATAACTTTCATTATTTGCGTCTTCTATTGTTATCATTTTTAGTTAAACATATCGTCCGATTTTTTATAAAGATCGTCTTGAAATTTTTGAACTTTGTCTTGGTGCTTCGCTTCGTCCCAACCTTTTGCGTAACCTTGGTTGTAAGCTTCCGCATGATCTTCTTCTTGTTTAAGATACATTGGGTGGTCGGGGTCGGTATAATTATATTTTTTATGACCTTGCATATTTTCGTCTCTCTCTTCTTGAGTAAACCATTTATATTCAGTATTAAATAATTCATCTACATTGCTCGGATGGTAGCCCATGCTCACTAATAAACCCTTGAGCATATCTCCGATACTTTCTATATCTGTATCGTTATCGTATTCAACGCTATAAGTTTTATCGTAACTTGTAATTGTTATTTTCATTATTTATTTCCAATCTTTCTCTAGTATGTATTTCTTTGCAACTCTGTTTGTTTTAAATGCTTTATTTTTTTCTTGCGATTCATATTTTGATAATATGGCACTGCTTAATCTTGCATAAGATGCTCGTGCAGTTGTGTCAATTAATATATATTTGTATAATTTTGGATTGTTTTCTATCATTTTTAATATTTATTGTTTTCATTTTTTAAACTTATTGTCTATCCAAACCTTGTAGGTATATAGAGCCATCAATATAAAAGTCAACATCAAGCCGTCTCCCCAAGATAAATTCCACAACTCTATTATTTGATCCATGAAACTATTCTATCACTTATCTCTTATTTTGTCAAGCTTTTTTTTGACACTCTTCCATTTTATTTTAGAGTAGTTGTCTTGAAATTGTTTTGAAATATTATTCCGAGGCGAGTCGCCTTTGCCGTTTTGATTATTTGATGATTTGCCTTTTGTCATTTTTAATTTTCCATATTCCTTCTGAATATATTAACCTACTATTTTCGTTAAAATGTATCTCTCCGTGACAATTTTTACATAAGAGCATACATTTATCAAGCTCTTTTTTAACAATATCTGAAAAAGTTTTAGATGTAAGTTTGCCAATTTCAAAATCTTTTTTTGAGCGATCTTTATGGTGAAACTCTAACGCCCCAATAGATTCATTATAGCCACAAATTTCACATTCGCCACCTTTGTAATCAACGCATTGTTGGGTGAAATTGTATTTTCGCATAGAGGATTCTGCACTTTGACAATATTTGCAGTAAGTTGCTCCATTAATAATTTTTTTTCCATTTCGGGTTCGATTGTTAAATTCTTTTATTGATAATATTTCTAAGCAACATGGACATTTTTTAATCCCAAGTTTTTTTAATTTTTCTTGCTTGGTAATTAAATTAAATTTATTAAAATAGTAAACTATATTTGAATTAGAACAATTTAACCACCTCGCTATTTGCCTTCTAGTTAAACCTTCAGATATTTTTTTCTCTAATATTTCTTTGCTTATTTCTGTCATTTTACATAAAATATATAAACATAATTACAATTCCCGCGATAATGAGTAACTCAATAATAAAACTCCAAGGATGGTACATATATTTATCAACTTATTTGCCGTAAACTAAGAAATCTTTGACCTCGATAACTAAAGGTATAAAATCTGAGTATATTAATCCTACTGATAGGCATATGCCTACAACCATTAAAAATATATCTTCTAATGTATCTCTATTGAATTCCATAAAAATATATTAACATAAAAATCTAAAGTTGTCAAGTGGTTTGTTTGGTGTAATATGATTTATGACCGACCAACCTAAATTTGATGATTCGAGTGAAATTGTGCCGCATCGCAATTTTACAATACCTTTTAATTATGTATGGGAGCGAGAAAGCGAGTGTTGGATTCCAATGGAAGAAGGTTTTGGCGGTTCATATTTGGACAAGATAACATTCAATGCTAGTGCGTTTGTTCATAAATTTGGAAGCAATCCAAGTATCAAAAATAGCGGGTTATCAGTTAGTAGCCCCGAAACCATTTGGGACGGATCAAATGAATATATTTTCCCAAGTAATAGTGGAGAGATTATGGAAATTGTGTCATCCGATGGATCAGATACTCAAGATGTGGTTGTTCAAGGTTTAGATGAAAATTTCTTAGAAAAGACTTGGGTGGGCACACTCGAAGGTTCAACTCCTATTAATATTGGAACTTGGACACGCATATTTCGGGCGTATAACGATGGAAATGTCGATTTCGTGGGAAGCATAACAATCAATGAAGTTGGAGGTTCGATTGATTATATTAAAATTCTTGATGGAAACAATCAAACATTAATGTGCGTATATACAATACCCGCCGATAAAATTGGTTATTTAACAAAATATAGTTTGAGTGCCCAAAAGCCAAGTTCAGCAAGTATTAATTTTACTGCACAAATAAGGACACGCGAATTTGGCAAAGTATTTCGAGTTCGCGAAATTGTATCTTTTGGAACAGATCACGACACACAAAGAAGTCTTGACTTCCCAACAAAACTACAACCAAAAACAGATATAATATTTAATATTGTAGATTCAGATGGCAACAATGGTGCAGTTAATGCTGATTTTGATATTGCATTGCACGATTTAAGCTAAGGCTTTTTGTAGTAAGCGAATAGCTTTGTCTTTGCCTTTAACTTCACATTCCCACTTTGCGGGTCGATCTACATCTATAGCAATATGAGGGGGAGTATTTCCAAGGGCGAAATAATCCGCGTGTGCTCTTGGTTTTTCTGGCTTACCTTCAGACCAATGAAATACAGGAGCAAAATAATCTGCCACTGCCTCGCATTCATCGTTATGGGGTTTGTCTGTATTTACCCATGTGTAAGCACATCTCTCTGCTTGAAATGTAATATTGCGTTCCTCTGATGGATTGCAAAAATCATGCAAATTGTCATAGCAGACAGGTATTTGAGCTCCGAATGTATCATATAAGTGGTCGCTAAATTTTATGCAGTTGTCTACATTGAAAAAACCTTTGTCTTCATTTTCTATAGTTAGTCGTTTGTAAACCCCTTTGTCGCACATAGAAAGATTGCGGAAAAATCTGGTAGCAACGATCTCTAATGTTTCATCTGCTTGCGGAGTGTAATTAATATGAATATTCATTGGAGCATTATGATTTTGGGGTAAACCCAATTGATCAAGAACGCTTGCTTGAAAATTTAATTCGTTGATCGTTCGTTTTACTGCATCTTTATTATTTGAAGCAAGAACATTAAATTGATCGGGATGAGAGCCAATAGAGATTCTCAATGTTTGAGCAATTAACCCCGCTTGCCTTAGTTCTTGTTTGATCGAGGCGTAATTCGGAAGCTCTTCAAGAGATATTTCCAAAGTTTGATCGGTAAGGAGAGGGAAAAGAGAAGAACTAAGACGATAATGCCTAATATTTGTGGCACTACAATGATTGACAATATATTGAGTAACAATAACATTGTGCAAAATTCTTTGAGAGAGTTGGTTAAGTGCTTCATTTCTACCTTCTGAGTTACACAAGTCGTTAAATCGCTTGCGGGTCATTGTACGAAATGAGTATTTCTTTTTATCTTTATCTTTTAATTCTTCGCTAATGCAAGTTAATCCTAGTATTGTTGTCATGCTCTAATTGTAACAGATGTTTATACCTCTGTCAAGATTATTTAAGTGTAATAATGTATAACGCAATAAAGTTATTATGCAAACGCTCGTTGATCTGTGGAACTTATTTCTTATCGCTTATGTGATATTTGCCTTGGGTATCATATTTTTACCCCGAAAATAGTTAATATCCTCTAAAATATTTTAAAATAGGCTCAATCAAAAGGTAATACCAAAAAGCGAAAAACATTAAAGTAAAATCAAATAATTTTCTTAAAATTTTCTTCACTCATGTATTTACACTATCTTAGTTCGTCGTATACCCTATAGGAGTCTGAGTTTTTATGAAATGTACTTGCTTCAATTAGTCTGACTGATCCATTGTGAGCAATGAGTTGGTGAGGCTGGCCTTGTTCTATTTCGTATTTATCTCCCTCTTTTAAGATAATTCGGCTTGATTGCCCGATTTTTGTAGAAATTAATTCAAGAGCAAGCTGACCCTCTAATATGTAAAATACTTCATGCTTTTCCAGATGAAAGTGCATAGATGTGTGGCGATCTTCTTTAATAAATAATTCTTTACCGCAATAATTTTCTTTTTCATTATTTGCGAACCATATTTCATGTCCCCATCTTTTTTCTACGAATTTACTTTTTGTTTCCATTTTATTTGTATTTTAATATAGCTTCTTCTAAAGCTTCTATTGCTGTTCTTATTTTAATATATTGTTCGATTTTTGTTGTGTCGAGGACACAATTTGATCTTGGGGCTACTGTTTTTTTCTCCAATTGATTCAAATATCTCTGATGCGTTGGAATGCTTTAGTATTCCTTTGTATCTTGACATGTCATTTTTCATAAAACTTTCGATTGAGGTTCCAGAAGTTCTAGGTATATGAATAAAGATAATTTTATGAAAATCGTCTATCACTTTATATAATCAGTTATTTTTTCGTGATGCTGCATGTTGGTAGTTGTGTTTTAGTATTTTATTTACATTTATTATGAATTCTTTCCATTCTTTTTTTGTTTTATTGCATAGAGTTTTAACTTCTTTTATTATTGCCGATATTCTTTCGTCTCTATCCTGTATTTCGTCATAACTTTCATCAATGTAAGGGTGAAATGTTTTAAAGCCGTCTTGCTTTAACAATTTTAATGCTTGGTAATTACCTGCCATAATAAATGGATGCTTCATCCAGAAACACTTGTAAGTTTTTTCTGTATAACGATTTGATCTATTTGTCATTTCCGTTTCTTGAACCAAGCTGAATCGAGAATATTTATAAAAATCTTCATTTATTTCCGCCCACGCTTTGCGAATTTTTTTTATAGATTTGTCATAATCAATGATTTTTGGTAAATCTGGAAGCTTTAAATTATGGTTTGATTTAATAGACCCACAAGACCAGAGATTTCCTTTTAATAAATCATGGACAAACAAACTGGATAATACATGAAGTTTATCTTCTCTTGGATACCCGCACAAATATGTGAAATTATATTTATATTCATCATACGTGGGTGGTATAATTTTTTCGTACAATTGCCAACAAAAGTTTTTATAGAAAATGGATTTATCATCTGAGATTTTTTGATTCATGGTGTTGAAAATGCAAGGTCGTTTATATTCTCGTGAATATTGCTGAGTTAATTTATGCAATAATTCTTTTGTGTAGTAAGAGTGATCTTCAAAAGAGCTATCTAATATAATAAGTTCATCTTTGATAATTATTCTATAATTTAACATTTTTATTTTGTATTTATATTTGTATCCATTCTTCAAAATCCGCTAGTTGTTGTGTTGATGCTTCGCATTTTGGTATGGCCTGTTTTACAATGATATCTGTTAAATCTTGATCTGCAATCAATTTATCTTTAAATGTATCAAAAAATAATTCGAATGCGGCGATTCTATTTTGTGGAAATTTAAATTCTTTGCCTTTTGTTACTCTACCTTTTTTCAGCCAAAGCAAGGGGTGCTTATTGCTTTTATTTGCATTGCAGGTTTTGCAAGAAGGGATTATGTTTCCTTTATGCTCCAAGCCGAACATCGGCGGATCAAACAATCTTCCATTTGTTGGCATAAAATGATCCATATCTCTAATATCTTCAGCACCACAATACCAGCATTTTCCATCGACTATAATTTCATTAAATATTTTTTGCTTTTTAACTTCATCTTCTTCTCCCCATGTTGGGGATTGAAAATAAGCGAGCAGATCTTTTATTAAACCATTTAATATGCTATGACCCCTAAATAGGGTATTGGCGTTATATTTTTTGACCACAATTAAAGCTTTATAATTCGTCTTCTTTCGGAAATAGTTCGTTTATAACGCATCTTCCGAAGTCTTCCACGCTTGGCTTTTTACCTATTTTTACTCCAAGTCTTGGGTGGTCTTTATATTCTTTTTGAATTAAATCATCTATGAATTTTAAAACTTTTTTGCCAACTTCATCGTGAACAGGGGAGAAAGTATATGTCGTCATATCTTTATCGCTTCCATAACCAAATTCAATTGAAATATGGCAATCGTCTAATACATCTTTATTTGAAATCGGGCAAACGATATTAAGGCTATCATCGTAAAATGGATCGTGTTTTTTTGTCATAACTCATATCTTACCACAAAAATCATAATCTGTCAACTATATATTTAATCTAATAGCTGTAGTTGGATTTCCTTTGTCATCTACATCAATAACATCAATCAGTTTGCATTTATTAGGTTCGGCGATAAATGTTTTAGGTTTTCCGTCTTCGTTTAAAATTCTTGGTAATCCAACTTTTGGATCTATTTGAACGCACTCTAGCAGATCTTTGCCATTGTGGTCGCCAATATCGTATGAATGTGGATACAGACCTTCTTCTTGATTTAAATACCCTATAATTCTTCCATATTTTATCCTGCTATTCGTTTTGCAGCGAATATGCTCCCCCACTAAAAAAGACTTTTTCTTGAATAATTTTTTTCTAGGAATATAATGCTTTAATTTACTTCTTTTGCATTTAAATTTTTTGTACTTACCTACGGATTTTTCTATAGGCTCAAGACTTTTATCGTCAATTTGAATGCATTCTATAGTTGGATCTTTTTTGTTATCAGATAAAATAGATATTATTTCTCCAACTTTTCTTTTTTTAATTGAAGTGCAAAATGTTTGTCTAACATGGTCGCCGATTTCTAGTTCTTGTATTTTTTTCTTCATACTAAAGTGGAGCCACCTGTCGGGATCGAACCGACGACATCCTCATTACAAGTGAGGTGCTCTACCAGCTGAGCTAAGGTGGCGAAAATTGTTTCAATTAATAATAACATATATTATATAATAATTCTATCTACATCATGCTCTAATTCGTAATTATCCCAATACTGATGATCGTATTTGCTATAAATTATATCTTCGAAGAGAATTAATGTATTATAAGCGCCCGCAAGATCGTGATCTTGAATTTCATAACCAACAGCGTTGCCGTCAGGAACTCGCCCCCGACCATCTTTATATTCGAAGCATTCATCTATGCTATGTTCTGAATAAACTATTTGATTTGAGCTAATGTTCATGCTAGTATGATAGCATACAAAAAAGCAAAAGTCAAGATTTTTCGTCGCCCTGTTTCCAGCTCATGCACCATTTGAAACTTCTTGTTTCTATTTCGTTTTTTTTATCTTCGCTCACATAAGACGAAACACTTCTCATGTTTGTTTGAAGGGTATCTATAACTACATAAAGATCGGCTATTTGCTTATCTTTTTTCATCAACTCGAATTGCAATTGTTTTTCAGTCACGCACTAATATACACCTTTTGGTGTGTTATTGCATGCCTTTTGTCGTTCGCTCTCGATTATTTTTATGGTTTTTCATTTCTTTATATATTTGGCGCAAAATATCTTTTTGAGATAATATTCTCAACTTTGTTTCTGGATCGGATATTTTGTTATACTGCTTTTCTAATCGGTCTAAATGATCGATAATAATCGAGCGATCAAATTCTCCTTTATAAGTCCAACCAAGGTCAAACCCTCTTGTCAGTCCACTTTGGTGGGCTTTTTCAAAATCGTTATTTATTCCATCGTCGTATATCATTTTATCGTGGGTAAAGCTTCGATCCATCCGATACCTGCATGGAGTTTGGATGGGCTAATCTTTGGCTGAGAGCTAAGATTTACTGCATTTGCTAAATTCTGAGCTTGAGTCGGCGTAATGTCTAACCGCCTTCCGTTTACCCAGACTGCACAAGGCATATGTCCATTCAGATTAAATGGATGTGGTATTTCATTTATTTGTATTTGAGCCAAATGTTCAAAACTTGGTATGAAGGTTGGTGCAGGGGCGGGTGGAGAATAATTAGGTGGTGGCGGTGGGATCATTTCGAGAAAAGTTAAATCGTTGTTTAAGTTTTTTGTTTGCGGCGTTTCACATCCCAAAAATAATAATAAACATATACAATATAAACTATGCATTTTCATTTAAATTCTCCTTTACAAATTGCCTTGCTTTTTCAAATGCTTCGGGGTGATACTTTTCGCACCACTGCAAAACCCATTCTTTAATATATATGTTGATGATTTCTTCTTTTGTTACATCTAAAGAATATTTGTTTCCTGCTATTTCATTCATTTTTAAAATAAGTTTAATTGATTTGGGTCTTCTACCTCAAGCTCCTCGTTGGTATCTTGAGATTCTCTGATTTTAGATTTTGAGGATCGCAACCAATTTCTTTGCGCCATTCTTACAACAAACCTCATAAAAGCGAAGGCGTAAATTTTATTTAATTCTATAGTTCCATTAAAGCCGTCGTGATCGTATAAAGTAAAGACCTTCTTATCTTCATCGTATTCAAAGGTCGCGTTTTTTAATTGTTTTGTTATTTTCGCCATCTTATTTAGAGTATAGCATATATTATATATAATGTAAAGAAAAAAGTGTCAATGTAATGATGGTATAAACTATAAATAAATATAATGACATCTTAAACTACAAAGACACTTTATTGAAAAATATTAGATGCTGCCGAAATGAGGCTCTGAACTGCAAATCAATGCAATGACCGGCTAAACTTCGACAACATCATTGTAAAATTAAACACAAACAAAATAACATTGTAAACTATAATTTAATATAATGATGTGCTAAACTTTGAATGTGTTTTAAAATGTAAAATCTATAAAATGATGGGCTAAACTTCGAGCAAACGAAATGACATAATAAACTTTATAGATTTTTAAAAATCAAGACTCTAGAATACTTTTGATTGCAATAAACAATTCCTTGATGGACTTGCGGTATACTCTTCTGTATTTAAGAAAAGTTTCATCTTCTAGTGTTGAAAATTCTCCTCTATTTTTACCCTTAAGCATAACACCTTCTTCTTTTGCTCTAGCAATAATCCAGTTTCGTGCGCCATGATAGTACAAATTACTTCTAGCAACTCCACCGCGCATGTGATTAGGGCTCATGCAAAGTAAATGTGTTCGCGCAAAATCCCAACCAACAAGTTTTTGCGTAGAATTTCTGATAACAGGCTGACCAACAATGCATACCATTTCTCCGTTTTCAACAATTTTTCCTTGTAATGTTGATAATACTGCGTATATCTGATTTAAATTTACATTATTAAAATTCATATCTCCAGCTTCAACTCCAAGCTTTGAACTTTTTCTTTTGTAGCGAGAATCATCACTCAATCCGAAGCATGATTTTGCTTCATTCGATAATCGTGCGCAAATTTTTTCTATATTATCCCTGATCCATTGAGAATTCTTATCATCTTTATGCTTGTATTCATATCTTCTAGCGAAATTTAGTAAAGTATTCATGTAAGCCTTCATGCTCCAACCTTCTTGCCTAAGAGGGCTAACATCGAAATTATCACGAGGCTTCATTAGGGAAATTTGTCTAAAATCCTTTAACAAATTATAAATTGCTTCAGGGTCTGTTTCGTCTGACTTTTCAAGGTTTGAGTATTTCTGAGCTCTTGGAGTAGATTTTTGAGGAAAGAATCTTAATTTTACACCTTTGTCTCTACAGTTCTGATACAGGGTCTGTAGCTCGCTTGCTGTGAAGGGTTGAGCTAGTGACTTCATTGTTCTTGGCGCAGATAGGTGAGCCGCCTCACAGACAAGCGTTATACCCTGCTCTAAAACGTTTGGAAGATTTAATACCTCTGAGTGGGATAATCTTTTGCAGTTTTTGCCGTCATATATAGTTGACTCATTTTTGCCGCAATCTAATACTATTAGTTTTTCTGTTTTCATTATTTTTATTTTTATGATATTATTTAAACTTGGTAAAAAACCAAATGATTCATGTATTATATCACACAGAGGCTCCTGTGTCAAGGCCAAAAAACGCCCATCAATACTGAGATTCGGGTGTATATATATGTATGCTGAAAGGAAAAGAAAGACAAATGGTGCTTGATTATTTATATCGAGAATGTATGAAGAATTCTAGGGATTCTTTTATGTCTCGCAAAAAAATGACTTGCAAAATAGAATCTCAATGGAATTACGAATCTTTATTACACAAAGAGAGAGTTCAAATTTATAATACAATTATCAGCCAAAAAATAATAACTTATTTAAAAGAAAATGTAATAAACTCGTTGGCTATAGATTTTGTAAATGGATCTCCCGAAAAAAGAAAAGTAAGAATAGAGGAGTGGGCATCTAATAAATATAAAACAATGTCAAAAGCTGAAAAAGTTGCTATTTGTGAAATGATTGGATTTAAATATTTAAGTAATTAGTTAATATAAAATATTTTTTGCTAAATCGACTCTCATTTTAACTTTATCAGAGAACGATAAAGTTTTTATATCAAGCTCGCTTCCTTGCAAGTGGTGAACTAAATAACCATTAGAAACGTGAACAAGTTGATGCTTTTGAGTAAGGTCGTTTTCTCCAAGTATACTCTTGGGAACCCGCGTAAAAACAAAATCTTTTGTCATATCGTTATCTATGCAATGCAAGTGGTGCAATAAAGCCATTTCATGAAAGGTGGTAAAAGGCCCTTTGTTAAGCTCAAATTTTAAATCTTGAATATGATTTAACGGTTGGTCTGCCATCCATTGGCAATAAGACAAAAATTGCTGTTTTTTTCCAGAAACCAAGCAGGGGCACTTTCCAAAAAGAAAGGTTAATGACTTGTTGTCTAAATTATGCTCAGAATAATTAATATTATAAACATCGTAATCCATAACTAGACTTGGTTCATCTTTAGTCAATGCATTCGCATAAGCCAAAAATCTTATATAATTATGAAAAACATAATGATCCCAAGGGTGGTCTCTTGAAAGCATTCCCCTGCCCATTACCAATTCAAATGTTTTTGATATTTTTTCGCAAAACTCCTCATAGTAAGGATGTTTTTCTGCATCAGATTTTGATAATAAAATTGGTTCAAAACCTTTTTGTTGCCAATTCGATTTCCACAGCTCAACTAAAGCGAAATCATTTGACCAACCTTCGATTGCCTCAAAAAAACTATATACTTTGGGATTGCTCATTAAATTCATATTTAAATAGTTGAATGTCTTTTGAATATTTTTCTTGAACTGCACGGATCATGTCTTCATTATAATATTCTGAATAATGTTTTTTTTCTGTTTTATTATGATGCGAAAGGCTGATTGCATTAATGCCAATTTTACTACAAACCAAATCGAAGTTAGATTGAAGGTTTTCAAATTTCATAATATCGACTTGATTAAAGTCGTGGTTAAAGAAAGTGTGCTGCGGTAAAAAATGCAAATGGGAATTATAAGGGTCATGTTTTATTACAAAGTCAGCAAAAGACATAGTTTTTAGATTTAATTTTTCACAAGCTTTGCGATCATCTTCGTTTATGCCCCCTTTTTTGAGGAAAAAGAATGCGCTACAGAGTCTATCCCAAGGGTTTCTTACGAAAGAGAATTGATAATATTCATTAACTGCAAATTGATCTACATATCTAGATTGCGGAGGATGGCCAAATTTAAAACCATCTTCGTCTTGATAGCTTTCTAGCGCGTTAATAAGGGTCATTCCCGCAGTTTTGGGGATATGAATAAATATAAACTTTTTTTTATGACTAATCATTTTTGAAATTGTAATTTTTCAGCTTTATTACGCTTTTTTCTTTTTCTGCAACTAGGCTTATTAATTCTTTGTTATATAGATTGCGGATATTTTCTTTATTTTTACTTTTATTACCGTGTCTAAGTTGCGGCGTTTTAATTTGAGCGTTTTTGCAAAGTTTATTGAATTCATTTTTTATATTATTGAACTCCCCGATATGGGAAATTACAACTTCGTTATTTTGATCTAGATAGTAATCGCTTTGAGCTCTATTACTTTTGATGATATCCGAGAAGGTCTCCTGGTCTGATTTATCTTTGAATAAATTTACGCACATTTTTCCTTGGTTTATTTCGGGCTCATTCCAAGCAATCGATTTATCTTTAATTTTATATTTCTCTGCATAATTTTTAAAATACTTAAAAAAACTAAAATATCTATCCCAAGGATTGCGAACAATGCAAAATGAGTAATAATCTCTGAATCTATAATCAGTTTTGCACAAATAATTAATACAATCGAGCGCTGTCCCGTGCTGATAAAAGTCTGCACTCGCATCAGGTTTCCCGACGACATCAATAATACCTAATGGGCATAAACTTTCTCGTAAAGAGCGAGAGGCTGTTTTAGGGATGTCAATTGTAATAAATTTGTTTTTATGAGAAATAAGCATTCAAAAAGAATAATGAAATTTATTGATGGTATCTGAGAAATAATTTTCAACAGTAATTTTGCTAATATCCGAATAGTGATCTCGATAATTTTTATTAGGTCTTTTGCTGTTGTGGCTTCTGTGGGGTAATTTTGTAAAACTAAGGCCAATTAACTTCAAAACTTCTTTAAAATCTTCTTGGAGGTTTTCGAACTCAATCACGAAATCACAAAGGTTATAAGGGGGTATTAAGTTTTCATTTTTTTGAACTAATCTTTTCTGAACAAATTCATCAAAAGTTCCAGAAAAAGATTTTGTTGTATTAATTGCGTGATAGTACCAAGAGACCATTCTGTCCCACGGGTTCCTAGTGATTGAAAAAATATAATAATCATCAAAATTATTTCCTTGTTTAATTATCTCTTTTTTGCAGTATAGTAGGGTAGGGTGACCAGAGGTCAGGTAGCTAGGCTCTTTTGTCGATGCGTTAAGGGAATCCTTTATAGATGTCCCTGCGCATTTTCCTGCGTGCAAAAATATAAACTTATGGTAGTTGTTGTACATTTTTACAGTAAGTCTCGAAAATTTGTCTATCCCAATAGGTTCTATCTAAAAAAACTTCTTGGGTTTCTGGATTTAGATCTTCAAAACATATTTTTTTCTTGCTTGGGGTTTGATTAAGATCTGTATGCTTTTTAGCTGTATGTTCGTCTATATCTGAAATCATAACTCCGTAGCAACCGTGAAATACGCTGTTTATAAGTTCATCGGTGCGGCTGATATCTTGTATTCGAAAATGATCTAAATATTTCTTGGCTAAAGTGAAGTGCTTTGGCTCGATGACGTGTTCGTCTTCTAAATTCAAAAGGTTTCTTATTAGCCAGCTATCTTCTATTTCGTCTGATCTAATATATTCATTAAAACTGTCAGCCCTTAATGAGTTGTGTGTTGGTTCATGTTTGCTTTCATCGCCTTTCAGATAAATAAACAAAGACCTCGCTCTTTCAAAAGGATTTCTGAGAACAGTAAAGTTTAATTGCTCTTCGCGTTTCGATGCTTTAGTTATTAAATCAACAGCCTTTCTTTGGGAGGCTATACCTGGAGAAGAGGGGTCTATACTAATTGAGAAAATCTCTACATCCTCACATATAATTGCGTGAATAAAAGATTTTAAATCTATAAAGTCAGTGTTATCGTCTCCCTCTGGTCTTCTGGTAAAATCTGAGCTTTTTAAATGTATTCCCGTTGGAGCGTGATAGCAACACGTTAATTGTCGCCCGCATTCTAGAGGAATGATTGCCCTTCTGACTCTTCCTTTTGGCTTAAGTCTGCCAGGCTCTTCTTCGTCTATGGAAACTTGATATCTTCTGTTTAGAATCATCATCCAGCTTAAAACATAAGTTCCTGCGTTTTTTGCTATATGGTGAAAAACTGGCAAATATTTTGGATTACGGTTTACTTTCATTTTTTATGCAAAATTATTGTTTGGGGATTCTCTTCTTTTACACGATCTATAGAAGTATCAGAATCAATAGGTAGGGAGTAATTCGAAATGATTGCACAGTTTATTAGATGATTTTCTGGATATGATCTATCGTCATAATACTTTCTGCCAAAAAAAGTTCCCCTAAAGCTGTGCATTGCTACATCAAAACTAATAAAGCAATTCTTTCGCGATAAAACTCTTGCCTTAATCAGTTTTTGAGATTGTTTCAAAAGAAAATTCAAGGCCACCGATTTTCTGTAAATGGCGATGCCGTTTAAATGACCCGCCCAAGGCTCAAGATCGGGGATATCCATTTTACCTTTATATATACTTCCCGCTACTAAAAATTTATTTTTCGCACAAAAATCTAGCATTTTATCGATCCACATGTCTTGAATTGGTTGGCTATCTGTTTCAATCATTAATAAATAATCATAATCAGATTGGCAAAGCGGCATCATAGATTTAAAGAATAGATTATTCGGTCCCGCGCTTCCCCCTAAGTCAGGTATTTTTTCTAGATTCATGCTTTTTAACTCTTCGGGAGTTCGTGCATATAGATCGTCAAAATCTGATAATTTGTGAGAATGAATTTTTACACAATTTACATTTTCTTTGTGCTCATAATCTAATAAACTTAAATATTCAAACTCTTCGCCTTTATTAAAAAAAATTAATATATCTATTTTTTTATCTTTCGATACTTGATTATTGAAGTATTTGTCTAAACAATCGTGTGTCATGCCAGATAGATATTCTTTCTTGGTCGTTAGTAATACTAGCGCTATATTTTTATTAAAATTCATTTTTTATTTTTTACGATAAATTTTGTTTATAAATTAATATATTCTCTAAATAAATATCTTTTACCTGTTTTTGTTGTATGATAAATAAAATCTTGAATTTCTCTAGGAAGTTTTTCTTGCATCGCTTCATACTCTTTGATGGCTAATGATTTATTATAGTTTGTGGACTTAGGGTGTTTGATGAGGTGATTTGAGTCGCGTATAACGGGCATCTTATTGATAAAGGACAACGCACACAAGACTATATCCCAACCCCATCCAAATTTATTACCTTCAAATGCTTGATGAATAGATTGAGATGTTAATTCGTTTAAAACTTCTGGACGAATAAACCAAACTGTCTCGTCGCCATTAGCTATAACTTTTATATTGTCGTGCCTAGTTTCTGCGCCTTGGACGCAGGTTATTCTATCATTAGCCCATTCAGTGTTTTCTACAATGGGATAATATATGCCAGCATTATATTCATTCATATAAAAAATAGCATCCTCTACCAACTTATTCCATTTGTCATAAGAAACGTCTCCTTGGACGTGAAATAGAATTTTATCTGTATTTCTAAATTTTAGACAGAATTTAAATAAATCAGAAAAATAACAACTATCGAAAACATTAATCCAATCTGGTTTTTTATTTTCTTGATCACTGTTAATGACTGATACGTTTTCAACTACATCTTTAATTTGATCAACAAGTTCGCAGGTGTTTTCGTATTTACCTTTCCAGTTAAATATAACCGCTTCAATTGACTTTTTTTGTACTTTTTGTTGGTTTGGAGTTTTCATTGACTGCTTTTATATATTCTGGCAGAAAAAAATACCAAGCTTCTTGGTCTTCGTTTTCAATTGCTATAATCAGTTCTTTTCTGTAAATTTCTTCCCAATCTTTAGGTGAGTCACATTTTTCGTGACTCGCGCACCCGAACAAAATAAGAAATAGCAAAAATCGCACATAATATTATACACTATAAAACTACTGTTTTTTCGTGCCCGACTATAATCTTGGGGTCTACATATATGTCATGTCCTTGCTCGATAGCTTTATGGCAAAACGCAACATCTTCCATAGTGAAGTCTGTATATCCTCCGATAGTTTTTCTTATCGGCTCGAACCAAGGGTATTTTATTGACTCAAAGACGCCTTTTTTGACAAGCATCCAACCCATTCCCACATAATTAACTTTGATTAAAGATTTATCTTTTTCAATATCTTTCGGAGATAAGAACTGAAAATGACCATTTTTTTCAAAAAACTTTTCATCCCAATCTTTTACGCAAGCAAAATTCTGCCCACCTTCCATAAGGTACAACCCCGAAGAAATACTTTTTTTGTGCTTCAATAAGTCAAGAAACTGTTTTGGGTTAAATACAATGTCTGAATCTATCCACATGATATAGTCGTAGTCGATTTTGCCGTCAAATGGCTTTTGATTTTCTCCGCGAGTTACGTCTGCACCAAGACAATTTGTTCGAACATAATATATGTTGCAGCTATAGCGTTGAGATAAAATTGGCGTGATTCCATTTGCTAAACACGTATGATAAAGCTCTGTCCAGCAAGATAAAAATCTTCCAGAAAAAGATGGGCCAGGTAAACAAAAGATAATTTTCATGATATTAGGTCGCTGTCTATAATTAGTTTTAATTTTTTTGAATGCAATAAACCTGTAGGACTTAGATATTGCCTTCCGAGTCCCACAAAGTCTTCTAAGTTTGATTCTAGGGAGTTGTTTTCGTAAGATTGATAAATTAATTCGCTACAATATAAACTCTCTACTCCGAGATCAAATAGGGCGTCGTACTCTGCGCCTTCTAATGACTTGCATTTTTGAATTGCTTTATCTATAGTGCCTTGATTTAAGTCAGGCCGCAAGATTACAACTCTATCACTTTCTTTGCAGATGTCGAAAAAAGTACTTTTTGTATAATCGTCATGTGTCATTTCACTAACTTCCCAATTTTGATCTTTTGATACGCACATAGCTGCATGAGAGAACTCTCCGGGGATTAGGAGCGTTGTGAGCTTCTTTTTGTCGATAGTTAATATAACATCTCCAGATTTTAGGGAAGAATATAATTTATGATACTTTTTGCCACGAAGTTTTGTATAGTAAGTAGTAAATCGAATATAAGGAATAACATGCTTCAACATAAACTTATATAGTTTAGTGTGCATAATATAATTTATTGTTATTCTATATAAACTTTTATTCATTTATCTCTTTTAATAATTTTAATTGTTTTTCTATATCCTTAATCTCTTGATCTATTTTAGCAGAGTAATTTTTCTTTTTGTTCACCTGTTGAAGTACGCGAGTTGTTAACTCCGAAAGTTCTTCTGCTAGTTTAAGTAAGATTTTATTTTGTTCGTTCATCTAGGTTTATGCCGCGAGCTTCACAATAAGCTAAAGAGTATCCTGTTTGAAAACTGAATCTATCTATGTAAAAAATGAACCCCACTATTACGTAGGGCTCCCAGGTTGTGAATCCAATTTTATTAAAAAGTAAAAACGATATAACCAATAAAGGGCAGAACTTGTTTAAACAATAATTGACTATTCCCTGACTCACGAAGCGCGGGTCAAAGAAATAATCCGATCATGCCTAAAAGAGCGAATTTCGTTTCTAGCAAAACAGAATGCTTTAAACCCAATGTTATTACGCTCTTCGTTTTTATTACCAAAAGACTCGGTTAGCTCTGGGCGACCAATTTCATAAGTCTTAACGGCGTTGTCAGCATTTTTATAAACAATAAAGTATTTTTGATTTTTCATTTTTTTGATTTTTGATTTTAAGTTAAACATGCTTGTATTATACTATATAATGGATTGTATGTCAAGAGAAAAAAATTAATTTCCTGTACTTCCGAATCCTCCTTCTCCGCGATCAGTCTCTGATAGTTCTTCAACTTCTTCGATATCCACCCAAGGAAGCTTCATTATAATTAATTGGGCTATTTTATCTCCGTTTTTGTAATTTTTAGCGCCCAAGGCGGGGATACTCATTCTAACTTTAATTTCTCCCCTATAACCCGAATCAATAACTCCAACAGAGTTCCTTAGATAATGATCTGTATTGGATATGCTTGACCTTGGGAAAATATATCCCACATAACCTTTTGGTAATTCTATTGCCAAGTCTGTTCCGTATTCAACGAAATAACCATTGCTCATGGTCGTAGTTGCTACCAAATCAATTCCTGCGTCGCCTTTTTTTGCGTAACTAGGAATCGATGCTCTGTCATCTAGTTTTTTAATTTTTAATTTAATTTTATCCATTTTTGTTCTTTTTAAATATTTTGTTGTGTATTACGCGAGGCTTTCTGTCGAAAATTTTTTTTCAGATTTGGGCTTATTTTATTCTCACTTCTTTCCATGAAACTAATTTTGCATTAACTAAATCTCTAATGTGTCTTTGCTTCTGACTGAGTTGGCTGTTGCCGCTCTTCACTTCAATAAAAGTTATCTCATCATCTCCGAATGAAATATAATCTATGGGTTGCCCCAAGAAGGAACACTTCTCTGGCTCAAAATCAAACTGATCTAAAAACGGTGCAAGCGTTTCTGCTATATGTCCCAATCTAACTTCACCGCTTTTCTTTTGCGATAAAACTTTTTTTCGAGCAATAGTTTCTTCGTCTAATTTTTTTTCCAACTCTTGTTTTTTTTGAATAAGCTCCGACTCTTTCTTTTTGAATTCAGAATTACTCGTTGACGTAATACTCTGTTGTTTAGATATGGTAGATTGAAGCTGCTGAATAGTTCTATTCAAGTTCTTCTCCCTTTCTTCGACAGAAGATACTCTTTCGTTAAGTTTTATTCGCAAGAATTCATTTTCTTGACGAAGGCTTTCCTCTAAGTCGTTGCTAGGTTCTCTTTCTTGCCTTCCGAAAACCAAATAAAGAATGGCGCAGATCGAGCAAAATAATAAAAACTCAATCATTTAATTCCTCCACTTTTATTCCGGCTTTTTTTATTAATTCGATTCCCGCGTTACTTTTGTAGAATTCACTATATACCACTCTTTTAATTTTTGATTGTATTATCAATTTCGCACAGTCTACGCATGGGGCAGCTGTTATATACATTGTTGCTCCGTCGCTTGATTGTGTTGATTTTGCTAACTTGGTGATCGCATTACTTTCTGCATGTAGCACTTCGGGTCTAGTTACAAGTTGACCAAAATAATCTTTGTCTTCGCATTTATTACTAAATCCAGTAGGGGTTCCATTATAGCCGTCAGATATAATCGCTTGGTCTTTAACTATCAGACAGCCAACCTGTTTCCTTTTGGCTTTTGATAAAGTCGCCCAAACATGAGCCATTTTTATATAAGCTTGATCTAGATCTGACTGATCGGCCATTTTACTTTTTCCAAAGTTGAAAAGATTTGAATTGCTTTAGGTCTTCAATTGCAACCTGAGTAATTTCTTCTTTTTTACCTTTTCTTTTGTAAATTTTATACTTCGCCTGTTTAGCTAGAGAAACAAACGGCAAGTCGTATCTAATTTTTTTGCTACTACCTAACCAATCGACAAGCTCTTTCCTGTTGACTATAACAAAATCATAAACTCTTTCGAAAGCAATAAAATCTGCGTCTCCGTGCACCCACCCAGGCTCTCCGTTTGAATTTTTAAATTCAATCCATAGCCAAGACTGACTCTGCTTTTTGTTTTTAAGTTTCTTAACATCAAATCTTAACATTAAGGCTTTTCCCTCTTTCCCTTTAGCCTTTAAGATATGCGTTACGTTTTTTATTTCATTTTGATGGCGGGGGACAAATTCAGGAGAGTACCCCCTGTTTGTTGAAAGGTCTTCAAATGAAACTCTGGAATCTTGGCTCGGAAGTTCTTCCATTACCTAATTTTTGATGGGTTTTCAGTTGCAACCACTTTAACTTTTCGGGCGTCCGGATCTTTCCATTGCTTGAGTACCGATACAAGCTTCTCTGCCCTTGCGTTCGCGTCATCTTTTGATGAATAATTTCTATCTTCAGTTCTTCTTGAATTTCTTGTGACTACGTATACTGTTTTTTTTGTGTTCATATATATTATATAATGTTTTTGACTAAATTAAGGCCGTTTTTTGTTATTTTTCTTTCTCCGTCTATTTGAATAAAATTTCTTCTAAGGAGATACACTTCATGATCTCTCCTAAGCGCCGTTGGACTCAAGCCTGTTACCGCTGATAGCGTCTGAAGCTTGCAGCTTCCTCTGTCCGCTAAAATCTGTAATATTTGTTTTTCTGTACAGGTAATTCCTTCTGGAAGAATTCCTAATAGGTCAACAAGGTTATTAAAGTCTTGCAGCTCAAAAGTGTTTTGGTTTTCGCTCTCGCAATAAAGGGTAATTTCTTTTGATCTCATTACTGCATTTCTTGCGTTACCCCTAACAGTAGAAGACAATAATTTTAAGCCTTCATCTGAGAAGTTAATGCCATCGCAATTTAACTTGACGATTTCTCCTAAATTATCAGAAGAGTATTGTTCAAAATCAACTGTAGTTAATCTATCCTTTAGCGGGGGAAATAATTTATCACTTTCTGTAGTGGCGAATATAAAAGTTTGCTTGGTAAAATCAAATGTAAAAGTTTGATCTTCAAAAGTAAAATCTTTTGTGTTAGTTTTTTCTGTATTGAATATGGTTAAGAATGCCATCGTCAAATCTTTCGGCAGGGCGTGAGCTTCATCGAATAAAATGGTGATCTCATTGTTCATAATAATCGGAATAAAAATCTGCTCAAAGAATTGTTCGTTGTTCTTGATCGTCGAGCAATTTAATTCTAAGAATGGGCGTTTTGCTCCGTCTTTATTTTTTAAATTTTTAGCAAACTCTTTTGCGAATAGAGTTTTACCCAAACCTTTTGCTCCAACTAAATTTAGGAATGGGCAAGTGCTTGTTGCATTATAAGCCTTAAGATAGAAGTTTAACTTCTTCTTTACGTTTTCTTGCCCAATTAAATGAGAAAAATAATTATTCATCGTCGAAGTCTGTAAGGGCATATTCTATTTTATCTTCCACAGATTGAGCTTCACTAAAATCGTGAGATGTGGTTTTGTTTACTAAATAATTTGCGTACAACCTGCCCTTTACCCAGTCTTCGCTAACTGGAATTTTTAAAACTTGATCTGACGCAAGCTTTGCAATTTCTTCAATAGACAAGGATACAGTCGGGGCTGCCGCTGATTTACTGTGGCGACGTCTCCTAGGAGTGCCGTCTTTGTTTAGTGAGATTTTTTTCATATGACACTATTATGCCATAATACTCGCTAAATGTCAAGAGCAATCTTTAACTAATTTTTTTCTTTTGAAGTTCAAGCATTTCTTTTTTTAACTGCTCTATAGAAGAGTTTTGCTCACTAATTAAGTCCTTTAAGTTGTCTATTTCGTTTAAGGCTAAAATTAGCGCGTCGTCTGGCTCGAAGCACACTTCGAATTCTTCATCATCATCTTCATTCATAATTTTTTAATATATTGGGTGAATAAATTTAATCCTATTTGATACTTTTTTTCAAGTATTTGCCTCTTCCCTGGAGAAGAAGGTTTAAGTGGCTGCTTTAATTCTTTAAATGCTATATAGATTTGAATCAGTATTTTCTTCCACTCTTGCTTTGAGAGTTCTTCTGGTCGGTCGTTTAAGTTTTTCTTTCTTTTTAAAACTTGCTTGATAACAAGATTGCATAACTGTTCGTCAAAGGGCTTTGTGCTTTCAACTTCAATATAAACCTTTTCAACCTTTGTTTCGATTTGTTTTTCAACAATTTTTTCAGGCTTTGTTTTTTTTTGTTTTGGTTTTTCTTCTTTTTTTCTAAAGAAGTTTATTACTTTTTTAAATATATTCATTTTCAATTTGACTCCAATGAAATTGTATTTGATCTATGTCTATAGGCAGAAGATTCCATACTTCACAATTAAATGTATTTTTGTTTGTCCAATCCATTGTATTTTTTATTAAGTACACATGTTTAATGTTGTCGAATTCTCCGAAATCATAATAAAGGCATTCCATTTCTAGTCTATTTTTTCTGAGCGCTTGACACCTCACTGTTGGACTATACTTTGAGAAGCCCCCTATTAATTTATGATAAAATCTTTTGGGGAAATAAATATTATTTTCAAAATAAATGTCATTTATATTGTCTCCGTTTCTTGCTAAACCAGACATTAAAACTACATCCGAGAATGACTTATGAAAAGAGTCTAACAGGTCATAAAAAAGTATAGTTGCACTATCGGTAAAGACAAACTTTTTTATATTTTTCATAAAATGGTGGACGCGGCGGGAGTCGAACCCGCGTCTTTAAATTTTTAATAATACTCGTCTACAAGTTTAGTTAATTTTTTTTATAGTTATGATATTAACATCTAACTTATTGTTTCAATTATTTGCCCCCGAATAATTCAGTGAACTACAGTTTATTAACAATAAAACCTTTTCTGTTTTGCAGATGAATGACCCCTCGTCTGTGTTATCTGCGTCAAACAGGGAGAGGAAGCAGGCTTAAGCTGCTAATGCGAGCTTTTCAGCTTTTGGGCTGAAAGCTACAACACGACTTTTATTTTTGCCATGTAAGAAAACGTGCCTTTTAACGAAGCCTGGCACCTCTTCGACTTGCGGGGTACAAATCCAATTTAAATCGAATCCAGTACGCGCCCATTAAAATGTTAAAGAACAATTACTTATTTGAATTCTTGCCAAGATCTGCCAGACCTTGCCCGAGAATATAAGCAACAATAGGAGTTACGATCTGCATGACTACGTCTTGGGTAAGACCAAGGTCATAAGCGTAATTAAGAATGGGCACTGCAGTAGCTACTGCAGATGCCCAAAACTTTTTACTATGCCAGAATGGTTTTTCCATAGCGTATTATTACACTTTATTAGAACAATTCTTCTGGAACTTCCTCATCAACTTGAGCTGCAGCCTGAGTTGCTACTTCTTGAGTTGCTTGCTCTGCTGTTTTTTCAACTTGAGTTTTTTGAGACTCGGCGTCTTCAGAACGATAAACTACGTAATCTGGAGCTCTCTCGTTCTTGTCTCTACCCTTGTTTGTGAATACTACCACCTTGATGGTTTCTTCTACTCCAGGCATGGTTTCCATTTTGATTTGACCCGATAGGTACTTTTGACTTTTTCCAGAACGAACCCATAATGCTCCTAGCTCTCTACTTTTCCACTCTGACTGTTTTTCTGACTGTTTTTCTGTATTTTCCATAATTAATTTTTGTTGTATAAATTTTCTAATTGTTTAATAAATAAAGGTTTTGCTCCTTGTGATAATTTGTTGTATTGTTTTTTAGCTCGAGAATATACTCTCTTACTTGTTTCGTCCGAACAATTTGGATCGAAGTTTAAAATTTTTCTTATTTGTTTTGCTACTGTGTTGTTCATGGGATTGATTATACTATATATTTTGTAATATGTCAAGTATTAATTTAATGTTTTGAAATATTGTATAGCCGCGGGTTCATAACTATTGCGGGTATAGTAGTTTTTTATGCCTGAATTTTTTTCTTTTGTGAAGTTATGTAGTTGCGGGTCTCTTGATATAGACATAACCTTAAAGCCTGACCTTTTTGCGTAATTCTCCGCAGTTTTAAGCAGTTCGATCATTATTTTTTTATGTTTAATTGTTGATGCATATTTCCCAGGAACCTGCCATAATATTTCTTCAAATATTTTTTCATTCATCATAAAGTTTTTATTACCCGAAAAAACGCAACCCGCTAAACTGCGACCATTTTCCTCGAAAGACCATAGCTTTATGAAAGGTAATATTTCTCCTGTTTGTAATGTGGAAATAAATAAAGATTTTAAGTTTTTTTCTATAGAGTCTGGGTCGAAGTGCCTTCCTTGTCTGCAAGATTGATGAGTCCAGAATATTTTATTTTCTGGGCAATTCCATTCTCTAGCTAGTTTGTCAAAATGATTTATTGATTTTACTTCTTTTATCATACCTTTGTAAATTCTACCGAATCAAAAGCCTTAATGCTATGTCCGCCAGCGTAACTAATTGCACTTTGAATATCTTCACTGATTTCTTCAAGCTTTCTCTCGTAGGTCATCCTATTATCTTCAATTGCATTTAGTTTGCCTTCTATATGGTTGAGACGCCCTTTGTTTTCGTAACTCGCCGAACCGTAATAACCTTTTAGATAGTCTCCATTAAATTTTATAAGCTTAGCTGGGCTATCTGTACACGCTGCAAATAAGCCTCCAGCCATAACCATTCTTGCTCCTGCAACTAAAGCTTTAGCTACATCTCCGTTGCAAGAGACTCCTCCGTCTGCTATAATTGGAATTTTTTCGCAATCTTTACCTTCAAAATCTCCGCTATATAAGTTGGAGCAAGATTGAGTACAAGAAAACATGGGTACTGTAAATCCAGTTTTGTCTTTCGTAGTGCAAGGTGAACCTTGCCCGACTCCAACCTTAACCATATCTGCGCCCCACCGACTTAGATCTTTAACTGCCTGAGGTGTTGCAACATTTCCTGCAATTATTTTTGTATCAGGTAAATTATCTTTTACAAATTCTATCATTCTTTTCATTTTTATTGAATGACCATGCGCAATATCTATTGTTAAAAAATCTAATCTTAATTTATTGGTTCTTAATTTATGTATAATTGTTTTATCTTTATCTTGAACTCCTATACTAAAAGATATTGTTTTCCAATTTTCTTCGTTTGCAATTGCAATGTCTTCTGGTATATCATTATTAAATCTATGCATAATATAGAAGTAATCATTTTCGCTCATCCACCTTGATAGATTAAAGTCTATTACGGATTTCATGTTAGCGGGAATAATTGGCAGTCTATATTGTTTGCCGAATAATTTGATTGATGCGTCGCAGTTATCTCTACTTTCGCATTCGCTGTAGTTTGGAACTAATGCTATATCAGAATATTTATATGCTTCATTCATTTAAAATCTTCATCTTCTTTTTGTTGTTTAATCCAAAACAATGCACCGAGTATCCCAAAGACCAAAAAATCTCCTGGAAAAAATTCAAATGTTGCTGCTAGAACTTCCATTATCTAAACTCTTTCCTCAATAGTCTCCACCTGTCAGAGTCGATGGGCTTGCTCCCCCCATCTATCGCATAAAGCATTTCAACAATCTCTTCGACGTTATTGTATATATATTTATGAGGGAACATTCCCAGCATCCACAGCGGAGTTTTTGCTTTACCCCCTTCCATGCTAACGAAAACAGGTTTTTTCTCTCTTACTGCTGTAACAATTTCTTCTGCACTTCCCCAGCTCGCAACTTCGGGAACTAAGTGAGCTATTATAAAGTCGCTGCGATCAACTAAATTTAAATCATACGCTCTGACTGTTTTCATTCTATCTGTGACTCTATCATACTGCTTCGTTCGCATCCAGGTTTCCATTTCTTCGCGAGAAGCTTCGTCTTCTTCAACATCCTTTATGAAAGGTTTTTTATAAGGGTCGAAGCAGGTGATTGAGAGAGGGCTTAATTTCTCAGAAACCTCTTCTCTCCAATTTCTTCCGCTCACATATTGCATGTGACCTACTAAGTAACAACTTGTTTTGTATAATAGATTTTCTTCTTTCATGTATTCAGTATACAACATACTGAATTGAAAGTCAAGCTTTATCTTATTGCGTGAGTGTGAACTTTATATCCAGCAGATATATTCGCTCCAAAAAGTATGTGGTAAGATGAAGCTGTAACTCCTGATATAATATATGGCACAATCGAATCTTGGGTGGTTTCAATAGAGGCAGATACCGACGGCGGAGCGGAAAAGGGGCTTGAGAATGTTATTTCATGAGCGCTGCTTCCTGCAGTTAAAAAAGAAACAAAAGACTGTGCTTCTGTTTTATGTATTGAAGATTCTCCCGTCGCTCTTGCTGTAGTTTGAAGTTGATAATTTGCATTCGGTAGGCTTGAGCCGAAATTTATATGATAATCTGTTTCCGAGACGCCTGAAATTATAAATGGAATAATTGGGCCGCCCGAATCATTCTGAAGAGTAATATTTACAATTGGAGATTCGTCAAAAGTTTTTGGAAAATCAATTTTATGAGATTGAACTCCTTCTAATAGATTTGTAGAAAAAGATATTGGTTCATCTTGAGAATTTGGGGAAACTTTTTTCCATTCCCCGCCCACACCTGTGACATATAAGTTTTCTATATATGCGTCCCCAGAAACAGAGAGCTGTCCCATGGGCGAATCTGTGTTTATTCCCAAGAATCCATCGTTTGTAATTCTAACTTTTTCTTGAGAGTTGACATCAAAACTAATAAAGTCTTCGGCAGATTCAGATAATTTAACTTTAGTTGAACCTCCTGCTTGCAAGCTAATTTCATCTTCTGAAAATTGAATAAAAGTGTCGGCGTCTTGGTGGTGAATAATTTTTTCCCCAACATACAAGTCTTCTGTTATTTCTATATTACCGTCTATAAATGCATTTCCTGTTTGGTTGTAATCTCCAGAGAGAAACAGATTTCCTTGTGTGACAACTCCGTTTTTAAAGAATGAATTTCCTGTGATAGATAGATTTCCTCCTTCTATAGACGCACCTTTAATTGCCACATCTCCAAGGAAAGATATATCTCCTGTTGCTTCTATAGTTCCTTCAAAAAAAGAATCTCCAATAACATGCAAAGAATATTCGGGCTCATTTGTTTTATCTACAAATCCAGATCCAACTCCTATATTTTCAAACAAACCTGTTTGACCTACGAAAATATTTCCACTAATATCTCCTGTTTGCGTGACATCGATAACTTGGTTGAGGTATATTGTGTCTTGAAATGTGCAAGTGTCTGCAAAAGTTTTGTGGCCGCTTATAATTTGCGTGCCTGTTAGTCCTACAGAATTTGAAACTAAAGACTGTTTTAGTTTTTTATAGGTTATTTTTTCATTTCTTACCCCTGACCTTGCAACCAAAAATAATGCTTGATCATCAAAATTTCCTGTTGGTAATGTTGGCGCAATTGAAAATTGATCAATATTAGAATATAGCAGACTAACTTCTGGTAAATTTGATATTCTATTGTCCTTATTCATTTTATGTTATAATTGAAGATGCTGCTCTAGAAGAAAAAGTGTGAATTTTATATTGAGAATTGATTTGTGCTCCGAATTTTATTGTATAATCGTTGGTATTTACACTAGATATTATATAAGGGACTATGGGAGATTCTGCTTCTATGGTTGTTGTAACCACAGGATTAAAGGCGAAGCTATTTGGGTAAGATATTGTATATTGCTGCTGACCCAAGGGCAAAGAGGTTGTGAATGTTTGCATGTGGCTTTGAGTATTATATGCAGAGCTCGAATTGGCAAAAACATTTGTATGAACAATGTAGTGCTGGCTAGTTGTTGCTTGACCCAATCTAATTTGATATTGTTTATCTGTGACGTCATATATAGCGAAAGGTATTATTACTTCTCCGTTTGAATTTTCTATTCTAATTGATAAAACTGGTTTGTCTTGGTATGTTCTTGGTAGTGCGATTGTATATTCCGACACACCTTGCGGTAGTCTGGTTTTAAAACCTAAAGGTTTGTCTGCAGAAGAGTATAGCTTTCCAAAATTATTATAACCTTTTATATAAACACTTTCAATATAAGAATTATTTCCTACGGACAGATTTCCTGTTTCTAGATTTGTGCCTATTTTAAGGTCTATGTTATCATTTATAGATATATTATTTTGATTATTTGTAACAAAAGATATTTCGTTTATATTATCATCTATAATTATTTTATTTTCTGTGCCTGCTGATAATGTAATTGAATTTCCTGTATATATTATATTAGAATCTACATCTTGAAGGTGATAAATATTTTCTACTCCTGTAATGTTGGAATAAACCGATAAATCTCCGTCTATATTCATGTCTCCAGTTTGAACAAAGTCTCCTGAATGTAGCGCTTGCCCTACTGTATATATGTCTTCATCGAAAGAAGCTGTACCTGTAGAAATTAATTCTGCAGCTATAATGTTATTATTTAAATTTAAGGTTCCTTGAAATAAGAAATCGCCAGAAATTGTAAAACTTCCATCGAAGAGAGTCGAGCCAGAAACATTTAACGCAAAAGACGGATCTGCTTGTTCTTGGAATTCTGGGGTGCCAATAGTTAAATTATCAAACAAACCAGATTCTCCGACAAAAACATAACCGCTAATGTCTCCCGTTTGGGTGATATCTAGCGTTTTATTTAATCTTGTTTCTCCTTGAAAAGTACAAGGGTCTGTAAAAGTTTTATGCCCGCTTATTAATTGAGCTCCCGTTAGATAGAGCAGGTTGTCTATAACGGATTTTTTAAAGTTAGGTAAGGATATTTTCTCATTATGAGATCTAGCTCTAGCTATCATTAAGAATGCATCGTTGTCCGAGTCGCTGATATTTGACTCGCCACTATTGTACAATGTATTAAGTTGGAAATGCTCCGAAAATAATGCATCGCATTCGTTTAAATCTGAAATTCTATTATTAGGCATAGCAGGCAATGTTTATTACACATAAATGATAGAAATAGTGTAATCATCTTTTGATGACCCAATCAATTATTAATCGACTAACTTATGAGCGAATAGGTATTCTGTTAACAGATTCTCCAGCTTATAAAACTTCTGGGAGTATTTTCCATAATTTAACAAGAGTTCAAGATATAAACTATAGCTTTGCTCATCAATTAATTGATATTAAATCCGTAGGCTCTGACAAACTGATGAAGAAGGATCAGGAGTCTCCGATGGTGCGCCAGCCAGAAGTTAATGTAGATATAAATTATTTATTTTCTCAATCTAAAAATGAAGAAAAAATTGGTTTATATGTTGGTGCTGATTATAGTGTTTTAAAAAATTTCTTTTCTAGTCAGACTGATGATATAAATATAATAATTGCATCTTCAAGAAACTCTGGAAACGAAGATATTAATTTTCTTACAAATTTTTATGACTTTAATGTGGTTGGTGTTGGTAATTGTTTTTTAAGTAATTTTAGATACCAAGCTTCTGTTGGTCAGTTGCCTACTGTAGCAATAAGCTACAAGGGCAGCAATATGAAATTTGATCAATATGATCCTGCAAACAAACCCACTCTTCCAGCAATACAGCTCGGAATGAATAATCAGGATTCGCAAGAAGAAATAACCCTAAATCAAGATAAATTTGGAGACGGTCTATCAGAGCAAGTTTCATCAATCGCCCCAGCAAATATATCAATAGACATAACTAAAAAAAGCGGTAGTCACGGAGGTTCTCCAATAGAATCTGTTCATGCGGCGATTCAAAATATTAATATCGACCTACCTATTGAGCGGCAAGATATTTATGGATTTGGAAGCAATTATGTATTTGACAGAAAAATAAAACTTCCTATTATTGGGCAAACATCAATAGATATGATTTTAAGGGAGTATAGCTCTGGTGAAATTGACTCTTTTTTTCAACAAGGTGCAATATACGATATCACTATAACGCATTTAGATAGAAAATTTGTCGAGGGGTCTGAAGTTATAACCGCGCCCAATACAATTTTTAAAATAGAAGGCGCTCAATTAAGAGAGCAGGCCTTTCAGTCTTCTATAGGAGACTCAACCATGGTTAGCACCAACCTCTCATTTGAGGTTGGTGAAAAAGAAGGCTTGAAGTTATATACTGCTTAAGTATTAAGCGAAAGTATCTTCTATATTTAAAGCATTTCTTGAGCCAGAAATAAATATTCCTCTTGCGAGATCTTCTGGGCCACCTAGTTGAGCTGTAAATGTTAAATCTACACTCTTGTTGTCGCCAATTGAAGAACTGAAAGATTCACCTTCTAACTGTGCAGCACCAACGCGGTATTGCATAGCAATCGCTCCAGTTCCATATTGGTCTGGCTCTCTGAGGGTGAAAACTAAATCATGCTCTTCTTGATCAAATAAAATGTCTGTAACATTCCCAGCTTTAAGTTCTGATAAAATAGCGCTAACCGAAACGCTGATATTTACTGGAAAGTCTACAACTTTACTGTACCCATAACTATTTCCTAACCTTTGGAGGGTAGTTCTTGAGATCGGCACGTCGATACTAAAGCTTTGAATGTGGGCAGAACCCGAACCTTCGTAATCTTGCCAAGGCTCTTTTGATGGAAGGAGTTCAAATCCCCCAGCTCTTCCGTGACCAAGAGACATACTAATGTCTCCTGGGCGAAGACAAGATATTCCTTCGTCTGTGTCTGATGTTGGAACATCTGTCACTCCACTTATTGCATCAGGTACTGAAAACTCTATACCATCAATAGGTGTTCCAAACTGAGTGTTAATCGCTGGAGTGTCTAAATTGTCGCTTCCTATATAACTTTGAAGATTAAGCCCTTCGATTGTAACGCTGGCTGTAGGCATACTTCCGACAGAAGCTTCCATTGAGTAATTTGTTACATAACCGTTTCCTAATGCGATTACGTTCTTTTCGCTAGAGGCGCTGGAATTTCCTACTGCATCACTTCCTTGGGGAGTTGTTAATATAAAGAAATTATGTCCATCTGGATTTGCGTTTGAGGTCGCACCACCCAAGAGCACTTCGGGTGGGAATGCACTGTTTTGACCGTCAACATTCATTCCTAAGATTTTTTCGTTCACTCCATTTGTCAAGTAGTACGAAAAGTCTAAATTAACTGTTGGGGGATCGATTGCTACTGAATCGATTCTTGCGAGCTGACCAAATTGATTAACGTCTTGCCTATTAATTGTAAAACTATAGTTTGCGCTTTGAACTCTTCTGAGTTGTTGAATTCCGTTTTTTACGTCTCCGCCTCCCGCTGCAAGGGTTGTAGCTTCTCCATGTGTTGCTACTCCAGAATAACCTGCAGAATTTAGACCTGAAACTGTGAAGTGATACCCAGTGGCATCAACTGTTCCCGCGTATAACGCTTCGCTTTGATAAATTACTCGTGCTCTTGAATTTGACATAATATTGAAATGATAGGATTAATTTCTGTTGTAAGTTACATTTTTTATACAGGAAAGGGAAATTTTTATGATCTTGGAAATCTTAGATTTGTTATTTCAAAATCAATAAAACCAACAAAAAGAGAGGCATCTACATTTTTACTCACTCTGTCGCTTAATTTAGAGGCTCTCGCTTCTTCTATATGAAAAAAGTTATTTGCTTTGCTATTTACCAAGTCTTTATAATTAAATCCTGTAATATCTCCGTATTCTGTGAGCGGGTAATCCGAATAGTCTAATTTTTTAAAAACTTCGTTTTTGGAGTCTGTGAAAGCTGATAGCGCTCCATCTAGTTGGTATGTATTCTCAGCAAAAACAACGCATCTTATATTTGTTGTTGTTTTATCTTCCCCTCCGAATGCAAATGGTTCGTTTTCAATCAATTCTGGGTTTACAAAAATAGCTGGAATAACTTGAGTGTGTGGCGCTATTCCTGATAAATCTTGCTTGAATCTTCCGTTGGAGTCGAATTTGCTTTCTATTATCAATTGCTCTTCTGTTTGGTTTGTGATGTACCAATTAAATTCTTTTACTGAATATTGTCCGCTAAGTGTTGTATTATTTGCGCCGAATGATGAGTCAAGAATAACTCTACCGTCATCAAAGTCAAGTATCAATCCATTATCTCCTCTTTCTAGCCTCGCTCCATTATTGTAAATACCGCTTGGAATATTGGCCCCATCAATGCTTTCGTCAAATACCCACTGTTTGTGAGGGCTACTATATGTTACAAATGCATCTCCAAGTTGGTCGTCAACACCCATAGGATATAATGGTGATACATAATTTTGAAAAGCTTCAGCCTTGTCTGTAATAAAATTATCCGCCCACAGCATAAAGCTTGTCGTTAGTTCGTGTTGGAATTGCGGTTTCATTAAAAATAAGACTTGGACACTCTTGACGCGTCAATTGAATTTAAATTTGTTTCGAATTTAGATAGTAACTCTTTTACGTAAGAAATTCTAACTCTTCCGCCTTCTGGTCGACTTGTGTTTTGAAAACCCGCTCCAGATCTACTCGAATTAATTGTTTTGTGCATATATTGTCCAAGGTTAGGTATTCCCCTACTTTCTAATTCCTGAAGCCAGCTTGAGCCTGTTGCCCAAGGCATTGGTGTTGCGGCATATATATCTCTGCTTGAAGGCGCAGTAATAATATAAGTCCAAATAAAACCGCTTTTTCCCATTTGTCTTCTTTTTGTTATAATTTCTATATTACTTAATAATTTTTCTAAATTTTTTATTGGATCTTCTCCTCTATCAAATCCTATAAATCCAAATAAATTGCCCTGCGGTAGTGATCCTGTTATGTTTGAGCTTCCTGATCCACCTTTTAATTCTCTTGTAACTGGATGCGATTCGAATTCGCTGATAAATTTTTTATGAACAATATTAAATTGTTGTTGTATTATTTGGTGACCCTGGGAAATGAGTTGTCGATCTTTCGCAACTTGACTTCTAATTGAGTTTCTTAGCGATCTACTGAGTGGACTGGCCATTTGTCTCGATTGGTCTAAGAAATAAAGTTACAAACTGAATAACATCAAATAATCCATGAGGTCTTGGGTCGGACTCTATGTGAAACATTCTTCCGTCAAACTCCATTCTTTTTGCAGACTTTATGTATTCATAATCTTCGATTTTTAGTTTTATTCGAACCATACTATTTGGGTCAGGTCGATTAACCTTAACTTGAGTATCGGTTTCTCCAAAGTATTCTAAACTTCTGTCTGTGTCGTAACGAATTCTAGCTTTAAAAACTTTGCGAACTGGTACATTTTGAACATTAGGAGTTGTGCTTCCAGCGTTCCTATATAAATAGTTGTAAGATGGGTCTGTACTAACAATAACCTTTTGGGCTTCTTTATATACAATAATATCTCTTCCAAAAGTATCGTGAAGATCTAATAAGTTTGCTGCAATGCTTGCGCGCTCAGAGGATGAAAGAAATTCTGCCATGCATCCTTTTACACTAAACAATATTTTTTGTGTATAGATTTATAAGGTATAAGGATTTACAACTAATAATATATGGACGCAGAAAACATTTTCAAAAAATGTTATCACAGGAATACGGTTTCCCTCTTTAAGGGTTTCCTCGTTATGCTTGAGGATTTACATAAAGAACATCAAATTAATTTTGATAAATTAAAAACGCATCTTCCTGAAGGTTGTTTACCTATCGTAGATCAAGCTGATTACTTCGATGAAGAAAAATTACAATATCTAAGAAAAAGGACTTTAGATATAGGTAACGAAACAATTAGAAATATCGAAGGAGAATTAGATAATTATACTATAGAGTTTACATTTAAATAATAATTATTATGGCAGAAGCAACAATAGAAACACAAACAATGGATGATACTCGCAAAAAGCTGCGAGAAATTTATAGCTTTACTTTTGAGAAAACAGAAAAAGTAAAAAGAACCGAAACGAATACAGTCAAGAACGAAGAGACTGGTGAATCAGAGGAAATCACTGTAACAAAAGAAGTTTCTGAAGCTATTCCTTATAGGGTTGTAATGAAGCAACCTACGCGCCGCCAAATCGAAGAAGCAGAGCTTGAGTTTAGCGTTGAAATGAGTAATTGTATTAAGAAGGGAATTCTAACAAAAGCAATGCTCGCAAAAAAATATAGCGACACAGGTGGACTTCTTGCTGAAGAAGACGCAAAGGCTTTAACAAAAATGTATGTAAACTACGGCGAACTTTCTCAAGAGAGCGAAAAAATTCAAATCAAAAGCGTTCAAACTGAAAAAGATGAAGCTCGTCTCAAAGAAATTTCTGGCGAGATTGCTATTTTAAGAAAAGATATTGTTAATGTTGAAACATCATATTCTAATTTATTTAATCATACTGCTGATGTACGAGCTGAGAATAAAGTTATTCAATGGTATATATTGCATCTTACTTTTATACAGAAAGACGCCGAAGATGATTTGGATCCATTGTTTGAAGGAAATGATTTTGAGCAAAAGCTGCAAACATATTATGATCTAGAAGAACAGGGTAGTGACTTGTATGATTTGGTTGGCGGAAAAATTGCAGCACTATTTAGTTTCTGGTATTACAGTTCTGGCGCAGTATCAACCGCTGACTTCGAAAAGCTTGACAACGACATCGAAGAAGGTAATGTTTAATATGCGTGGAAACTGTCAAGCGCAGAAAGATATTTAGAGATATAGTTCGTGGTTATTCAACCACAACACTAGAAGAGGATTTTGTATATATCAAACATCTAACTCCTCATGATCAAGTAGAACTTGAGGAGATCGAAGAAAAGTATCATAATATAGCACTTCGCAGGGGTGTGCCCACCGAAGAAGATATGCTGGTGTTCCTAAAAGAGGAAGATCAGTGGAAAGATTCTGACGATAAATTTATTGAAGATAAAACATATTTTCTTGAGACTTTAAAAACTGCAAAAACTAAAATGGTTCTTAAGCGCCAGATAGATAAGCAGGATGAATTGATTCTTGAGGAAACAATAGCTTTACATAAAAAACAAAACGAAAAAGCCTCGCTCTTGGGTAACACTTGTGAGAAATATGCACGCGATAGATTAAATGATTTTTATATGATTCGCAGTTTTTATGAAGATAAAGATTTAACCACCCCTCTATTTGATGAGCAGAAATTTGATGAACTCGAAAATCATGATATTAAAAAAGTTGTTCTTCGATACAATGAATTATTCGAAGCATTTAATGAAGAAAATGTACAATATACTATATTAGAAGAATTTTATAATCCATATCTTAGTTTTGCTGAAGATAGTATGCAGTTTTATGGAAAACCATTTTGTAATTTAACATATAATCAAATAAGATTAATTGTATATACTAGAGTATTTAAAAATATATTTGACTCAAATGAAAATATACCAGATAATATAAGAAAAGATCCCGCGAAATTGTTAGAGTTTGGCAGTAGCTCAAGAGAGGAGAGGGACAAGGCGAAAGATAAATTATCAAAAGGTGATGCAAGTACATTGGTTGGTGCAAAAGATGAAGATTATGAATACCTTGGAATACAAAAACCGCAGGGTGGAAAAGATCTAGACGAAGAGACTAGAAAAAAAGGTGGTAAGTTAAATATGCAAGATTTAATGAAATTGCATGGCGTAGGATAATTTTAGTGTATTATTACCTTGAATAAGGAATAAGGTAATATGGCTATAAATCTTAACGTACAAGGTAATACACAACCTCTTGAGGCTGCGGTTCAGGCTGCAGTAAACAGAATACGTAAAACGCCTATAAAAATAACTGTTGACGACAAGGGTGCCACTCAACCCCTCGGAAACATGAAGCGCGGTGCCGACGAATTTAGTAAGTCAATGGAGGCTGCTAATGCTCGTATTATAGCTTTCGGAGCTAGTATGGCAATTATCAATGGAGTTTCTGATGCTTTCAAGGCAATGGTTAAAAATGTTGTTGAAGTTGAAAAAGCTTTAGCAGATATTAATGTTGTTATGGGTTTGTCTGCGACCAACTTAGACAAATTCTCTTCTGGTTTATTTAAGGTCGCAAAAGAAACTGCTGCAAGCTTTGATGTGGCTGCCGCCGCCGCAACAGAATATGCTCGTCAAGGTTTAAAAGTAGAAGAGACTTTAAAAAGAACAAAAGACGCTTTAATCCTGACTCGATTAACAGGTATGGATTCTGCAAATGCTGTTAAAGCTTTAACTGCAGCAATGAATACATACGGAGATCAAATAAAAGATACCACTCAACTGGTAAGTAAATTTGCTGCGGTTGACGTTCAGTTTGCGGTTAGTGCAGAAGACTTTGCTGATGCAATATCTCGTACTGGTCAGGCTGCAAAAAGTGCTGGAGTAGATATTGACGAATTGGTTGGTTTGGTCACCGCAGCTCAACAGCAAACTGCTAGAGGTGGTAAGGTAATCGGAAACTCATTTAAAACAATTTTCACAAGAATTGGTAGAACTGATACTTTAAATCAATTAGAAAATTTGGGAATAGCTGTTCGTGATGTAGAAGGTAGAACGCTAGGAGCAAAAAGAATTTTAACTGACCTTGCAAATACTTTTGATCATTTGAGCGAAGCTCAAAAAGCACAAATCGCACAAACCGTTGGTGGGGTTTTTCAGATCAACGTGCTTAAAGCTGTTTTAAGTGACGCCGCGAAACAAAATGGTATTCTTGCTAATGCAACGCAAATTTCTGCTGGAGCAACTGATGAAGCAATAACGAAAAACGAACAATTGCGGCAAACTATGGCTGCTATGGCCAGCGAAACAGGTTTAGCTTTAAAAGAAGTTAGTGCTCAAATTGGTGAAATTATGCTTGCTCCAGGAATGGAGAAGATTTTAAATATAGTAAAAAGCATGACCGAAGGTGTTGGAGATATGCTTGGAACTGGAGAGGGTGCAGGAAATACATTTGCAAAAGGATTTTTAAAAGGTTTGGGTAATATTATAACTGGCCCAGGTTTGGTTGTGATGGTCGCGGTTTTTACTAAGTTATTGATTAAAGCTGTTCAATATGCTAGAGACAGTTTAAAATCATTGATCGGTGTTACAAGCGAAGCTCAAAAACAAAAAGCTATTCAAACTTCTTTGGTTACATTGTTTGGCCAGAACGCTGCGCTAAATAAAGAAATGCTTCGCACCGACATAAGCCGAACCGAAAAAGAAAAAATAATTTTAAGTTTGCTTAAGGCTCAGGTTATGGAGGCTAACGCTTTAAATAGCCTGACAAAACAAATGTCTACAACTTTGTATTCAAAAGGTTATGGAGCTAATTTAGCTCCAAGGCGAGGTAAAGCTGGTGGTCATATTCCAAATTTTGCAGATCCAGAAAGACAGCAAGCTGCGCGAGGTGGATATGCTGCTGGAAGTATTCGCAGTATGAATATGCCTGGCGAAGGCTCGGTAATATATAACAGCGCAGAAAAAGTAAAGAATTTTAAGGGCATGACTCAGCCCGCTATAATGCCTCCTCATTCAAGCAAGGCTGGAAAAAATTATCAACAAGCATTTGGTAGTATACATGGATTTGATCCATATGCTGCAAGAGGATATATACCAAATTTTGCATCTGCGCAAGAAATTGGCAGTAAAAACGCAAAAAAAGCGGGTAAAGTTTTAAATTCAGATGGAGGTATCATTCTATTAACCGCAAATTATCCCGGTAAAGATTTGACCTCTCCAACATTTTGGGTTAGGGATGCGGCCAAAGGCGAAGCTGGAGCTGGAACTAGGGTTCATCAAAATGTCGGAACCATGCAAACATCTTTAAAAAATAAAACTTTCTCTGGAAAAAAACTTACAGCAAAAGGCAGAAAGCCAGGCGGCGCAGCAATCGATGCCTCAGGAGTCACAATGAGACAAGTTAAAGTTCCAACTTACTCATTAGATAAAAGTGATTCAAAAATTAATCTCCCTAAAAATAAAGATTTTCAAAAATATTCATATGACAAATTAAAGAGGTATGGTAAAAATCTGACAATAGATATGGTTAATAGATTAATGCCTGGTCAGAAAATAAGCAATTTCAAAGGAAACAAAAACGCAATAGAAGATAATGATGTTGCTGTCATGGGGGGTAGGATTTTTGAAAAAGTTTTAGAAGCAATTACCCAAGAAATAGAGGGCTTATCTGGGGGGCACAAAGGCGCTTTGTTGGATGTGCCTGCTAACCCAAAACTATTTGAAGTTTTTGGGGCAAAATTACCTGCCGGAAAAATTGGGGCTGAGGCTAAAATTAGTAGTGATACAACACATATGAAAAGTGCTGCTAGGAAAATATTTGATGTTTTAAGCGGCACTAAGGAGGCTGATATTTTATCAAAGGCTTTTCCCAGCAAAAAAACTTTTTCAAAAACTTCAGATATTAAAAATAAGGCTTACGGTCATATCCCCAACTTTGCCGATCCACTATCAGACGCAATAGGTAGAGAAAAAGAAGCTGGCGTTCCTGTCTCTCAAATTCGTGTCGGTTCTCATCCAGCATTAATGAATAAAAGTAACCCAATTGGTCTCGGCGTAACCAACACACAAGATGAACCAAATGGACTGCGCGATGTATTTGGCGCCGCTAATGGATTTGTGCCGAATTATGTTAACCCATTCGGTTTTGTTAAAGATAAAATTGTGCAAACTAATTTTGCTAAACAAATGACTTTGGGCGCAAGTAATTTAGAAGATTTTAATAAAAAACTAAAAAAACACAAACAAGAACAACAAAAACATTCTACAGCGGTTAGCAGAATAGAAAAACAACTTCAAAGGAATTTACTTTCTCAAAAAGAAGTAGATCGATTAAATAAACAGTTAGCGACCGCAAAAAAACACGAAGCCGCAGCTTCTAGGAGAATTACGTCCACTACAAGGGGGACAGGGGTCGGAGGATTTCTTGGTAGGTCAAGCGCCCGCATGGGTGGAGCGTTCAGTGGCAATTCAGGCATGATGATGATGATGGGAGCTCCTATGGCGGCAGGGTTTCTTCAACAAGGGGGAATGGGTGCACAGGGCGGAAATCAAGGTATGTACGCTGCAGGCGGAGCTTTAAGTGGTGCCGCTTCCGGGGCTATGATGGCGAGCATGATCGCCCCAATGTTCGGGCCTGCAGCGCCATTGGTTATTGGTGTTGGCGGATTAATTGGAGCTGTGCAGGGCATGAAATCCGCAAACGAAGAAAACACAAAAGCCCTAAAAGAGCAGGCCGATGCGAGATTAAATGCTCAAACTCAATCCGCTATGCAGGGCTTTGCAAACATAACTCAGGCAAAGGAATTATCTCAAAAAATAGGATCCACAAGCGCAAAAAGTAGTGATTTGCAAAATATTGGGCTCACCACAGGAGCTTCTGTATTAGAAGGTTTTTCTAAAATATCTAATATTTTTAAAGGGGCAGCGGAGGCTCCGACTTTCAGCAGCCTAACGAAAAAACAGAAAGAATCTTTGTCTCCAGAAGTTCAGGCCTATATGGAGAGTGTATCTCGTGGGGATTTGGGGTCTAGATATTATACAGAATCACAAATAAAAGCAGACGATCCTAATGTTGTAAGTAAGCTTGGGTATTTTAAAGATGATGTTGGGGTTGCAAAATCTAGAAAATATCAGTCCGAGACTAAGGAGATCGTAGGATTTGGCAAACAAAAAGTTGCGTCTGCCAAAAACATTCAGGGTTCTTTGATTGATTATTTAATGAAAAATGAGAAATCTAAACTTTTTAGTTTTGATTTCGGTAAACAGGATGGAGCTGCAGCAAACACAGTAATAGAGAACCTAACAAAAGAAGAGTATGCAAAAGTTTTAAAAGGTCAAGAAGTAAGAGGCGGCTTGCGGGCTGACACAACTTTGATTCAACAAGAACTTGGTGATAAGTTGAAAAAAATCTATAATGATTATGAAGTAAAAGCGGGAGAACAGCGTGACGCTTTAATCCTTCAACTAAACTTTCAGCGAGTGATGTTAAAGTCCCAAAAAGCTGCAGCGGACGCTCAGTTAGATATAAAAACTAAATATCTAAAACAATCTAATTTATTAGATTCTCAAGAAAAAATGCTCGGCGGGCTAATGAGTGAAGAGCAAAAAGTTAGAATTCAATATAATAAAAATTTAACAAAAGCTTCTGAGGCTTATGCTAGTGGAGCTGCCAAGGCAAAGTCTGATTTTTCTATGGGTCTGCTTCAAGATATTCAAGGGCAAGGTAAGGATAGCCTTAGATCTGCAATAAAGCAAGAGTTGTTTAAACGAATGAGTGATAGAGAGAAATCCGGAAAAGACGCAGGAGGTATTACAAATATTAAACTCTCTGAAAAATTAGCCGAAATGTCATCTAAGGAAAAAGAAGATCTTTTAACGAGCTTAAAAAGTCGAAATCCGGGAGTCGAAAACGAAATTAATGAAATACTAGGCAATAGACAATTAATATATGATAACCAAATAAACACCCTAGGAAAACAAAAAACTCTTTCTGATGGTCAGAGCCTGTCTCAAAAAAATCTCAATGAAAAAATTGCTAAACAAAAAGACCTAATGGTTGATGTTAACAGGGAGATGCAGGATTACATTCGTGGTTTAGATAATGCCGCTCAATCCAGAGCGATAGCTTCTGAAATTACTGCTGCTAGATTTGGAGCCAGACCTCAAACTCAAGGTGCGATTTTCACAGAACAAGGAAGATTGACTGAAGAAAGAAAGAAAACTATCAGAACAGACTATGCAAAAAGTGCAACTTCTCAAATTAAAAAGCTTGCTGATGATATGGGGTTAACCGAAGAGCAAATAAAGCAGGTGATTCAAAAACCTAGCTTACTAAAAGGTATGCCTTCAAAACCTATTAGCTCTATGGAAGAAGATCTGGGTAGTCTTCAGTTTTCAGCTTTTGCAGAAGAAAAGGGTAGCGATAAGCATAAATCACTTCTTGAGCAAATTGAAGAGCTCGAACAATCAATTGCTAGCGCAAAATCAGAAACAGCTAAAAAATCTGACCGTATAACAAAAATACTCCAAGGCGATCTTAAGATAACCAAGGAAAAACTTTCAAAAGAAGATAAGTTGCTAGAAATAAGAAAAGACGAGTACACCCGAAGAACTGGCCCGGATGCTTTCGGGGAGGGCATCAAGGATGCTGGAATAGAAATGGAAAAGCGGGTCGCTATGATGGATTATGAATTAGCAAAGAATATACCTATGAAATTCGCAGACGGTCTCGCACAAGCAATGCAGGCAACATTAAATCAAACCGAGAATCTTGGTGATGCATTAATGGGAATCGCATCAAATTTCTTGCAAGCAATTCAAAGCGCTCTTCTTCAAAAAGCCGCTTATCAAATTGTTGGTGGAGTGGGCGCCTCAACGGGGTTATTCTCAAAAGGCGGTGGTGTTAGAAATTATAGTCGAGGTGGAGGGGTGCCTGCTATGGTAACTAATGGAGAATATGTTATGAGTGGAGATGCTGTTTCTAAATACGGAGGAGCTTTTATGCATAGCTTAAATGCTGGAGGAAAAATTCCTGGATATGCAAATGGTGGTGCAGCTCCAGGATCAGCAATCGCAGAAAATTTTGGAGGAGGAAGAGGTTTCGCTTCTGGCCGAGCTTATCAATCCAAAGCTATGTCTTCATTCTTTTATACTCAATCTCAAAATGTAGGACTTAAAGAAGATGAGCAGTCTTTAATGGGGGTATTGCGAGAAGAAGAAAGAAAGCGTCAAGAAGCCGCCGCAAAAAAAGCAAAGAAAAAACAATTTATTCAACAACTAATTGGTACAGCTTTAAGTGCGGGCCTTACAGCTGGTTTAACTAACGCTATTAAGGGTGGTGATTTAACCAAGTCTGCTATTTCAAAAGGTTATACTGATGCCGCCCCAAAAGGAGCTTTATCGGGATTTAATACTAAAACTGGTATGCGCGCGTCGTTTGCTCCAGGTTCTGAAATAGGGGGAAACTGGATAACTCAACCTGTTAGACAAAGCGCGTTTAGTAAATATAATCCGTTTAATTGGGGGATGAAGCCTCAGCAGGGGCCAGGTTTTGCAAGTGGGGGGCATGTCTCGGGAAAATCTGGAATCGATCAAATTCCTGCAATGTTGAGCGAAGGAGAATATGTAATCAAAGCAAGCAGCGCTCGTCAACTCGGCAAGCCAATGCTTGACCGAATAAACGCAGGTAAATATAATGATGGAGGAGCAGTCGGTTCAACTCAAATAGATTCTTCAACTTCAGCAGGAAACACGAACAATATCAGCATTTCCATAAACATGGAAAATGGAAAAGTTAGCGCAGAAGAAAAAACTCAAGACACGAATCCTGCAACATCTCAAGAAGGATCTTCCGAAAAAGATCAATCTCTTCTTGCTGAAAAAATAAAACAACAAGTTGTTTCAGTTATCGTTGAAGAGCAACGTCCTGGAGGTCTTTTAAGTGAATAATTATGAGCTTTTCAAATTATCAACAGAAGGTTGTAATTGATGGAGTCGCTCTGTCTGGAGTTCAAGATGTAAATGGTAGTTACGGTATAAGCGAAAAGCCGATCCGTATAGCAGGTGTTGGTTTTGTTGATGCTTTAGTTAACGCCCCACTAGAAGGAAACTTTACAATATCCAGAAAAATGGTAAGTAAAGACCCACTAATACAATTTGATTCATTAGGAAAATATACTTATGATGAAAATGAAATAAGTGGAGCAATTTTATATGAAAATGATACAAAAGGATTTGGCTTTACAAAAGGCAGAGTAACTCGATATTCTGTCAATTGTGCGGTCGGAGAAATTCCTGATATACAAACTGATATTACTGTATATGGTGATCTAGGTAGTGGTGTAATGACTCAATCTGAAACGCAAAGTCATCCACCAATACAATATCCTGATCAATCTAGTATAAGTATAAATGTTAGTGATTTTCAATTAGACGCAATTACTGATTTTAGTTATAGCCGTTCATTAAATTTAGAGGCTGTATATGCAATTCCAAAAGGAACTTCATCTGATTGGGATAATGATATTGATATATCGAATCCGAATTTAGATCCTGTACAAATTGACACTCAATATCCGATTGAGACTGATATTAATTTTACTATGATTGTAAATAATTATCAGATAAAAGAAATGAAAGATAAAATAAGGAGTGCGCCGAAAAGCAATGTATCTATACAAATAAAAGATGCCGAAACGGACGCTATTATAAACGCGTTTACTGGTCAGAACGTAAGACTTACAAGCGAATCAATTTCTTCATCAACAGAAGACGAAATGACGATATCATTAACCTATAAGGGTTATGAAACTCTGCACAATCCAGTATCATGAGTAAGCCATATTTAAGATTTGAAGACGGCAAAATTTCTTTGGGCGGAAAAGATTTGGATGTATCGTCTGCAAGTTTATCTTTGAATCCGTCATTGGAACCCGAAAGAGTTTATGGAGATTATGATGCCGCAATAGCTGGAGCAAAAACGGAGTTTGTAAAACACGCTGCGGTTTCTCCATTGCGTGGTCAGTTAGAAATTAAATTTTTAATTAATTCAGACAAATTTACAACAAATAATATTGATAAACTTTTTGATATAAGAAATGGAATGAATGGTGATGCAATACATGGTAATATAGTTGGTCGTTATTTCTTTGATAATATGTATTTAAAATCTTTTAGTTTTAGTTTGTCTCCTTATTCTGTTATTGAGGCTAGCGCATCTTATGATATATTTGGAAGCGTGAAAAAGACAAGCGAAAGAAGATTCAATATAACAAATTTAAATATAGCGCACGGATTAAAATCATTTGGTGAGATGAAAGCCAATAATCAAAGCGCCGACAACATTAGTGGACAATTTGAAATAAGCTCTTTACAATATAGTATACAAGTGAATAGAAAGGTTCATTATCATATTCGAGGTTCAGAGCACTCGTCGGTTGCAACCACTGCAAACGGAGCCCTGCCTGCACGCGTCTCTCTTGAAAATATAGAAGCTGAAATGTCTGTCGAGTCGAATGAAATTATTCCGAATCTAAATCCATACGGAGATTATCAATCTGGTACAATAGTGGATGGACTATCTAGCGCTTCACTGTCTGCATTTTTATATACTCTGCAAGGAGATAAGGTTGCTAAATTTTCATGCACTGGTAAGATACAGTCTGAATCGCTGTCGATATCAGAAGGTCAATACGCAAAAGGTAATTTGACAATACGAGAAATAATTAAGTAATGTCTGATTTGGATAACATTCTTGGGCGTCACTACAAGACCAATGTAAGTAATTACAGCGGAGTTTTTGCAACAGGTAATAATTATCAAAAATTTGATTTTGTTTATAACACTGGTGATGGAGAGTTTTATTATGCTCGCCAAGACACTGCGGCATATATGGGCGCAGTTTCTGTTGATCAAAATCTTAGATATACATTAATTCCAAATGGCCCAGCTACGAGTGATGGATTGAGTCATTACATTCTGGACGGCTTGAATAGACCGCACGATATAAGTGCAAATTTTGAAGCGGGACAAATAATAAATTTAAATGGTTCTACTGGAAGTAATGATGGACAATACAAAATATTGTCTATCGAAGAAAGTACCACTGTCAACAATCAATTAGATTTAACTGGCGCGGCGATAATGGTTCTAGGAATATCTTCTAGCTCGATTGATCATTTTGAACCTTCTGGAAGTCATGCAATATCTTTAGAGGTTGTAGACTCTGACCCTTCTTTAAATCCCGATGCGTGGACTTCTGATTTATTTTTCTTTGACGCTGATTATGGAGCAACTGTAAATTTCAAAGCTAATAATCATAGATATCAATATGGAAATGGTTATTATATTTTGCAGCCCAAAAATATTAATTCTTTAAGCTGCGAATTTGATTTAAAATTTCAAAACAGAACCAATCGAGAAGCGAATGCACTTATTCACTTTTTAGAAAATAAACAAGGGCAACAAGAAAAAGATAAATCTTCTTTAAATCTTGCGTACAGTCAGGGAATTTCTGGGTTTCGCTGGGATGGAAATGCAACATTTCATCCATACGATTCGACGACAACTCAATCAAAAACTTTTTATTGTGCAGATTTTTCTCATTCTTTAAATTTTGAAAATAGTAATGATATAAATGTTAGGCTTAGAAATTTTAATACTTCTTTATTAAATAAGTCTGAGCAATTGTTTGTTAATAAAGCTGATACTTATACTGGTAATTTTAATTATTATGAAAATGATGTTGTATTTTATACTGGTAATCATGAATATTACTATTGTATAAATGATAATAATAATATTGCACCTGTACAAGAAAATATAGAATGGACGCGCGAGTCTGGTTTGTTCTCGAATATAAATACAGGGTATTGGACTCAGGATTTTAATTGGAAGCCATCGATTGGATTATCTGTTGATCAAAAAATAAGAATAAATAATGTATCATTTGATGGAAAATATACTCAAATATATCAAGATGGGATAAATGAAAGTTTATTGAATTTAGATTTGCAGTTTAATAATCGAGATGACGAAGAAGCTTATGCTATGCTTCATTTTCTTGAACAAAAAATGGGTTGTAAGCCTTTTGTTTTTAAAGCTCCGTCTCCATACGATTCTGTGAAAAATTTTGTATGCCAAGAGTGGAGTCATTCATATGTTCATAAGAATAATCATAATATTACCGCGAGATTTGAAGAATTTCCATTTAACTTGCAAGCAGATCAATATTCTAATTTAGTAACAGAGCCTATTTTGAATTCTGGTGAATTAGTTTTTACTTCTCCATTTGCATTTTCCAAAAAAGATTCTGAAGAAGATATAGGTTTTGGTCAAATTATAAAAGGTAGAATTTTATTAAAAAATATTGGCGATTCTCCTATAGATCTTTACAATGCTTCTGTTGCTGCTAGAACTATTGGCAGCTTTTCTATGATCGGGCAAAATGGAAGTAATGTTCCTGCTGTAGTGGGAAGTGATTTAGAAAAAAGTGATTACATTTTTGATCTCCCAGTTAATGAACCTTCAATATCCGATCCGTCTGTTGATTTCGATTTAAAAGGAAAAAAAATAAAATTATCAAAATCTTATTCTGCTGGTATACGAGGTGGTCAATCTTTTACCGTTGTGACAGGTTCTGCCGGAAACTATCGACCAGAAAAAATAAATGGAAGGGTAAATTCGTTTTTTCAAAATAATGTTGGTCAAATAAAATCAACACTATCTTCTTCTCAAAAGTTTTTTGATTGTGATTATTTTGTTGTTGAAGAGTTCTTTAAAAATAATACAGTTACTCAAATCGCTGGGGGAGGAGAAGCGTTTGTGGATGTTTTGTTTGGAGGTATTCAGCAGTCAGAAGTGTCATTTGAAATCTTAACAGATCAAGATGTAAATATAAACGACACAGATAGCTCCTCGTCCACTATTGATTCTCTAGAAATAATAAAACTTGGAGGTTACTATTATGGGGATCTAGTTGTTTCTAGCTCTACAGATTATAGCCCTCAAACAGGTTCACTTAAAGTATATATAGACTACTAAAATGGGAAAATCAGAATCAAATTTAAATAAGCAACTCGTATCTCTAAGTCCGGACGTCTTAGTTGATTTATACGAAATAGATTTCAGTTCACTTCAACCAAATTTTGAAATTCTTCAGGATTTATATGGAATATCTATTGGCGCAGATTCGGTTTATAGGTTTTGCCCTATGATTAACGGATCAAATCCTGTATATTGGCAAGGTAAGGGTTATCAACCCTTACCTATTAAAGCTAGTGGTTTTGAGCATAAATCTGATGGGAGGTTGCCAAGACCGACTTTGACAATAGCGAATCCAGATGGAGTGTTATCTCAAATAGTTCACTCTAATAGCGACTTTACAAATTGCAAGGTAACTAGAAAGAGAACTTATGTCCGATTTTTGGATGATGAAAATTTTCAAAATAGAAATTTAAACGAATCAGGGAAAAACCCTTTTGGGGAAGCTGACCCTAACTCTCACCTTCCTGATGATGTATATTTTATTAATAAAAAAACTCAAGAAAATAAAGTCGGCATTGAATTTGAACTTGTTTCCGTTTTAGAATTTGAAGATTCTTGGGTTCCTGCTAGAATTGTTTTGTCTAGCTACTGCAATTGGACATATAGATGTTCTGTTGGTTGCGGTTATAAAGGCCTACCTATTGAAGATGGAAATGGAGAAAGTCTCCGAGAGGGCTTTGCGAAAAACCCAAGCCTGTCTTCGGTTTCAGGATCAGACCCTGTTTATAATGTAGGAAAAGTTGATCCAGATTCTTTCCCAAATGGTTTGATAGATATTCCCGATTGGAATAAAGAAGGTCGAGGTTCCACAGATTCTGGTTATAAACTAAATGATCTTGTAAAAATTACCCCAAGAAATTCTAATAACCCATACAAGTCAACTCCTCAGGTTTTTGTGTGCATTCAATCTCACGAAATAGCAAAAGATCACGTACCTTTTTTTGACAAAGAATACTGGGCAAAAGACGAATGCCAAAAAACTTTCGAAGCTTGCAAAAAAAGATTTGGATCTTCAGGTTCTGATGAATTGAATAACGATTACGAAAAGTATGTGAATAGCTATTCTGATCTCGTTGCCGCTTTTGATAGTCAAACAACCATGAATAAGTACGACTGGGGAAAAAGACACTGGGAGCAGAATGGTCGAGGGGAAGCTAGAATTATGCCCCAAATAGAAGATGTAGAAGATTTATCTAAATATAATAAGTCAAATAGAACCCATAAAGGTTTAAGATTCGGTGGATTCCCAGGTACAGAAAAGTTTAGAGTTGAATAAAATATTTGATTCATCTTTTCTTGATGAACTAAAGTTATATTCTAAAAAAACACCCGACCAGGAGTGTTGCGGTATAATAATAAAAGAAAACAATTTAAATAAATTCATTTCATGTGAAAATAAAAGCCTTTATCCTCGCGAGTCTTTTGTTATAAACTCTAATATTATTATTGATTATGATGTTGAATATATTTTTCATAGTCATACTATTGGTAGTGCTAATCCATCAATTAAAGATATGCGAGTTTCACAAGAATTATGTATACCTTTTTTGATTTATAGTTTAAGCTGTGATGAATTTTACTTATACAATAATATAAGTGTATAAGAATATAAGGTTTAAGGTAAAGTGAAGACGGTATATTTACATGGTAAGTTAGGTAAACGCTTTGGTAAAAAGTGGAGCCTAAACGTGGGCTCTGTTCAGGAGGCGTTTTCTGCCCTAGAAGCTAATAGCGAGGGCTTTTTCGAATATATTTTAGATTGCGCAAAAAGAGATATTCAATATATAATTCTCGCGAAGTCTCCTTCTAGCTTGAAAAATGAAGGGGATTTTAAAAAGTACGCCATGTCTCCTTGTGAGTTAAACATGGTTAGCAACTCAAAAGAAATTCATATAGTTAGCAAAACAGAGGGTTCGATTACTGTGGCAATTGTTAAGGCTATTTTGGTTGCGGTTGCTGTTCAAGTGGTTATGAGTGTTTTATTTAAGCCGCCGAAGCCGCCAGAAAGAAAAGATCCAACTAATACCAAATCTTATTTAATTGCTGGGGCAATTAATCGACAAGCTCAAGGTATTGCCGTTCCCCTGGGTTATGGAAAATTAAAGATTGGAGCTTCTAATATAGCTACTAGGCAAACCTCAAAAAGGTTTAGAAGCTCTACTGAAGAAAAGTCTTTAGAGTCCTATAGTGAGATAGAAATTTTAGATTTATTATCTGAGGGCCCTATAGAAGGTTTTATAAACAAGAATGGTGGCACAATATCTGGAGGCGATATTCGAGAGGGAATCTTTTTAAATAATGTTCAAGTAAAAAATACCCCCAGGAACTTAAATGACGAAGGAACTTTGAATTATGTGCTGAATGAAAATGAAGACTCAGAAGAAGGTAAACCTAAGTTTAAAGACGGAGATGAGTCTGATTCGACTATTTTGTCTGATGAAGTTTTTTCTATAAGAGAATATAATTCGCGTTTATATGGTTCTAGTCCTTACGGTAGAAATAAAAAATACTCAGGCGGCAAAAAGGAATACGAAATAATTCAAGAAGCTTTATCTAATGATGCAAAAATATTTTCTCATTTTGTTTCTAATGAAAATGTTGGCAAGGTGTCAATCACTATAAAGTCTAACCTTTATGTTCAAAATGATGATGGATCAACTTCTTCTAATAATATAAGATTTGCGATATTAATCACAAGATCGAATGGAGAGTTTAATGTTCTTGATCGATCGAGTTCGAAATGTATAGTAGAGTTTGAGCAAAATTCTGGATTGACTGAAACTCATCAAGATTACGATAGCTATTTTACTTTAGATGGAATTGCAACTTCACCGTATCAATTCGATATAAACATATCTTATAATCCAAAATTAAATAAAGAAGAAATTAGTGGTGGAGTAACTTTTAAAGTTATACGTTTGAGTGCAGAATACGACCCCTCTGTAAAAGGAGGTTCTGTAGGTGGTATAGCAAAGCGTAGAGACTTGGAGGTTGCTCATATTGTAGAGATAATTAAACAACCGATGCTTTACCCTCATAGCTCTATATGTAAATTAGTATTCGACGGAAAGAATTTTTCAAACATTCCAGAAAGGTCGTATCATGTGCGATTAAAGAAAGTTTTAATTCCTTCTAATTATGACCCTGTCTCTAGAAAATACGATGGGCCTTGGGATGGACTGTTTCTCGGACAGTCTGATTCTTTGGAATCTGTGCATTCTATCGCTGATAGAGATAAAAGGTGGACGGATAACCCTGCTTGGATTTTTTACGATTTATTGCATAACGCTAGGTATGGCGTTGGTAAATATGGATTGGAGGAAGAAAATATAGATAAATGGCAGCTGTATAAAGTCGCTAAATATTGCGACGAGTTAGTTGAGACTAATTACCCTATAGAAACCGAAAGCGCTTTTCCGAGAATGTTTGAAACTGATAATAATTTACTGTTTGATGAGTTTATTGAGCAACAAAATTCAGAAGATTCTAACGGCTTGTCAAACTTAAAAAGCAATGGAAGCTTTACGGTAAAAATAAAAAGCGATAATTTTTACAATGATAACGGTCAATTAAAAGTTAATACTAATGCGTTTTTAACCCCCGACGAAATAAAGGATAAGTTTACAAAAGAATTTGGCGACGGAGATAGCTTTAGGGGTAAGAAGATTGCTTTCTTTATTCATCAAAACAATGTTGACCTTAGTTCTTTGAGTGATGCTGATATTTTAAATATTCAAAAAAAATCTGCAATACGTTCTGGTGAAATTATTATAGAGGAAAGAATTATATTAAGAAGTAGTGCTACAAATAGAGAAGTTACTTTAGCGGGGCCAACTTTTTCAAGTAATCCGATGACTTCGACTGACAATAAAACATACGGTGCGTGCGCTACTCAAATTAGCCACCCTATTGTCGAAGCTAGGTTTTCTTCTAATATTTATTTAACTGATCGTGTGGAGGCTTTAAATGTTATGAATAATACAGCTTCTGTTTTTAGAGGGATTATAGCTTATTCTGCAGGAAAAATTATCGCCGTTCAAGATGCCTTTAAAAGACCTGTTCAGTTATTTAATAATTCAAATGTATCTATTGACGGATTCTCTTATGCAGGGGTAAATAAAAATAAAAAGTTTACAGCTTGCCTTGTTCGGTTTAATAATAAAGATAAAAATTATCAACCAGACGTAGCATTCGAGGAAGACGCTGATGCTATGCAGAAATTTGGGTATGTCGAAAATGAAACTATGGGTTTCGGTATAACATCTGAAAGTCAAGCGAGAAGACTCGCTAAGTGGATTTTATTTTCCTCTCAACTAGAGACAGAGACAATTACATTTAAGACTGGGCAAGAGGCAAGTTATCTATTTCCAGGTGCAATATTTGAGGTGTCTGATGAAATGAGGGCTGGGTCAACAAAAAGTGGAAGAATTTTAGATATTCAAATGCACAAACAGGTTGCTGTTCAGGGTCAGTCGTCTCAACTTAATGTTAAACTACCTGATCCTTATGTTTTGATTGATAAGTCCACAATAGAGGCGCCAAGCTTTAAGCGTGTCGAGCTTACTGTTTGCGTGGGGCTCTCAAACTCATCTCAGGAAAAACTTAATGCTAGGGCTGCTTTTGAGAGATATAGTGAAGATCAGGACGCAGAAGCAAGCGCTATATTAACCCCTCAAATATACAAATTTGATGGAACCATAAACTCTGATTTTGCAATAACTAAAGAGGGGCCAAGGGGGCAAGCTTCCACAGTTTCGGATTTAAAATTAAAATTGTCTTTTGATTTAGATCTTGTAGATAATTTGTTTAAAATATTTAACCATTCTTTTGAAGATGGAGATAGGGTGCGTTTTGTTTCTGATGGTGTTCTTCCTGGAGGTTTAAATCCTAACCGAGTTGAAAAGTATGCATATTATGTAATAGAAACAACTAAAAACACATTTAAGGTTTCTGAAGAACTAAATGGGCAACCTGTAAATGTCGTGGATATCGGCAAAGATATTTTAAATAATATTGGAGGTGATCATTATCTATGTCCAGAAAGTGGTCAAAAGACAGCTGATGCTCTTGATCAAATTATGATTGGCTCCCCGTATTCAATAAAGGGGACTGTTGGAACGAAAAGTAAGAAGTCTTTATCCAATCAAGAAAGAAGTAATTTGGGTATAATTAGCTCTCCAGCTGCAGGCTGGTCTGTTTCTAACTATTTTGGTTATATATATTCTCAAGATCAAGTTGATTGGATAATGACTGTTAATATCGGATGGATATATGTTGGCGAAATAAAAGAGAGGCAACCTTCGTCAGATGATTTGTGGTTTTTTATTCCTGAGGTCGGTTGGGTGTGGACTACAGATAGCCCAGTAAATGACATCAAGAATGATTTTTGGTATATAGACTCTCACAAACAAAATAATTCAACCGCAAGTGGCTGGGTAATTCCTTACTATGATAGCTCTAAGAGAGAAAATATTGTTCAATTTTTTGTTTATGATACTGATACATCCTATCAGGTTGGTCAGGATTATTTACTAGGGTCAACGTCTGACGGTGCTGGTAAAAAATACACAATCTCGGAAATTGGATTTAGCAATTCTGTTCGTATTGGTTATTTTTTAACTTTAACGAATAGATCTTCTACTGTAGAGACAAAGTCTATAAGCAACTCCACTCCTACTGGCAAAAATAGAAATGATAATCCCAACTATATTTCAGCTACGATATCTAGTGTTGTTACTCGAAATCCTCAAGAGTCAATTCAAAATCAAAATTCAATAGCAATCGAACTTCAAAACGGTCATGGCGGCGACCTTCGGAATAATCAAGAAATATTGATAGAAGCATTTTCTTCTGATTCTACAAATTTTAATAATGAAATAAATAAAAAATGGCGTATTATAATAATAAATGAAAATGTTTTTGAATTGATTAATTCTGGTCAAGCATATACTCATTTTCTTCTATATCTAATATAACAAATAATGGTGAAATTAATTTTATTCGAGATGCAAAGTCTATAGTAGAAAGAAGTTTAGAAGGTCAATTATTTAGAACGATGTCGGTAAAAGAAGTACAAGATAATGAATACGAAGTTGTTGGGTTAGAATACAACGCTTCTAAATTTGCTGCTGTAGATAAAAAAGGGGTTGTTAGGAAACCAACCCTTCCTATTCCTCCTCAAGCTGATATGGCTATACCTGAAGCGCCAGACGGTTTACAATTAATCGATTTAACGAACTAATATTATGTTGTCGACTGCTATAGGTATAGAATTTAACGTCAATGATCTAGACGCTAATTACGAAATAATTGGAACTTCTGACAATTATTCATTTCAATACAAGCTTGGTCGCGGTAGTTCTTTAGTGGATGACGAAGGAGATCTCGCGCAGAAAACAATATCATTAAAGGGTAATTATGGCGAATTTAATGTAAAAGTTTTTGCGGTTAGCGATATTGGAATTAGATCTGCATTTATTGAAGATACAATCAGTGTTAGCGCGCCAGATTTTAGTGACACGTTTTCATTTTCTGATATAAGAATATCTAAGCTTGGTCAACAAGTAAATATCGAACCAGAAGTAATTCAATCGCCCGATCAAAATAATAATAAATTAATTGTTTTTTCTGAGTATGTAGATAGATCTGCGAATATAGAATGGAGCTTGACCCCTCCTCTTGGGCACGCGAAAGAAGGTCGACCATTATCTACTGAATTATTGAGTGATGCATTTTTTGATCATTTCAAAATAAGAATATTTAATACAGAAAATTCTATTGAGTTTACAGATTCTGAATTGAGTAATTCATCTGCACTGTCGAATGTTTTATTGAGTCCGGATGTTACTGGCTCACTTGAGTCTTATAGAGATTTTTCATTAAACTTAAATTCTTCTGTTTTTAATGATTTGAATTTTGATAGAAATATATCTGTAGAAGTTGTTTCGCACGATTCTTTTGGTAATACTGCGACTGGATTAATTAGTGGTATTAATTATTCTCCATCTGTGTTAAATTTAAGTGCTGCACTTAGAGGTTCTGATATATCGTTTTCTTGGATTCAAAATGATAGAGATTACAATTCAACTAGAATAAATGCTCTATCTATTCCTAAAGATCAACCTTTATATAATAGCGGCGATTTACAGGCGAGTTTAACTTACTATGAGGGTTTAGCTTCTGCTTCTAGGTGGGATGGCATAAGCAATTACAGGGTTGGAGATAAGGTTAACTATCAAGGCGTTGTATATGAATGTAAAGTTGGTCATAACGCAAACACTTCTCGCATACCCCAAGAGTCTTATTGGTGGAAAACTCTTGAACCTGTTGTTGATTACTCTCATAATGAATACCAAGTTATAGAACAAGCTTTAGAGCTTCGTCAAATATGGGGTTATAAATATTATTATACTTTTCAATCTGTTGACGGTTTTGGCACTGGTCAACTTTTTAACTTAACTGATGAAGGAATATCTCCAAAAGGTTCTGACTTTGATACTTTAGATCCATTTCTTTCTGAATTAAAAATTGGTAATTTAAGATTTAGAGAAAGAGAAGATGATTTAGTATTTAATTGGGATATTGTTGATCAAGAAGGTAATACTGTTAATTTGGATGAATATAAATTTGCTTTATCGAATAGTGATATTCCTTCTGTTTTAGGTATTAGTGGCTCTTTGTTTGATGCTGATACTAATTTATTTTTGACAGGAATAACAGAGGGTAGTAATTCTAGATCAACGTTTATAGATGAAGATGGGCAGATAGGTATTGCGACAGAGCTTCCAAATACAGAAGTTTTTAACAGTTTTGAGTATACTAGACAATTAAACAACGAAATTTATGGAACTGGAGGTTTTATTTTTACTGCCTATCCATTTGATAAGGATTTAACTTACGGACCAAATGATGTAGTTATCGGAGATGATGGGCAACTGTATATTCCAGCCAGAGTTCCTCCAACTTACACAACGAATAAACCTACAGATTTTGATTCTTACGGTGTGCCTGGAACTTTTACCTTTGATAATGGGTTTTATTATTTATGCGTAGACAATAATACATGGCTAAGAAAAGCTTTAACTGTAGTTACTAGAGTATCTTCAAATGCTGGAGATGTTTATAGCGACGATAATTTCCACTATATATGTATGGGTGGAACTTCTTGGGGTAAATTTCCTCTCGCTGAATTTGATAGATCTAAAGAGTCTTTTCCACAGGGGTTTCTTGGGCAAGTTTATTACGATCAAGAATATTTTAATGTTTATACCTCGCAAGGTTGGAAGAGTTCTGCTTTCGCAAATTGGGGTGGCTATTCGAGTTCAATAATTATCAATGAATATGAAAGAACTAGACCTACTTATCCACTGTGGTTTGCTGGAGATAATTATGAGGTTGATGATGTTGTGGAGTACGATGGGCAGCTGCATAAAGTCGATGAAGCTTTTGGGCCTCAAAGCACTCTTGGTGTTTTTGATTATAATGTATCATACCCTTCTGGCGTACTTATTGTCGCCCCTGAAGATGGAACCGTGCAACCTTTTGAGGTTTATAGCTCTTTTGTTCCTGGCGATAAGGTAATATATAAAAAATCGATATACGAATCATTGACGTATCAATCTGAGTCGGAAATAGTGAAACCTGATTCGGATATTGATCAATGGAGACTTCTTTCTTTATTTAATGATATTGATTGTGCTATATTTAAATCTACTACTGAATTTCCTGTTATATATTCAAATGATTTTGAGTTTCCTACTGATGGAAATATAAACTACCAGTCTGAAATTCCTACTTCAATTATAAATGCTGGTGATGCTGGTCAATTTGCATTGAGTGAAGGTTATTTGTATTTATGTATATATCAAAATAATTGGATTAGAGCAGCGATAACAATAGAAGAAAAAAGCGCAGGATCTGTTGGGGATAGAGATTATGATGATAATTTTTATTACTTTTGCCTCGGTGGAACATCTTGGGGTAAGATAGCTTTAGCGGCTTCAACAAAATCTGATGCGGGTAGCGTGGGGGACATTTACTATGATTCGGATTTCTTTTATGTTTTAACAAGTTCTGGCTGGAAGAGGTTTACAATGCAGCGGTGGGCTTTTCTTCAGGTCGCCGTGTTGGATAGTTCTCACTGGGAGAAACAAAATCCTGAAATATCTGATAAGTTTAGCTTGTTGGTTCCGAGATTTCCTTACGAAGTTGACGACTGGTTAGCTACTGAGGATTATTTTTCTGGGCAATTGGCTGTTTACGATAATACTATTTGGAGTGGTATTGTAGATAATGGACCAAACTTTTCAGACGGATACAAAATACCTAGTAGCTCTTCTGTATATTGGTCTGCGCCAAATATATCAACAAGTTTTGCTCCTGGAGATAGGGTTTATTATGACGGACAAATATACAAATCTTTACAAAGTAATCCAACTGGTGCTCCAATATTTCCGTCTAATTCAAAAGATTATTCTAATGAATCAACTTATCAACAATCTCAGTGGGCGCCGTTTTGGGAACTGAATCAAGCTTATGATGGCTTAGTTTTTAATCATATAGGTATACCCGAAAGCGGAAAGAGGAGTGTCGGTTTAGAGGTTGGTATAATTAATAACGAAGGAGATATACTTCAGTTAGATAGAATTACAGGATTTAATCCTGAGCCAAGTATCATTCCTCAAGGATTTCAAGCTGATAGTGTTAGTGAATCTACTAAAGTTAAATTTAATTTTAATTATTCTTTCGGATCTCAGGAGAAGACCTCAAAAGTTCAATTATATAGATCTGAAAATCCTAATTTTAGCATTTTAGATTCCCAAGGTCTCCCTGGAGCTGGGGCTTCAACATTCGTGAAGGAAGTTTTAGGGGCGGGAGATGCAACGTTTGGTCAGAATATAACTCAAATAGTTGATGAACCTCCAATTCCGTCTATTCCTGGATACGGCGAACAAATTACAGGTTACTATTATAAAATACTTCCGTTTGATGATTTTGGATCTGGAGATTTATATGGAGTAACTAATAACCAAGGCGGACTTGAGAGAGTTTTGGTTTACCCAAAAAGCTTTAGCTCTCAGAACCCTAATGCTGTACCTGGAAGAGTATTTAGGACTAATCAAAATGATATTCCTGGGCCAGTTATCAATTTGACAGGAAGAACCGCTTTTGAGAATTTCTTTTTTAATTGGGAAATGCCAAATAGCAACCTCGGTATTGTTGGTAATATTCCTAATGATATTAGTCATTACGAAGTTTGGCAGTCAGAAGATCCAACTTTATATTTCGGAGCTTTAAATAAAAGATTAAACCAACAAGACAATTCAAAGGGCTACCGAAGAATCGAAGCTGATATTGAAAGTACTGGTCCGATACCAATAGAACAGCAAGATCCAGCGTTAGGAATATCTAATGCAACTAAAATATTTGATATAGACGCTCTATCTCCATTGGTTTCTGCTTCTCATTTTGGGGTAACTAATGATACAAGATATTTTTGGGTCAGAGCAGTTGATCACGCTGGAAATAAAAGTCCATTTACTGGATCTGCAAATCTACAAAGTAATAATATAGAGGGATTGCAATTAATATTGGGTCAAGCTAAGACTACTGATATAGCAGATTTTGAGCAGAATATATCTAATACATTTCATAATATTGTTTCTCTTGTTCCTAATAATCCATTTGTTGATAATGATCCTGATTCCTCTTCGATTAGATGGGATAGGCATTTTGTATATCACAAGGGAATCGGTTATGTTATTGGTGGAGATTCATCTTCTGATAAATTTGTTTGGTGGCAACCTACTGGTAGTGTTGCAATAACTCCAACTCAAAGTGGTGAGTTAGGTTTAGTTGGGCCTGGTGGCGGGCCTTTAGATTCGTCTATAACAAACCCGCTAAGAAATGTATTGTATAGCGGAAACTATAACACATTAAATTATCACCCTGCAGGTGGAGATGAAAATGATCCAATATTAGACTTTAATGATGGTGATTTTATTATAGCCAGAAATAGTCAAGGCGTTGCTACTCCTGTTTGGCACTCTTTTGCTAATGCAACTATTGGTACTGCGCAAATAGAAAATGCAGCAATTGTAGACGCTAAGATAAAAACTTTAACCGCTGATAAAATAACAGCTGGAGTTATACAAGGCCAAGATGTTCAGGTCGGAGGAACTGGTCAAATAAGAAGCGCTGGCTTTGATGGTCTAGATTTAAATAGCGCAAATCCACAACAAGGTTTTGCATTAAGTGGGGATGGATCTTTTGTATTTCAAACTGAGAATGGCAAATTATACTTCGATAATGATCAATTAGTTTTAGAAGGTAAGCTGAGGCAATCAGATGGCTCTGAGAATACATTTATATCAATGCGTGCAGAGCCAGATGTATTTATGTATGAAGAAAGAGAGGACGGAGCTTTTGTTCCTTCTTTATCTATAACTCCTCAGGAATGTAATATTATAGCTTCTTTTACTAATAGTGATGTATCTGGAAGTGATGTTCGATTTAAATTGTTGACAGATGCGGGTGATGAAATTTTTGGTTACGACGACCAAAATGCCTACAGCGACTATGGTTTTAGCTATAATCCAAGTAGCGATTTTGATTCTTCTACATCAACTGCAACTGCAACATTAAATCTTGGTGATAGAAAAGATGTTAATGATCCAGGATTTGATTTTATTGTTCACGATGGAAATGACGACACTTTAGATTTTGGATCTGTAATTGTTTTTGCATCTGGAATTGGAGCTTCAACTGAACAGGCAGTTACTATAAGTATGCAGACCCAGGGATCAATGGGTAAAAGTCCAGTTTATAGGGGAATTTGGAATGCAAGTGACTCATATATTGGTATAAATTCTCCTGCTGCCGATGCAAGTTTCTTGAGGGGTGATGTTGTACATCATAATGGAACTTATTATATTGCTAAGGTAACTAATCAAGGCCCGGCAAATGAGCCACCCAATGATACTGTTTGGGATACATTTGGCGCACAATTTGAAAGTGTTGCAACTAAATTATTATTAGCTGAAGACGCTATTATTAGTCGCAAATTAACTTTAGGGTCAGCAACCGATGATTCTAATAACCCTGATCCAGGATCAAATGGTATTATACATACAGTAAATAAAACTGGCATTTCTGATACTACTCCAGGATTTTATTTATCTAGCGATTCAAATAATTTCTTTGGGGTTGGAGATGCAAGTCAGTTTATTAGATTTAAGAATTCAGGTTTAAGCATAAACGCTCAGAATTTTACTTTCGGGGGAACTACTTCAAATATTACAGACAGCACTTTTAATCTTGGAAACTCAAGTTCATATTTAAAAAATAACGGAACAAAGGTTGAAATTCAAACTGATTTATTTTATTTAGGTGATGGAGACTCATATTTTAAGTTTGATGTAACTGAAAGAAGAATAGAGATAAATACATCTTTTATTAATAACTCTTCAAGTCAAACAATAAATATATCAGATATTCAAGTTGGCGCCGATCCGTTAGCTATATTTATAGGTGGGGGATATAATAATAGTATTTCATATACTAAAACCGTGGGATCTTTTAATAGCCTGGCTTCTTCTATAGTAGGCGGGGCTAATAATACTATCGAGGGAAGATTTTCTTTTATAGGAAATGGTTTTGATAATGATTGTAGGGATAATTTTTCAGCCATAGTCGGAGGATACAATAATGATATGCCGAAGGTTAGCGATCTAAATCAAGGAGCAAATATCATTGGAGCAGGGCAACATAATAAAATAAACGGTGGATCAGAGCAAGCTGTAGTTGGAGGAGGGTATAATGAAATATCCAACAATAACACCTATCCTGTTTTGAATTTATTTCCTCATTACGGTAATAAAGATTCCTTTATGTATAATGTGTTTGGGGCTAGGCCTTTAAATAATTTTTCAAATTGGTACTCTAATTGGATTGGGATATTTTTTATAAGTACTGGTTCAATCAATTTACCTAATGGGCCTGACGATTTCGAGGGAATTTGGGCATCGTCTTCTACTTATCAAAATAATGACTCAGTTCTTTATAATAAAGCTTTTTATAAAGCGAAAAAAAAGATGACATACCTAAATTCCTTGTGGAGCTCGAGTACATCATACAATGTAGGTGATGTAGTTTCTTATGATGGGTCTACATACATTGCTCAAAATAATAGTACTAATGAAGTTCCTGACGATCCTAATCCCCCAGCCCAATATTGGGTTCTCGTTTACTCTAATAAAGTGGGTACAAACATAGAACCAGAAGTTCCTTTCGCGGGAACTAATCCTAATCCATCATGGCAAGACTATTGGGAAAAGCATGAACCATCAAGTAATTATATTTTTTCAGGGTACGAAACATTTATTTTCTACTTTAATAGATTTGGTTCTCAGTCAAGCGATTGGACTTATATTTTAGGCGCCTCATATTGGGATCAAGGAGCTACAAAAGAAGGTTGGTTTTACACTGCAGTAAGCGGGTTCACTTCTATTGGTAATAAAGGTAAATTTAGGTGGATGTGGGCTTCTGAATTAACTCTTCAGGACAATATGGTTTATATAAGCAAATATGATGGCACTAATGATAGTTGGGCCCATGTTTATGATGACACAACTGGGGTAAACGCTGGCAAAATATACGTGTATCACAACAGTACTAATTATACTTTTTAATTTTTTTAATATTATGTCAACTCCTCCAAATACACCACCAATTAACCCCCCGGAAACTGAACCTACTCCGACTCAGCCACCTCAAGATTTTGGAAATATTGAATTTAATGCAACAAATTTAATTGGACAGGGAGCTACTAATCAAATAATTAATTCTAGAAGGTCTTCAATATTAAACGGAACATTAAATACTATCGACGGTCTTTATAATACGCATATTATTGGAGATTTTGTTACCGCACAAGAAGATAATAAATTTTACGTAGGCTGCCCAAATGGTATGTGGGTTGGTGGTAGGGTATCTGCCACTTCTTATAGCTCGATATATTGCGATTCAAATATATTTGCAGAAGGAAGTATTGCTGCAGATGGAGATATTACTGCCGCTAACCTCTCTGATAAAAGACTAAAAGATAATATTTCCTTAATAGATAACCCATTATCTAAGATAATGTCTCTAGATGCAATTGAATTTAATTGGAACGATAAACAATCAACTCATCAAGGTCACGATATCGGATTAATCGCCCAGCAAGTTGAAAAAATTGCACCAGAAATAGTTAAAGAGAGAAGTAATGGGTATAAAGCTCTTAAATACGAAAAAGTAATTCCTTTGTTAGTTGGCGCAATCCAAGAGCAAGAAGAAAAAATACAAATACTAAATGAACGCGTAGAATACCTATTAGAGAAGATCAACTCTATGAGTTGATAACTTTCATTAACACTCTTGATTCTGAGGGTGGAATATCTGAATAGTCGTTCCAATCTTTAACAGAATCATTTTGGTACAATCCTTTTTTCCAATAATCTCTTAATATAAATTTAAACTCTTCAAAATTAGAACAATTTAATTTGTCTTTTGCTAGTGATTCAATCATTGAATATGGAGTAATTGATCCTAGTTGAGAATTTTGTTGAGGAGCGGATAGATTTGATTTGTCGATCTCATCATCTCCTACGATATGAACATTAAGAAAGTTTCTAACACAGCGAACAAATGCTCGGTTACATGCAATTGTTTCTAAAAATTTGGTTGCGAAATTGCTTGTGTTGTTTAATGTCGCGTTTGCCATATCTTGAAATGTAACTGCTTGGCCACCTGTTTCATAATTTGGTAAAAACTTCATTTTGCAAGTTGCTGCTACGTGATCCATTTCACATTTAACAATATCATATTGTACATCCATAAAGCCTCTTAATTTTGCCAACTCTTTAATTCCGCTAAGCTTGATTAGTAGTTGATGATCTTTTAATCCTTCGATCGATCGAGGAACATCTTTCTTTCGAAGATCGAACCAAGATTTGTTTGGAAATAAATGCTCGTCCTTAATCATTGATCGCCAGTTAACAGAGCCGTCTTCTGCAAATACATAATCTACATTACCTAGTAGTCCGTATTCGTCTCTTTGGAACTTTGCTGGGCCGTCTGCGTATTTTTTATTCAACGCTCTTTTTGTTACGGTTGGCGAAGTGGTTGTAGATTCGTATGTTACTGAATTATCAGATACTGTTTTTGTTTTGCGTGCCATGGTTGTCATCGTTATAAATTTTTAGTGTGTTTAATTCTTCCCAAAATTCTGGGCAGTCTATGATTTTATTCTCTGTCGCTGGCACATCATGAATCCATGCAGCTTTACTTGCATATGTTTGTCCGTTTGATATGATAGTTCTAGAGTTTTTATAACGAGTATTATCGCATATTTTATCAACATTGTCAAGATCTTTTTTTGTTTTATCTTGATGTAGTGTTATATTCCAGTCAAAAAACTTTAATCTTAAATCATTAATTTCATCTTCATTTTTGCATATTAGATTTAATGGTATGCCGTTTTTCTTTAGTGATTGAATGTAATTTTCATCTGTATCTGATGATACTATATAATTGATTCTTAGTATACTAGATTTTATTGCGAGTAGATATTGCAATTTCATTGGTTGGTCTAGGAAGATGTTTGCCATTCGTCCATACGCCCACTGTGCAATATTCTGTTCGTCAAAACATTCATCTCCTAGGATGTTTATTGAGTTACCTTTTATGAAGTCTGTAGGCATTACATGATTTGGTATTACAGATATTGATGGTAGGTGATATTCTTTACCAATGTGAAATGTTTCAATGTTGTTTAGATTATTTTTTATATCAAGAAGTTTTAATACAGATTGCGCGATTTTCTCGGGCATAATCATGTTTATGGTTTTTGGGTTTTCTTGATTTGAAAACGAAGCCTTGTGTCCACCGCGGTGAGATTCAAATAATTCGTGATTTTCTTTTTTACCCCAATATGGGCCGCAACATTCTTTGTATAGTATACTATATAGTGAAACTATTTTTTTATCAAAGCCTGATGCTACATGAGTGCTAAATGAATCATTTCCAAAATGTAATAAACTATTTTGTATAATATAAAATGTTTGTTTTAGATTTGTTAATCCTGTATAATGTAAACAGCCATTTATTTTTTTATCGTCTTTCTCTCCTATTTGTATGATGTCAATTCCTTCTTTTTGTAAATAGGGAAAAATCATTTGTATTACTTCATTATAATAGTCATAATTTTTAGCCTGCATCCCGCTACTCGCATGTAGGGTAATATACTTTTTAGACGGAATTGGGAAGAAGCAAGTTTCAACAAATGGTTTGTCGATTTTTACTCCACAAGATAATGCGTATTGTTCTATGAGGTGCATAAGTCGAATTGAATTTTATCTTTACCATTGTGCATATAATTTAACATTCTTTGGGTTCCTATGTGAGGTAAGAAGGCTATTTCAAAATAACCTTTATGCTGCCCCTGTCCTTCAAGTAATACTAAGCTGTCTAATGATTTAGAATATGGAATGGTTTTGTGAATATATGGATTACCTTCTAGGATGATAAAGTATTTTTGTTCTGTTGCGAAGTATATATTATATTCTGGGTATACTTCTTTTATATTTTTTAATAATGATGTACATAGATAAACATCACCTATACTTTGAGGCATGCATATCAATAACCTTTTACCTTCATCGTCTTTATCTAGTAATTCTTCAAATTTTATTTTTTTGTTTTTTCCATTTTCTTTTTCTGCAACTTTTTTGAAGTGATCTAATACATCTTTTCTTTTTAGATCAGTAGATAATCTTTTCATCCAATGTTTATGACCTTCGTCCGAATCTTTTATGTCGAGTTTTAAAATGTTTTTATATATATCTTTTAGCCAATCAGAATCTTTTTCGATCTCGGGCGGTTCATAATTAGAATCTCTCTCTTCTGGTGAAAATTCAAAATCCCAGTTTACCTCTGGCATTGCGTCAATAATCTTTTCAAGTTTTTCACAGACAGCTTCAATGCTGTAATTTTTAATAACAAACTCTCTGGCTTGTTTACCTAAGGATTCTCTTTTTTCAGGTTTCATTTTAAAAACCTTTTTGAGTTGGCTGGCAATACTGTTTGCGTCTGTACTTGCTTTAATAAATTGCGTACCCGGTTCTCTATACTCGCTCCAGTTTAACGCAAAACCTCCACTATCTGGCGTACAGCAATCTTCTCCGCAGCTGTAGTTTGTTACTAGCGTTACGAGCTCTGTTAATTTAGCTTCTTGAATTGGTATTTCTTGACCACCGCTTGTAAATGGGTGGCAATAAACATCCATCATGTTGTAAATTTCATTCAACTGTTCTTCATCGATACCTAATTTACTACTTGTTGTTGCTTGCGATTTTTTTGAACCGCAATGCCCACAGTCGATATCTTCACCTTCATAGCTTTTGACTTCATATTTTTTACATTTTTTGCAAACGTAAGTCGTTAAGACTCTTGACTTGTCTATACCTTTTTCGTCCATCAATCTCGTTATGTCCCACCCTTCTTTCCAGTGGGTGTGGAGTAGTAGTTTTGCGGAAGAGGATGGATTTTGCTCGCAGAAGATTTTGAACCCCTCGAGTAAATTTGGCACGCTTTTTCTCAGCTGATTCCTGAATACAAAACCTATTATAAAATCATTTTCTTTTATATTGTTGGTTTTCCTTAGGAGTTCTCTTTGCTTCTCTGGTAGCTTAGAGAAATTTTTTGTATCAACTGCTCCGTGCAGAGTTTTAACATGGTCGTGCCCCATTTCATTTAAGGCTTTTTCTGCAAATGTAGACCAAGTATAGTAGTTTTTTATTTTGGGCGCAGCTTTAACTGCGTCTGGAAGTATGGGTAGGCTGTCTAAAGTTGTCCAAATCATACAATTGGTTTTGTTCCACCAAGGTCTTTCCGTATAACCCGTGAACGCCCATATATCTTCTATGCCGATATACACATCAGGTTTTTCTTGCTTGATTATGTTATCAATTGTATAGTTACCGTAAGCTGCTGATCTAGCTAAATTAGGGTCTTTATTTAATTGCTGCAATAATGCTGGATTATCTGGTAGTGACCCCTCACATTTCCATGGTAGCATTTTAAGAGAAGCGTCTCCGCTCTTGATTGAGTTTGAGAGCTCTACTAAATCATATTTTCCAGTTTTGTATAAATGAATTAATATATTCTTAGTATGCTTCCCGAACCCAGTAAAAGCCTTACAATGATTACTGTGAATTAAGACTTTCTTTTTCTTCATTTAAAAAGGAGCTTCTTGCGGTAGTTCTGTAGGTTTTGTTTCTTGTTGTTCTTTTTTGTACTTTTGTATGTTTTTAATTTCTTCTTTTCTTCTGTGTGAGTACAACTCCTGTAGGTAGAATTTAAAAAATTGATCTAAGTTCTCAACTTCTCCTGGTTCAAGCGGAACCCTGAACGATTGATTTCCGTTTCTTGTGAATGTAATTCCGAAAGCAGGTAGTGTTATTGATCCGTTTTGAGTTTTTGATTGTTTATCCCAAGGTACAAACTTGATTGATGTTTTATTATCTTCGTAACTGTGGAATGCCGAATATTCATATCTCCTATTGAAAGCGCTAATTATTCCACCAATCTCAAATTCACTAAATTTTAAATTGATATTTTTTTCGGGGTTATCCTTGTTGCCTGAAAAGTTTCCGGATTTTTTCTTATCATCCCAACTGTACTGTTGGATCGCGCTAACATAAACGACTGGTTCTTTATTTCTGTTTACGCCGATTTTAAAATTAAAAGCGCACCCTAAATTCTTACTGTTTGGTTTATATAATGAAATACTCATAACAGATACTATAACCAAACTCTATTTTGTCAATTTTTTATTTATAATTCTTTTATATTGTGGCACCAGCGCTCTTCTGATCTTAATGCATCATACTTTCTGTAACTAGAAGTCCAGATTCTGTTTGGTAAACTATTTATTCTTATGATGTCAAAATGCTTTTGCATTAACTCAATAGATTTTGTATAGTCGAATTGATCACGGCTATTTTTTATTGGGTCAAAATATGTTTCAATCGCCGCTTTACAGATGATTTGTTCTGGGGAAAGTTTTGTCGGTATAGATGATAGTTCGGTTGATTTTTCGAAAACCTTTATCATGCGACTCGTTTGCCCTCCTATGAAGTGGTCAGAGGGATGAAATTTAATTTCATTATCAAATCTAAAATATATATTAGAAGTTACAAGTTTAAACCAATTATGAATTCCTTTTTCGTTTTTACTATCTCTATTCTCTTTTATCTTTTTTAGTATAGGATTTATTACAGGATAAGATTCATCTGATCTAAATTTTATTGAGAGAAAGTTTTTCGCTGCTTTGAGCCCTTCTAATGTAGAGTAGTTTTGGAAAATATAAGGATTCTTTGCTCCAGACCTTACAGATAGTTTTGAGGCTTTTTTGAAGTCGTTGATTACTAATGTAATTTTATCTTTGTATTTTTCTATTAAATTTAAATTATCATTATCCCAGCAAGACACAATTACTTCGCCGTATTCTAAATATTGAGGTATTGTATTTATTGATCTTAAATGAAGTGGGCCTTGTATAATTATTGATACTTGATCCTCTGACTTTTCAAACCTTTTTAATAAGTTTTTTTGCAGAGTGATCGCAAAATTAGTAAAGGTTGGAACGTAATTTAATTCTTTACCTGATTGATCTTTTAGTTTATGCGGGTTCCATCGATTCATACTAAGAAGTCAGAGCATAAGCCAAAGCAGGGCGGCCCTGAGTAATTTCTAGCGTCATCTACAACTAGAACACTTTTATTACTAACTCTTTTGCCAGGGTAAGTCCAGACGAAGTTTCTGGAGGTTAAAGTAAAGTCGTCTGTTTCATGCCAAAAATAGTTTAGTAATGTAAATTCACTAAGTATATCTAACGCTTCTAGGTTTTTGCAATGAATCCATAAATGCTTGAAGTTTTTTATTAAAAATTTCATAGGGCACGGACTCTCTGGTTTATCGTGCCCCAACCAGAGCTGGTTTCTGGCCCAGACATCTATTTCTACATCAAACCCTTTATCGAGAGCTTCCTGTATGTAATCTATAGTGTTCTCTCTTTCTGGCTTAGGGCCATTAATATTTCCTCTATGGGAGACGAATATCATGTTTTAAAAAAGTATCTAGATCTTCAGGGGTTCCAAGTCCCCACATCTTATCTATATTAAAAGTTTTTACTCTTGCCCCGATTAATAAAGCTTCGTTATAAACTGGGCATACATAGAATTCATTATTGACTCTTATATTTTTCTCGACCATAGATTCTGCACATGAAACATAATCACTTCCTTTTTTCCAGAAATAAATTCCAACTGTAGCGTTATCACTAATAGGTTTCTTTTCCGCGACTTCCGTAACAAACCCCTCTTCGTTTAATTTTGCATAACTCCATTTTGGGTGGGTCGAGCGAAATGTTAAGATTGAGCCGTCTATATCGTCCGCCATGCAGGAATACATAAATTGATTACTCTCCCATTCGACATACTGATCTGAGTTTGCTAGAATTAATGGTTCGTCATTATTTATAAATTCTTTAGCGAGTAATGTGGTGCATGCAGCGCCCTCCGTCATGCCCTCCACTTGAACTATTTCGCAATTCGGAGATATTAAATTTAAAGTATGTTGTAGGGAGTATTTTTCGTAGTGAGATTTTTGAACAATAAATATGTGTCTTGCGTCGATGTTTAGATTCTCTACAACTCTCTGTATCATGGGTTTACCATTGACATCTATTAAGGGTTTAGGGAAGGTATATCCCGCCTGTTCAAATCTGGAGCCAGCTCCAGCCATGGGTATTAATACGTTCATTTTGCCTCCTTGCCATTTTGGTGAAATTTGCGATTTTTTATCTGCATTAAGTATAGTACTATTAATTTTATCAAATGTCAAGTCATTAGAATCCTTGACTGCACATAAATGTGCGCCACTTCTTATTGCGCCCTTTCTTCCTATGTGAGAATCTTCAATGATTACTGTCTCGTCAGGGTTGACTCCGACTTTTATCATGCATCTCATGTATATCTCGGCGTTGGGTTTCGGGTTGTTTACGTCTTCATTTGAATATAAAAAATCTATATAATCAAAAAAACCTTTTCTTATTAGCATTAATTTTGAAGTCTCTCTTATAGAGTTTGTTGCGCATGCAATTTTGTAGTTTTGCGATTTTAATTTTTTAAAAATATCTATTATTCTGTAGTCGCGCTGATAGTTATCTATTTCTTGTAATGTTTTTTGCTGCTTAAGTTTCCAGATTCTGTTGTGATATTTTTCTGGAAGATTTTTTTCGGCGCTTAACTTTTTTAATTTTTGAGTTGTTGTTAAAGCATCATACTTACAAAGATGTTCTTCTTTATTAATTGTATATTGATCACCTATTTCAGATAAAGCTTTGTTGAGAGCAATATAATGTAACTCGCGAGAATCAACTAACACTCCATCTAAATCAAATATAATTAATTTAATCATTTATATAAGTTAAGTATTTCTTCCAATCATCATGTATTCTAATATCGTATTTTCCTTGATGATCCATAAATAGATGACTGTCTATTTTGTTGTAAAGCGCCCAATATAAAAGTACACTATTGAAGCCTATAAATTTTTTACTTTGACTGATAACTTCAAGCGTTTTTTTTAGTGAAAATTTACCGCTGAAGCTTTTACCGAATGAAGGATTAGTTTCTTCTATTCCAACCCAGCAAACTTTACTTTTATCAAAATTAAAATTGTTCAAATATTCTAATATTGGTCTTTTATTAATATGCCTTTTCTTTCCTTCGTTTTTTACTCCGCCGTTTACTTGTATGCATAAATCATATTTTTTCTCGACTGTATTGTTTATATAAGAGTTTTTAAAACCTTCATCAATGCACGGTTGCCAGTGGAAATCTCTAGGCGGGCATTTGATTTGACCATGGGCGCACACATTAAAACATTTATCGAATTTACTATGATTTGATTGCCACCAATATCTTAAATTGGGGGTATATACTAGTTCGTAATTTATGTTAAATATGTCAAGAAGTTCTCCACACATTAATAACTTTTCTTTGGTTGATTCCATGTGGGTATATAATTGATATTGTTTTTGTTCAAGTAATTTGAGTATAATTATTAAACAATCACCAACTCCACCGTAGCCTAATGCTTTTTGAATCACAAGGTTAAGCTTACGTTTCCCCATGTGCCCACTGATTTATAACCTATCTTGCGAAATGAATTTATGACGCCAAGGCAATCCTCCTTGTCGCTCAATGGGTTAATTTCAAAAATAATTTTTTTTGCTGGTTTAGTGTTTTTTTTCTCTAACGCTGATAGGTATGATTTTAGTATTGTTGCATCATGACCCTCTGCGTCTATTTTTATTAAATCGCAAGAGTCTACCTCTTGTTCTCTTATTAAGGATTCGAAAGAAAGTATTTTTATATCTGATTCACTAATTATTTTATTAGGTAGGTTGAATTTGTCAATCAATTTGAGTTGAGCTGGGTGAGGTTTGTTTATTGAGTTGCATCCTTGTATATATGCGTACATTTTAAAATCTAAACCCCTATCTTTGCAGAAATTCTTAATAGTGTCTTTTGTTATGTGAAAGACTTTACCAGGTCTATCTTTATCGCTTATCGCGTAATTTAATTTTTTAACATTAGTTTTATTGGGCAAATCATTTAAGTATTCTTTTACTGGATCAATAGATAAACCTTTGGATTCATTTGAGCATTGTTGTATGATAGTTTCGAAATTTGATGTTCCTATTTCTATAAAGTCATATTTCATTTATTTTAGTTTTATGTTTTCACTTTGATTATATTATATTCCTGCCCAATCTTTATCTAGATATTCGTAGTGCTCTTGATCTGGAAAGAGTTCCGTATTAAATTTTCTGCATCGAGGCTCTATAAGCCAAAATGTTTTTTTTTCGTACTTTAAAACCTCTGGAACAAACTTTTCCCATAGGAAGACTTCATCTGATCCGAAGCGATCTTTGTTTGGGTATTCGTCTATTAAGTGTTTAACGGTAAAGGGGAGGTTTCTGGCGGAAACACCCCCAGCTTGATAATATCTTTTATCCTTATGACGGGCACCTCTATTATGAACGAACCAGTTGAATAAAACCTTGTGATCTGTTTGCAGCCAACGATTGATGCTAATTATATCGTTTTCTTGAATCCTGAAGTCTAGATCTCTGCATATTGCTATGTCGCAGTCATCAAATGCCAGATACCTCCAGAAGCACCCAGCTCTCCCTTTTGCCCTGTCACATTCGACTAACTCGGTGTTACTAAAACTTTCAAGGGATTTTATAATGTCCATTGGTGCGGTATTATCATAGTATAGCCGGAATTTCCAGTCTGGCATTGAACGCTCCATAAATCTTGCAGTTCTTGGCGCACCTACAGCGTATTTATAGTATGCTGCGTGATCTTTGTTAAATAATGAGGCTGATATTACTTTTTTCATTTTATGACTTGCTGTGTTCAAGTATGAGGTTTGTGAAGTTTGCGTTTTTTAATAGCTTATGTTTTTGTAGGTATTTTGGGAGGTCTTTTGTCTCATGTTTTTTTAGTGATTTTAGCCATATTTTTAAATCTTGATTACCCCTGAGTATTAGGTCATTTTCTATGTAATGTGGGAAGTTTTTTTTATTATCTATTGTTCTATGGTTTATTTTGAATTTTTGCCTGCTAGTGGTTTTACTATAAGATGGGTGATAGATATAGATATTATCTGGGTTGAGTGGAGATGAAAAGGGAACTCCATTATATTCCATTTGATTACAAAAAATCCTGGAAGTTTTTATTCTGTTTATGTCAAGCCCAGAAAACCTAAAAAACCTTCCCATTGGCTTCCATTCTTCATAAAACTCTAAACCATTCCAGAATAATTTATGCGTTGGATTTATCGATCTTATTTCGCTATTGAGGCTTTTTAGTAAATTATCTACTTCTTTTTCGTGGAAAATTTCATCCCCGTCTCCGTTTAAGTACCAGTCTGGGCTGTACTGTTTTGCTTTTTCTAGCGTAAATTTTCTATGGTCAACTTGAAGCTTTCCATTGTAATGGAAAAGTTTTATTTTTTTTTGTGGATCAGGTAGAGATTTAATGAATTCTATTGTTCTGTCTCCGCTTCTTTCTGGGTTGCCGCTCTTTATGCCGCTTTCCCAGCAACCTTCTGTTATGATTATTTTGTGACAAAAATTATACAAACTCAGTATAGACTCTCTTATAAAGTCTTCTTCATTATAGCATTGTATTCCAGCTACAATTTTCATTTTTTCACTAAAGCTGCGATCATTTGACCTCCTTGCGTTTCTTTAATGACTTTGTATTTTTCAAGAATAGATCTATAATGCTTTCTGCCTGGGTGCCAGTCATGCATAAAGATAATGCAGTCATTGTCTATAAAATTATACATGTACCTAGCGCACTGGGGTCTAGCTCTGCCATCTATTAAAATTTTAGAGAATGTTTTTCCTATCTTAGATCCAGTTTCAATGTAATCTTTGTAGGACTTATACATTTTAGTTGTGTACAATTGATCCCATTTAACCGCGTGTTTTTGGTTTGGATCTTCTGGTCTTACGACTGGAACTGTATGCATTGTGACATTTTTTGGCATAATTTCTTTAACTGAATTAGCCCACTTAGGGTCTGATTCGATACTGTAGTATTCTTTTACATATTTAGGAAAAAACATGGTACTACCTCCACAACCATATTCGAGCATTATATCATCTTTTTTTAAAAAACTTAATACGAGATTGATCTCCTCTTGGGACATCCATGGTTGATTTGGTACGTTCATTTTAAATACTTATTTTCGGCATGAGTTTTAATTTCATTAAAGACATCTTCACTCCAAGTGAAATCATCTTGATATGAACCGTAAACATCTTGGTCGCACCAACCAGCTTCCCTGAAATTATTAGGTCTGCTATGTTCTCCTATTTCTCCTATATATTCAAAATTGTTTGTAAATGTTGAGACTTTAATCATGCCTCTTGACACTAAAGCTGATGAAGTACAGGAATCTTGACTCGATACAATTTTATTTGGATCTACTCCAAATTGAGACATATATTCAAGTATTTTTAAATGGGGGCGAGCTCTATATTCCTGAGGTAATAAAGCCCAGAAACCCTCCATGATATCTAAGATTTTTTCATAAGAGCTTCTTCTCATTGCGTAAGCCCACATGTGATCCATTAAAATTAATTTATCTTTATTTTCTTTTTGATCTTTTAACGTAGTTTTTGAATCTAAGTCATCTATATAATTGATGTATGAATATCTATGACTTCTTTTTGATCTATGGTGTTCGCCGAAGCAATTGATCATAGCTACTCTTTCATCATCTTTAAATAATTCGATAAGTCTATCTATTTGTTGTATGTAGTGAGGCTGTAATACGGAGTCATCTTCAATCAATATTAAGAATTCGTTTTCTTTAAAAACCATTTCTCTTGATAGTTTCATTATTCCCGCTACCCCAAGGTTCATCTTTGGAACAAAGTTTTTAGAGTGAGGTATGATTTCCTTAGATAAATCAATACATTTTTGGACGGCAGGAATCTCTTGTTGGAATCTTGGCGCATCAATAAAGCAATAAACTTCTCTATCCCAGCATTGTGGAGATAGGGATTCTAAAACTTTCTTAAAATAATCAGGTCTGTTATATGCAGTTAGTACTACTGGAGTCTTCATATAACGATACTAATGCAAACTTGAATTTTATCTAATTAATTTTGTTTTTATATTTCCGAAATTATTTAATCCTGTCAATTTTTTGTATTTGCAGTTTTTTGATTTTAAGCATATCGTTAATACGGATTCTGGCACCTTGATCATATATTCTGGGTAACCTTCGTTCCATAAGAAATTTACAGCATGCTCAACTTCATTTAGGCAGTTCATGTATTTTTGCATATACTCGACACTTCCAGCCGCAATTTGGTCATTAACTTGCTTTGGTAGTGCTGCTTGGTCATTGACGAAACTAAATGCAAATTGTTTTTTTAATTCTTCTTCATGATTGTATATATTATTACTCTCGAAATAAGGCAATCTAATATGATTATTGTCAATACAGTCTTGTAATTCGTATTTTTTAATTGGTTCCAAAACTTGGATGTCTGGTCTGAGTCTAATGACCAAATCATATATTTTTTTCTTTTTTGGTAATAATTTATAAACTGATTTCATATTAAATAGCATGGGAATTAATCCTGCGCTAGGTTGATATGGTAGATCATCTTTATTTATTGAATAATTGTGTGCATCGCTTGGCCAAGTAATAAATTTTTTTACTTTGTAATATTCATTAAATTGTATATAATCTTCGTCGTTCCATGTTGATAAATATATATCTGGTTTGAGTGGGTTTATTATGTTTTGTAGTATAGAATCGGTACATGATTTCCAATTACCGAGCTTACCACTGAAACAAAGTGCTACTTTCATTCAGTTATATATTCAGTAATATCTCTCTGCCCTATCAGCTTCTCTATGTTGTCAAGAAGAAATGGATAAAGTTTATAGGCGGGGTTTCTTAATGTATTTTTTACGATTTGCCCTGCGGTTTTAACATCGTGGTGCATTGGAAGAATGAATTTATCATCAAATAACCATCTTATTAAATATGAATATTGTACTTTACCGTATTGTTTGCAATACTTAGAAAATGTAAATGTTGGTTTTGAATAGTGGTATGGTATATATCTTATTCCAGAATCCACGCCAAGAGCAGCGACGCACTTGCTTGATAAATAAAATATCTCTCGAAGTGATGCATGTATGAAATGTACTTTTTCTAAATTTTTTGCAATTAATTTTTCGTATTTATGTTTTGATTGTTCATCATATAAAATAATAATATCAAATTCCTGTGATATATTCTCTATTAGTTTTTCGATATACCAATCTTCCATGTTTGAATCTGCATTGTCTCTTGCATATAAATGAGCCAAGATAAATTTATCAGGAGTTTTTATATTAAGATCTGCGCGATTTTCAGGGGTTGGGAAGGTCTTGAAGTATTTTAACCAATCATAATCGTGATTTAGCCAACCAAGGGAATCGATATGTAGATCATAAAATAAATCATATTCTGATGTCATCTTTTTGTAAATTTCATCGGGTACGTTTTTTATTGAACTTGGATAATCTTCATCCGGGAAGTTTGCGCATTTAATTTTAAATGTTTTGTGCTTTTTGTTTTTTATTACGAAAGTATTATCAAAATGAGACGGCCACATTTCATTCAAGATAGAAGATTGTGTTTTATTTCCTTCTGTATCCGAGTATAAATCTATAGAGCAAGAAGGGTATTTCTCTTTTATCGCGGGTATAAAGCGATTTGCTGTAAAATGATCTCCTAGCCCACCTTCTATTCTTACGGAAATTCTCATGTTATTTCTCCTCTTACCATTACAGCCCCACCGAGAACTACTGTATTTAATTGTGTCAACATCTTATTGCAAGTTTTTCTTCGTTTAATGTGTTTCGCTCGATATAATCTACCTAGGCTTGCTGAAATTTTACCATAAGACATACCCCCAAGATCCTCGGCGATTCTTTCATTTGAGAAGAATATCGGCTTGCCGTGCCCCGCTTTTGATAAAAGGTAATTGTAGACAACCAAATCATTACCTATTAGTTTTCCTTCGATAACGTCTTGCTGAACTGCGACTGGAATTTGTATAAACTTTTTCATAATTCACACTATCATACCAGCAAAATCATTTTTGGTCAAGTTAAATCTAAAAAATTAAACTTTAGTCATTCAATTAATTGTACAATGTTAATAGTATAGGTTTCCTTATATAATTTTTATTAAATATAATATATATATAATATTGACATTATTGTGAAATGGTGATATACTGTTAACCATGAAATTTATAGATCTAAGTGAAAGTAAGTACTTTTTAATAAAATGTTCTGATTGGTCTGTCGTAATATCTGCCGAAGACGAAACTGAAGCATGCACAAACGCGCTCAAGGAAATGATGAAGAGGAGGGGTAAGAATTTAAAACTATCTTCTGTAATGATATCCAATGAGATGAAGGCTGATATAATGGACGAAGATTATGATGAACTGGTTGAGTATCATTCCGTATCAAGAATGCTTGCTAACGCTGGATTTCATGAATTATCATCAAGTTTAAAATCTATATTAGGAGCATAAAAATAATGAAATTAATAGGAATATCAGGATTAGCAAGATCAGGGAAAGATAGCTTTTATGAAAAGTGTATACCGCTTCTTCAAAATAAAGGGTACAAATACAAGAGGTTTGCTTTTGCAGACGCACTAAAAGAGGAGTGTGACCCATTCCTATTGGATAATGTAGGCATATCTGCATTCACGGAAGATAATAATGAAAAGGAAATCATCAGACCTCTCTTAGTTGTATACGGAACGCACATTAGAAGAAAAATGAACAAAAATTGTTGGATAGAAAAAATAGAGCCAAGAGTTAAGGAATCTATCTCCGATAAAACATTCTCATTTATAACTGACGTCAGGTTTGATAACGAAATAGATTGGGTTCATAAACTAGGAGGGGAGACAGTACATATAACAAGAAAAGGGATTTTACCCCCAAATGAAGACGAGCGCAAGAACGACCCCGTCTTGAAAAATAAATCAAAGTTCCTAGTCGAATGGGGAGACTTTAATGAAGAAAAATTGGAATCTTCAGACAAATTAGTATCATCTATAATGAATTCAATATTATGAACGACGAAGAAGATCAAACATTAATACAGAACATACAAAACAAGCGCAACGAAACAGACAGTTTAAATGAGCTCGTTAATAGGCATAGCGGAATCTATCTTGAAATGGTAAACGCATTTTCTTCTCCAGGAAATCAATTTGTAGATAGAAACGAGTTGATACAAGAGAAAGAATATAGAATTTATAAAGCAGCCTTGAACTACGACGAAAATAGAGGAGCAAAGTTTAGTACATATTTAGGCAACGAAACAAAATGGTTATGCTTAAACACTTACAATAAAAACAGAAGGAAACCTATTTTTCAATCAGAGTTCATAGAAAACTGCCAAGGCGTACAGGAAAGCGAAGGCCACTCGGATATTTCTGAAAGCTTGAAAAAAGATCTTTTTGATAAAGTATTATCTATATTAAACACACACCCAGACAAAAGAGTAGAGAAGATATTTAAAATGAGATATGTAGTAGGACAAGAAAATAAAGTTATGCCATGGAAAAATGTTTGTAGTAAAATGAAATTAAGTATACAAGGATGTATAAATATCCACAACTCAGCAGTAAAATACGTACAACAAGAATTAAAGGAGGAAATAAGTTTTGAATAAATTTATAGCATTAGGTAATCTTACCAAAGACCCAGAGTCAAAAACCACAAAAAGTGGAAAGAATGTATGTTCTTTTAGTATAGCAATAAATAATAAGGTTAGTAACAGCGTGACCTACATAGATGTAGAAACATGGAACAAGTCGGCAGAAAACTGTGACAGATTCCTAAGTAAAGGTAGGAAAGTTTTAATAGAGGGTAAACTTCAATTAAACACCTGGCAATCCAAATCCGGAGAAAGTAGAAGTAAAATCTTTTGCGTTGCAGATTTAGTAACCTTCTTAGATAAGAACGCCGGGAATCAAGAGTCTCAACAAAAACCTCAAGATAAAGTCTCACAGCAGGAAGAGGACGAATTCGCGGATATCCCATTCTAATGAATAAGTTAATATATAAAGCTCCATTAAACTCACTTTCATTTGGTAATGTTTCGTTTAATCTATTAAAAGAAATATATAAAAAAGGAATAGACTTAACATTTTTTCCAATTGGCAAATTAGATGTTGGCGCATTTAACATAAAGGATGAAGGTTTTAAGAAATGGTTAGAAGAGTCCGTCCAGAATAGATTTAAGAAGTTAGATAAAGATTCCACTACGTTACAAATGTGGCACCTTAACGGATCTCAGGATAGAGTTAGTGGTAAGCAAATACTTTATACATTCTATGAGTTAGATGAGCCCACCGAAAATGAGCTTGCTTTAGCTAGCTTTCAAGATAAAGCTGTCTTTAGTAGTTCTTATGCTAGTGAGAAATTTAACAATTCCCACTTCGCTCCATTAGGGTTTGATGATTCTTTCGAAAAAACCGATAAGAAATACCTTGAAGGAAAGATACATTTCGGCTTAATGGGTAAATTCGAAAAAAGAAAACATACTCAAAAAATAATTCAATCATGGATTAAGAAGTATGGCAACGATTACAAGTATCAACTTAGCTGCTGTATAACAAATCCCTTCTTCAAAAAAGAACAAATGGAACAAGTTATAGCTCAATGCATGGGAGGAAAAAGATATGGTAATGTAAACTTCATACCTTTCCTACCATCAAATACTCAAGTAAATGATTTTTTAAATTCAATAGACATTGACCTCGGAGGAATGAGTGGCGCAGAAGGGTGGAACCTACCTTCTTTTAACGCAACATGCCTAGGAAAATGGAGCATCGTCCTTAACGCAACGTCCCACAAAGACTGGGCGAATGAACAAAACTGCATTCTTTTAAACCCAAGCGGGAAAGAACCTATATACGATAACATATTCTTTCACCAAGGATCAGATTTTAACCAAGGAAGTATGTATTCATTTGACGAAGAGGAATTTATATCCGCAATGGAGAAAGCTGAATCAATATGCAAAACAGAAAATAAAGAAGGTTTAAAATTAAAAAATAAATTTACATACGCAAAAACCTTAGAAAAAATATTAGAATAATGCCTTTATATACATACGAACACCCAGAAAACGGAGAGATAATAGATGTCGTTCAATCAATGAAAGAAGACCACATCTATATAGATAAAACAGGATTAAAATGGAAGAGGGTTTTTCACTCACCCCAAGCTTCAATAGACGCAAACATAGATCCTTTTAGCAAAAAAGACTTCAAGGATAAAATTGAGAATAAAAAAGGCTCATATGGAGACTTATTAGACAGAAGTAAAGAGCTCAGTCAAGCAAGAAAAGATAAAGCTGGAATAGATCCAGTTCAACAAAAATACTTCAAAGAATACAGTAATAAAAGAAGGGGCCTTAAGCATCCCTTAGACAGAGGGTAAATTTAAGTGTAATATACTCCTGAGATGTCAAACCCAGGAGATTTTAAAAACAATCCGTTATATACGGATATTACGAGGCTAGACCACCTATCACCTCAACCAACATTTTCTTACTTTTGGAATGTTCAATCTGGTAGGTGGGAGCCAGCAACATCATTAACACTAGACCTTGGGTCTGGAGGTTTCTCTGGCTCCTTTAATGCAGAATTCGATTTCTCGGAAACAAATCGGTTACTATCAGGCATTTCGGGTCAATTAAGCGACGTTAATGATACCGAAACACATAGATTACTATCGGGCATTTCAGGTGAATTAGGCGAAATGAACGACGCCGAAACCCACAGGTTACTGTCGGGGGTATCGGGGGCGCTTGAAAATTTATCTATATCTGGAGGGTCAACTCAAATAAATAGAGCTGACACCCAACCATGGAAATTAATAACTAAAACTGTTAATCAAAAAATAGAAGAAGACTTTATTTTAATGGAAGATATACCCAATGACTTGAGATATGGGCAGTATGGAGAAAATTGCTATGGTCAAGACAGAAGCCTCATGGACGATATCTTAGGAAATTACAACCTGAACGCCAGGTTAGATAGTAGCACCCCAGAAACTGGCCACCCAGACTATTTTATTCACGCAGAATATATTGATACAGGAAGATGTGTGGAAGCAACCCAGGTCTTCCACTCTGATACTAGATTCGCAATGAGACAAGAAAACGAAAAAGCTAGCTTAATAAATTCATACGAACTAAAAGACTTTAACGAGTTATACGAAAGAGGTTTAGTAGATAACGTACAATTATATAATGAATCCCCATATCCAATACAATTTCACACAATAGATTCAACATTTAAGGCAGATAAAGCGTTTACCCCAGAAAATGATAATTTACTATATTTATTTTCAGATACAGCTGTAAAATTAAACAGTGATGAAGCTCAAAAAATATTCATTAAAAGACCGCACACTATATCAGGCTATACGGTTAAATACTCTATAACTTATAAATCTACCGGAATTAGTGATGTAATATACTAAGTGTTATGGAATTTTTCTCAATAAGAAGACCAATACAAAGAGTTGGAATCAATCAATATATAATTGGCGATGACCCAACCAACCCACAGCTAGTAATAGATAACGGAGCCATCTCCGCGGACACCATACAAATCACAAGCGGTGTCCAAATAAATGGCGTAGACATATCTTCGGACTTACAATTCCTACCAACCTCATTTGTAACCAATAGGTACAAACTTGAAGAAGCTTTTGAGGTTGACCAGTATGGAGATGTTACCCCCACCACTGGCGCTCAAGTCTCCGATCCAATGTGGATCTTAAGGGGAGAGGACGACCTAGAAGTTAGAGCAAATCTATGGAGATATAATACAGGACCAGAAGCTTTTACTGAAGATATATCTTTTTAAAAATATACGTGTAATATAAATAATGGCTACAAGGAATTTAGTACCAAGAAATAGCGGAGAAGGTGGAGTTGGAAAATTAGGGAAATCATGGGCAACAGGATTTTTCGATAATCTGTACATAAATGACTCACTGGTATCGGACGTAAGCTCCAATAAAAGTGATGGGTATTTAGTAAATCAAAGCCTGCAATCCGGAGACAATGTTACATTTGCCAGTGGTAATTTTACAGAAGGTTTAACATTAAACGGAGTAGACGTATCACAATTAGGAGCAAGCTTTGAAGCGGCAAGATCAGGAGATGCAAATTACGTTTTCTTCTCTGAAGCTTATGACAACCAAGGTCACACAGAAAAAACATACTATAACACAATTAACCCATCTACTGTTCTTTCTGGAATTAGCGTTCAAGACGCCTCGGATTTAAAAGTTTCGGTAATTTGGGACGGGCCGCATGATTCCTACATGGGCTCTGCATTAATAAATAACCAAGAAATCCCATTATCAAATATAGAAGAATTGGGTGAAAAAACAAGAAGATTTAAAGGCTACCTGGATAATTTAAATTTAACTGGAGAATCATCAATAGTTTGTGAAGCTAATGGCAGAACCACTTCAATATCATTAAATGAAGTTGGCGCTGGCCCCTTACCCTATAGTATATCGATAGATCATATAAATAACGCTCAGCCAGCCGTAGGGCACCAACTAGGAACAACACATTTAAAAGAAAACGATTTGATAAATATATTTGTTGATTTTAATCAAAGCGGAGTAGATAAAATTAAAGTTTATGATTTTGGATTATCCAAGGGTGTTGATTTTGACTCGTATGTACTAAATGATATCGGTAGTGGAATTTCTAGAGCAGTAATTCCAACATTAGTATCTAATAGAACAGGAGAGCAGTCAGTAGTCGTCCAAATTGTAAATGCATTTGGCTCAACGGGAGATATTAGTCAATCCACAGATTTTTCAAATTCACATACTACAAGATTATTAGATCAAAACTACCCACAAATAACAGCAAGTGATCCAACTAATTTTAATGGCAGATCTGATGGATTAAGAGAAGGTGAGTCTACAATATTATCAAGTTCGATTTCAAATTGGTCATCATCAACAGATACAGTTCTTTATAGCGCCACAACAAATGACATCCTAATAGGTAATAGTGGTACTTTTGAAACACAAAAAACAATATCTTACATTCAAGGAACATTCGAAAACCAGGATAATTTAAACATCACAGCGACAAGAATAAACAACGGAGCGATAGACAGCGAAGACGTAACGGTTAAGATTGCAAATTCTCCAGAAATACTATCTATCAATATAATCACCCCAGCCATATCTTCAGTTTCTCCAAATATAATAGGAACATCAAAAATAAAAGGTGGGGACGTAGTGAATGTGGAAATCGATATTGACCCAAAAGGCATATCTGACTCTGATATATCAATATCTATTCTTGATTCAGGATTTTCAAATGGAACACAAACGAGTTATTCTTCATATGCTAAAACAACAAACCCCGATCAAACAATTACATATACGGTTCCTATCACAGTAACAAGTAGCGTTGCAAAAAACGGAAATCAGGGCATTATAGCTAAAGCGAGAGGTAGAACAAGCTCCAATAATTTTATATATAGTGACACGCATGATTCAACAAATGATAGTAATAGTTTTGCTGTATTAGAAAACAGTTTTCCAACTATATCTTTTGGCTTAATATCATATCCAAATAATCAACAAGCATTAAAAGGACAAGAATTAGCCACAGTAACTAATACAATTTCTAATTTTGATACAGCACAATATACAACAACAAACAATGAATTAAATATTATAAATCCAAATTTATATCAAACACAAAAACAAATTCAATTAAATAGCGGAACATATAATATATCAAATAATAATTTTAACATAAAAGCTACAAAAACATCAAATGGTGCGGTAATAAATTCATCAACAGTTGTAAATGTAGCAAATACTCCAATCCAACTTAGCGTATTAAATTTAGCCGCGAAATTAAAAAGTTCAAGTTCTGGGGAAATTTATAATTTTGAACTGATAGGATCTCAAAGATTTCTTTCTGCACCTTCATTAAGTATCCCAACCACCCAAACAAACCCATCCGTTCTCACAATCAGGAACTCCGGAACAGGAACTTATGATAATGAGTATTCAATAACAATATCAGATTCAAATACAAAAGGAGAATTTTATTGGAGTGTTAGTGCTCAAAATTTAGCTGGAACGATTACAACAAGTATTATATCAAACCCTTCTTATATACTAGAAGGTTTTGAATCAAGAACAATTTATGCATCCCCGAATGATTTAGCCGCAGGTTTAGCTGACATAGGAACTGAAGTATCAAACCCCTCAGGTATAAGTTTTGAAAATCTATCTGAAGGCGGAACAGCCACTAATGGAGGAACCGCATACGATTATAAATTTTACCAAAATGGCACGCAGTTGGATAATACTTTTGATGAAAATAATAAATTCACAATATGTGACGCGAACGGATCTATCGACTCGCAAGGTAGTTATGTATTTAATTTAGATAAATTAAACAGATCTGCGAATACATCAACTAGCAACCCTGCTTCTTTTATTATAGAAGAATAGTTAAATACTATCGTAATCAGCTTTACTGCAGAACTTATTTAATTTAGTTCCGTCTTCATCAATGGCCTTTAAAGAATATCTAACTGACATCTTTCCGCTTTTAGATACTCTTTCATAAGCTTTCTTATCAACCTTAGATGAATCGACAAGCACTTTCATTTTCTTTTTTACATTATAAAATTCTATCATAAAAATAAATACACCTATTCAACTTCTTTTTGATTTTTTGTTATTTGTTTAAATATATGACCTTGCTCCTCTGAACCGCAATAGTACCACTTGTACATTAAATCATTTTTCATTTTATTTATTTCTGATTCCATTTTGTTTATTGCGTTTTCTATCTCTTCTAGATATTCTGATGTTAAGTTTTTTATATTAATATCTAATTCTAAGGCAACTCTTAATATTTTCTCAAAGTCGCCTTCCTTTTTTCCTTCAACTGCTTGCCTATAAAGCTCCGCCCTTTCTTCTATTTCGCCCTCAGAAAGGCCCGAGAGCATATCTGGATGAGTGTTTTTGACTATCTCCCGATACAACTCCTTAACTTCGGAGCTATCAAGCTCAGAATCGTTGTTTTCAGCTTCTTTCTCTTTGTTAGAATCAAAAGGCGGCTCTATTTTATTATCATGACAAAATTGAAACATGGAAGATATAAAATTAGCACGCGCGAAATTAAATATTTCGTCAGTTTCCTCAAATTCCAAATTAATATAAAGAGCTTTATGCCTTAATTTTTCAAATCTTTTTTTTAGTATAGATTGACCAACATCTTTATCAACATCATTCGAGAGGTTTTGGGACTTTGAAAACTTTTTATTCTCAGGTGTGTATTCACCTAATTCTTCTTTTTCTCTCGGCTTGAATATATCTTCCCAATTTTCCATATGTATTATTATATACACAAAAGGCGGCCCCAAATAGGGCCGCCAAATGTGAAATGAATTAAATCCCGATTAAACGGAAGCTAAAACGTCAAGCGTGTAATTAGCGCTTGGAAGATCATCGGAGAATACAAAAGTAGCTCCTGTTGTGGATGCAGCTCCACTGATCTGAACAGCGATAATAGGATCGCTAGCGCTTGAACTCCTAAGAGTAGCAACAACCGCAGGGTTAGTGCTTGGAGTATACTCAGAACTCCAATTAAGAGAATAGCTAGCTACGCCATTACCAAGAGATTCTTGGGTAGCATATACATTTTCTGTATCAGCAGCAAAAGCTAAGCTTGAAATGTCTGAATCTAGGTCTACATCTTTAGCTGCGAGGCTAGAAACATCTGTGTCAACAGCGATGTCGAGGCTAGATAATGTTACATCAATAGAGCCATCCTTGGCCGCTAAACTAGAAACATCCACATCTAAATCGCCATCTTTAGCGTTTAAGCTTGAGATGTCTGTATCCAAACCAGTATCTCTTGCAGCTAGGCTAGAAATATCTGTTGTAGCTCCACTTCCTTGATTAGTGATACTGTCAGCAAGGCTAGAAACGTCTGTGTCTAAACCAGTATCTCTGGCAGCAAGACTAGAAACATCAGTGTCCAAAGAGTCATCTTTATCACCCATGCTTGCGCTCAAGCTGGAAATATCTGTGTCGATAACTCCATCTTTAGCAGTCAAACTAGAAACGTCAACGTCTAAATCCCCGTCTTTAGCTGCAAGACTGGAAATGTCTCCATCAACATTACCGTCTTTAGCTACTAGGCTGGAGATGTCTGTATCGATATCAACATCCTTAGCAGTCAAACTAGAAACGTCTGTGTCTAAAGAATCATTTTTATCGCTCATGTCTGCGCTCAAGCTAGAGATATCTGTGTCGATAACTCCGTCTTTAGCAGTCAAACTAGAAACGTCTGTATCCAAACCAGTATCTCTTGCAGCTAAGCTAGAAATATCTGTTGTAGCTCCACTTCCTTGATTAGTGATACTGTCAGCAAGGCTAGAAACGTCTGTGTCTAAACCAGTATCTCTGGCAGCAAGACTAGAAACGTCAGTGTCCAAAGAGTCATCTTTATCACCCATGCTTGCGCTCAAGCTGGAAATATCTGTGTCGATAACTCCATCTTTAGCAGTCAAACTAGAAACGTCAACGTCTAAATCCCCGTCTTTAGCTGCAAGACTGGAAATGTCTCCATCAACATTACCGTCTTTAGCTACTAGGCTGGAGATGTCTGTATCGATATCAACATCCTTAGCAGTCAAACTAGAAACGTCTGTGTCTAAAGAATCATTTTTATCGCTCATGTCTGCGCTCAAGCTAGAGATATCTGTGTCGATAACTCCGTCTTTAGCAGTCAAACTAGAAACGTCTGTATCCAAACCAGTATCTCTTGCAGCTAGGCTAGAAATATCTGTTGTAGCTCCACTTCCCTGATTAGTGATACTGTCAGCAAGACTAGAAACGTCTGTGTCTAAACCAGTATCTCTGGCAGCAAGACTAGAAACATCAGTGTCCAAAGAGTCATCTTTATCACCCATGCTTGCGCTCAAGCTGGAAATATCTGTGTCGATAACTCCATCCTTAGCAGTCAAGCTAGATATGTCTACATCAACATTACTATCTTTAGCTACTAAACTTGAAATGTCAGTGTCAAGACCTAAGTCTTTTACTGCGAGACTTGAAATATCTACATCAAGATCAGAATCCTTAACAGCTAGACTAGAAACGTCTACGTCAAGACTTGAATCTTTAAACGTTAAACTTGAAACAGCAGTATCAATACTTGTATTACTGAAAACTTCTGTTCCATCGCTTTTTTTAAATGCAAACGTATCTGCACTATCCGAAGACAAGAGGATATTATCCCCATTGATCGACAGCAACTCGGCGCTGAATTTTTTACTCATACTAATATATACAATTAAAATAGTGCTTTGGGAACACCCAAAAAAGGCTGAAACCCGCATACACACAGAGCTTCCTGTGTATTTTAAAAATTATTATTTTTAATTTTTTTTCGCAATAAGAAGACTTTTCTATTGACAAGGTGTATATATAATCATGTCCACTATATTCACAACAGAAATTGGAGTATTCAATAATTTAAGCGGTAATAATATTCAAACAACAGGTGCCGCGTCATTCGAAAATATAAATTTTAATTACAAAATATCAGGTAATTCAGGAATATTCAATGATAATGTTTTTATAGATGATAAAGAAGTATCAACAAAAGAATATGTAAATCAAGAAATTTCTAGTTTGCATAGTATAGATTTGTCGATTAGTGGAGATATTTCAAGTTTATCTGTTAGAGATACTGGATTTTATAATCAAATCACAGGATTACTAGGAGAAGACTTAGACTTCGGAACAGATGTTTCTAGTTTAAACGCGAAAGATAATAGCTTAGAGTCAGACATTTCAAGTTTAGCTGTTAGAGATACTGGATTTTATAATCAAATCACAGGGATTACTAGGAGAAGACTTAGACTTCGAAACAGATGTTTCTAGTTTAAATTTTCAAACCGAATCATTTTTTAACTCCAGTAATAATGAACTATTCTCAACATCTGGAACTTTTTCTCAAGCTTTAACTTTAAACGGAGAGCCTGTATTAACAGGAGTGATTGACGGAAACATTGACTGGAAATCTACTCCGCCTACCTCAACTAGTTGGGGCAAGAAGGTGAAGTTGCATATGATAGTGGATACATGTACAGTTTGTATTACAAATAATAACTGGCGGCGATTAGCAATTAGTGATTTTTAATTTTTTACTTATTTTTTAAAAACAAAAACCTCGATTTTCATCGAGGTTTTTTATTGGGCACAAAAAAGCCCTCGGTTTCCCGAGGGCTAAATTTGTTAGAATTAAGATTCTAAAGTTTCGATTCGAGCTTTGAGATCTTCGATCATTGTTTGTTGTTCTTGGATTGCTTTGGTAAGAACAGGAATTACCCCTTGGTATTCTAAGCCTAAATACTCATCAGTATCATTTTCATCATCCACATCTAAACCCTTAGAGGCATTAACTATTTCAGGTAGATCATCAACCCAGTCTTGAGCGATAAATCCAACTGTTTTCCTCTTCTCAGAATCATCCACATAATTAAAACGACTGCATCTCTTATCTTTTATAATGTCTAACGCATTAGATATTTCTGATATATTTTCTTTTAACCTTTCATCAGAAACTGCAGTCCAGGCATTAGCATTTGCAACCACTTCCAATTTAGCAGTACCGGAGCTAGTACCTGGAGTACCATTCCATCGTAATTGAAAATTACCATTTTCATTAACTATGCACCAAGCGCCAGCTGAAGAATCAAAGAAAACTCTTCCGGAGTTAGCTCCGCTAGAGTCTGCCCTATTTATGCATAATGCCCATGGGGCTGAAGATAATGCCTGCACATTCATTCGGCAACTAGGATTCGTAGTACCAATACCTACGTTGCCAGCGGAAGTAATACGCATTCTTTCTAAGCAGCTTCCAGCTTCTTGTTTTGTATATAAACGCAGGTTGCCCCCTGCATCAGAACTAGTATTCCCATCAGATGTAACGTTTTGAATTGATATTAATCCAAGTAATTGACTACCTGAACCCATCCCTGTGTCTGAACTATTATTAGTATTTAGAAATTGCATTGCTCCAATACCAGCATTATTAACATCAGTTCCCCTCTGCAAGTTTAACACTACCCCATTATTGGAGTTAATTGTTGTGGCTATAGCGCTCGACCCCATAAATCCAGTAAAAGAGGTAGGATTCGTAGTACCAACACCTACGTCGCCTGAGGGAGTCATAGTTAATACATCCGTCGTCGGTCCAGCTCTAAACATCAAATTGCTACTTGCATCGGATTTTATCATTCCCTTGGATGCAGTCCCCTGATTATTCTTAAAATCTATTATACCAAAGCTATCACTCGACCTTCCCCTTACTGATAATTGAATAGAATTATCGTTATCTACAACATCTAATTTAGTACTAGGATTCGTAGCACCAATACCTACGTTGCCAGATTCGTTAATAAATATTCCCCCATCAAGACTTTGGTCACTGGATGTCGTTATTGCTAAATTTCTATTATTTGTATTAATGTGAGCGATGCCGCTTCCTTGACCTCCCCCTATATCCCAACTACTATCTTGAAAAATACTAAACAAGGAGACAGCAGCACTTTCCGCCCTCGATATAGTGAAAATATTAGAATCTGCTGTTGTATTTGCTATATTTAATTTAGCAATAGGACTCGTAGTGCCAATACCAACATTGCCGCCATTGAAAAAAGATTCGTTATGAGTTGATATCTTAACTTTTATATTAGATGTTCCTTTTTCATATATCCTTAATTGTGGCCCACTTGATGGATTCTCAAATAGAAATAGATTATCGTTAGCGCCAGAACCACTTCTAATATACAAAGGGTGGCCTGAGGTCTGTACATCCAATTTAGCACTAGGATTCGTAGTACCAACCCCCACATTACCTGTGAAGAACCCGTTTTTTGTTTTAAAATCTTTCATTTTATTTTTTTCTTTCTATTATGATTTAAGTTGTTCGATTTCTTTTTTGAGATCTTCGATCATTGTTTGTTGTTCTTTTGTTGCATTAACAAGAGCTGCGATTATAGTTTGAGAATTCAATCCCCATTTGTAATCATCTTCGTCCTTTTCGTTCTTGAAAGCTTCGCGAGGCGCAGCTTCGGGCATGATTGGGTGAACATCTTGGGCAAAAAATCCAATAGTTGGCTGTTGATCCTCTGGACCCTCTTTCCATGTGTATTTTTTGGGCTGCACTTGCATTATTTCACTTAATCCATATTCACAATCACCAAGGTCATTTTTTAATCTTTTGTCGGAGCTTGTGGTTAATTGCTTTGAAGAATTAGTAACAACATCTGAACTTGCAGCTAAACTACTTAAATATACTGCGCCTTGTCCGTTTACTTCCATTAAAGCAGTTCCATTTGTATGAGTGCTATTATTAGATCTAATAGTAAAAACCTTAACACTAGAGTTATTATTTATGCAAGATACTGTAACACCCTGATTTCCGCTTGTTGTATTATTAGAATTATGAAGCCAAGCAACAGGAACACCGGAATTTGATGATTTAATGACATTTAATGCATTAGTAGGATTTGTAGTACCAATACCTACATTGCCGCTAGTTTTAATTTGCATAACATAATCGCTTGCGTTATGAAAACCGGCAATAGTAGCTCCACCATTAGCAGTGTGAGTAGATTGATTCCTTACAAATAAAGCAGTTGTCTGGTTTGTGGAGACAGGTTCTTCTACCTGAAGTCTAGAGCTAGGATTCGTAGCACCAACACCTACGTTACCGCCATTAATATAAGATGCCCCATTGCTATCAAGATGGCAAATGGGATTTCCTACAGAATTATTTACAGTTACCTTACCATTTCCACTAGAGTCAGATACTATCTGAGCACTAATTGTTCCATCGGACTGCTGCAGAAATATATCAGCATTATCGCCCATTACTGAAAGTTTACCGATTGGATTCGCAGTACCAATACCTACCTTGCCGCTGGAGTCGATGCGCATGCGCTCGGACCCCTTTGTAAACATTGCAAGCCCAACTCTGTCAGTATAGTTGGTTGCCCCAGAAACGTCAGTTCTTCCGGCAATTACTATAGAATCATTAATATTAGACCCATTTTGGAATCTTAAGTTTGCAACTTGAGAATCACTCGTAGTAATTGTAGTGTCTGAGTTTATATGTAAATCTGCGGTAGGATTCGTAGTACCAATACCTACGTTGCCGCCATTGATACCAAACTTACCTGCATTTATAGATAACGTTATTGCATTATTACTCGCGTCTGTTAATTTAATTGCGTTATTTAATGCAGTATTACTACCGTTTAAAGTTAAACCGACTTGTGCTGCCGCGACATAATCTACTTCCAACTTCGCGCCAGGATTCGTAACACCAATACCTACGTTGCCTGCGGCGTCAATGCGAAGACGCTCATCGCTTCCACCCAAAAAGGCATGAATACCTCCAGCAGCTGTGTATAGGATATTTTCGCCTGCAGATGATGTGACATGCAAGTTTTGGCCAGGTCCATCACCTATAGTGTGTCCGTCTCCAAATTTTATTGTTCCATTCACCTCTAACTCAGAACCAGGATTCGTAGTACCAATACCTACTTTTTGTCCAACATATAAACTTCTATCAATCTCAACATTTCTGTCAGAATATTCTAAATTAGCAACTCCAGTTTCCCAAAACGCATCTGTTCCACCGAACACTGTATGCATTCTATAATTTGCAGTTGGAAGTTCTTCTGAGAATACAACAAAATATCCACTTTCACTAACTCCAGAAATTGTGTGAGGAATAATCTCTCCAGCACCATCAATTTCTAAACTAGCAGCAATCTTAGGAACATTATCATATGCAATACGAACACCAGAAGCGTCATAACCAAAGGTAACTTCATGAATTGCATCTCCTTCAGTTAATGCATTAATCAAGCCAGCAGGAACAGCCGAATTACCAGCTCCTCCTCCTCCTCCTGGAAGTTGGCTAGCAGCCACAATAACCCAATCGCTTCCATCGTACATTATAATATCATTCGCTTCATTTGGAGCTTGCCCTCCAACATTTGAAAAGGTTATACCTTCAACAGTTAAATTATTTGAAATACTAGCTGAACCAACAACGTCAAGCTTGTTGACTGGATTCGAGGAACCAATACCTATATTACCCGCAGACTCAACGTATAAACTATCATTGATGCTGATTTCTCCACTATCAGCGCTAATTACCGCTGAAGTTTCTTCGACAAATCCATTGTCGCCACTTTTGATTAAATATAATTCGTTCATTTTTTTATTTTTTTATAAGTTATTAATTCCACTCAGATAGTACTAATCTTCTCCATGTATTGTTACTTACACAAACGTACAAGTAATTAGAATCATAAATTAGATCTCCTGGATCACCACTTGATGTAGGCGAGGCTGGAGCTGAAGAGTCCCATGCAACCATAGCAGAAGATAGACTAGAAATGTCTGTGTCTAAATCTGTATCTTTAGCAGCCAAACTTGAAGCCTCCGTTGAAGTTGCTGTATTTATATAGAGATTAGAGACTGCAGTATCTGTACTAGCAGATAGACTAGAAATGTCTACATCTAAATCTGTGTCCTTAGCGGCCAAACTTGAAACTTCTGTCGAATCAGTTGAGCTTGCAGCGAGACTAGAAATGTCTGTATCTAAATCTGTGTCCTTAGCGGCCAAACTTGAAACTTCTGTCGAATCAGTTGAGCTTGCAGCGAGACTAGAAATGTCTGTATCTAAATCTGTGTCCTTAGCGGCCAAACTTGAAACTTCTGTCGAATCAGTTGAGCTTGCAGCGAGACTAGAAATGTCTGTATCTAAATCTGTGTCCTTAGCGGCCAAACTTGAAACTTCTGTCGAATCAGTTGAGCTTGCAGCGAGACTAGAAATGTCTACATCTAAATCTGTGTCCTTAGCGGCGAGGCTTGAAACGTCAGTCGAATCTGTTGAGCTTGCAGCGAGACTAGAAATGTCTACATCTAAATCTGTGTCCTTAGCGGCGAGACTTGAAACATCAGTCGAATCTGTTGTGCTTGCGGCGAGACTAGAAATGTCTGTATCTAAATCTGAATCCTTGGCGGCGAGACTTGAAACTTCTGCAGAATCTGTTGTGTTTGCAGCTAAACTAGAAATGTCTGTATCTAAACCTGCGTCTTTTGCAGCCAAACTTGAAACTTCTGTCGAATCAGTTGTGCTTGCAGCGAGACTAGAGATATCATCAACAAAACCAAAATCCTTAGCGGCCAAACTGGAAATATTACTGTCAAAAATTTCATCTGTAGCAACTGTTACAAACGAATCATCTGCAGAAGAAGCGATGACATCTAATCTATAATCATTACTTGTAACAGGTCCAGAGAATACAAATGTAGCAGAGCCTGTTGAGGCGACACCACTTAAATTGGCGGCGATTATCGGGTCTCCAGCATTAGAGCTTCTCAACATACCTATCACAGAAGGGGCGGTTGATGGCTGATAAACACTAGCCCAATCGACTTCGATACTTCTTGAATTTATCGTTACTTCTCTTGTTGTAGAAAGGATGTTGTTGGTGTTAGCTATATGAGATAAACTAGAAACATCTGTATCCAAGCTTATGTCCTTGGCTGTAAGACTAGATATCTCTATATCTACGTTAGAATCATTCGCTACTAAACTCGAAATATCTGAATCGATACTTAAATCTTTAGCGGTCAAGCTAGAAACGTCTGTATCTAAACCAGCGTCCCTTGTAGCGAGACTAGAAACATCTACATCTAAAGAGTCATCTTTATCTCCCATGCTTGCGCTCAAGCTAGAGATATCTGTATCAATAACTCCGTCTTTAGCGGTCAAGCTAGAAACGTCTGTATCTAAATCACTATCTTTAGCGGCGAGGCTGGAAACATCAATATCAACATCACTATCTTTAGCGACAAGACTAGAGATGTCTATATCCAAACCAGCGTCCCTCGCGGTGAGGCTAGAAACATCTGTATCTAAGTCGGAATCTTTAGAAGCTAGACTTGAAATCTCTGTAGCAGAATCGCTATTTTGTGAAGCGATACTGCCCGCAAGACTAGAAACGTCTGTATCTAAACTGGAATCTTTAGCAGTTAAGCTAGAAACATCTGTATCTAAATCATCATCCTTCGCGGCCAAACTCGAAACATCTACGTTGAATTCACTACTCAAACTTGAAATCGAAACGTCTATTGAATTGTCTTTGGCAGCCAAGCTAGAAACGTCTGTATCTAAATCACTATCTTTAGCAGCCAAACTGGAAACATCAACATCAACATTGCTGTCTTTAGCAACGAGGCTAGAGATGTCTGTATCTAAACCAGCATCTTTTGCGGCAAGACTAGAAACGTCTGTATCTAAAGAGTCATCTTTATCACCCATACTTGCGCTCAAGCTGGAGATATCTGTATCAATAACTCCGTCTTTAGCAGTCAAGCTTGAAACGTCTGTATCTAAACCGCTATCTCTAGCAGTTAAACTTGAAATGTCTGTAGCAGAATCGCTATTTTGAGAAACAATACTTTCAGCGAGACTAGAGACGTCTGTATCTAGATTAGCATCTTTTGCGGTAAGACTAGAAACATCTACATCTAAAGAGTCATCTTTATCGCCCATGCTTGCGCTCAAACTGGAAATATCTGTATCAATAACTCCGTCTTTAGCGGTCAAGCTAGAAACGTCTGTATCTAAATCACTATCTTTAGCAGCCAAACTGGAAACATCAACATCAACATTACTGTCTTTAGCAACGAGGCTAGAGATGTCTGTATCTAAACCAGCATCTTTTGCGGCAAGACTAGAAACGTCTGTATCTAAAGAGTCATCTTTATCACCCATACTTGCGCTCAAGCTAGAGATATCTGTATCAATAACTCCGTCTTTAGCAGTCAAGCTTGAAACGTCTGTATCTAAACCGCTATCTCTAGCAGTTAAACTTGAAATGTCTGTAGTAGAATCGCTATTTTGAGAAACAATACTTTCAGCGAGACTAGAGACGTCTGTATCTAGATTAGCATCTTTTGCGGTAAGACTAGAAACATCTACATCTAAAGAGTCATCTTTATCGCCCATGCTTGCGCTCAAACTGGAAATATCTGTATCAATAACTCCGTCTTTAGCGGTCAAGCTAGAAACGTCTGTATCTAAATCACTATCTTTAGCAGCTAAACTGGAAACATCAACATCAACATTACTGTCTTTAGCAACGAGGCTAGAGATGTCTGTATCTAAACCAGCATCTTTTGCAGCGAGACTAGAAACGTCTGTATCTAAAGAGTCATCTTTATCACCCATGCTTGCGCTCAAGCTAGAGATATCTGTATCAATAACTCCGTCTTTAGCAGTCAAGCTTGAAACGTCTGTATCTAAACCGCTATCTCTAGCAGCTAAACTTGAAATGTCTGTGGTAGAATCACTATTTTGAGAAAAAATACTACTTGCGAGACTAGAAACATCTGTATCTAAAACAGAATCCTTAGCAGCCAAACTAGAAACGTCTACATCCAAGCTGCCATCTTTTACAGCTAAACTGGAAACGTCTACATCAAGAGTGGCGTCTCTTACTGCTAAACTTGAAATATCTACATCTAAATTTCCATCCTTAAATGCTAAGCTAGAAAAATCGCCACTAATAGAGTCGCGACTAATAATTGTTTCTCCGTTCGTACCCTTGAACGCAAAATTGTTGGCTGTATCAGAAGTCAAGAGGATATTGCCCCCGTTGACCGATAACTGTTCTGTTCTAAATATTTTACTCATGAAAATATATACATTCTAAAACAATCAAATAGAACATTTAATTTAGCTCAAACCCTCTTGCATACAGGGATTAAGCCGATAAAACTTTATTCCAATATCTAATAAATAAAACCTTTAAATCATGAGGGTACGCCATAAAATGAACAATAAATGTATCATCGTCTATCATTCTTGGATCAGTATTAAACTTGTTCATCGGAAATATTTTCACGTTAAATAAAAACGGATCAGATTTCTTGATTATATTGCATAGAATTTCCTGATCACCACCACTTGCATAAAGTGAGCTTTTATCTCCATCAAAATCCAACCACTTTTGTATCAAATTTACGGTATATTTATGATTCTTAAAAATTACTACCCCACTATTAAACATAGAACCTTTTGGTAATTTTTTATTATTAGCTCCAATATCCTCGCAAGCAATGATTTTTTTATTTTCAGTGCACTTATTGATTATATCTTCAAATTTATTTTCGGGATTATATATTAAAACATCCGAATCCATCCATACAATAGAATCATGATCCTGAATGTGATTCATTATTGCCTGAGCTTTTGACCAATTACCGCTTGATGATTTATCTAAACTATTTCTATATACATGAAATGTATAATCATTTTTTAAACAATATTCTTTTATATCTTTTTCTGAATATTTTGCGTAATCTTTTATTTCATCTGTATATAAAGAAACAATGCCAATTTTCTTTCCAGCGTTAAAGCAAGAATAATCTTCTAATTTTTCATCATCTTTAATTAAATTATCTGCCGCGAAATTCAAAAATGAATAACCAATAAAATCTTGCCACTTGTCTTTAATAGATAGCAATTGATTTTGTTTTGTAGATAATTGAGATTGAGTCTCATTTTCTTTTAATTGGTAAGTCGCGCATTTTAAATTTATATCTTCTTGTATTTCATTTATATATCCCTGCTTAACACACTTAGCCCAAGCAGTATTCATATAATCAATTGACCCATCAATACAAACAACAGTCTTATCGTGAGACATTGATTTACAATTAACCAAAGCAGATATAACTTCTATCTCAGTATCAACCTTATCTATAAAAATTAAATCAAATTTAAAATTATTATTATTTTGCGCAAATTCAAGAATAGTATTATTTGTATCTCCCGCGACCAAAGCGTGCCTTCCAGAAAAATCTTTATCTAATTCTATTTTTTTACCAACAACAATATCGCTTTCGCAAGAATCAAAAGTTACAACAATAGAATCCTCATCTGATCCAAGTATAGATTTGATAACAGAAACAGAATCGAACCCGACTTGCATGATTTTCAGGGAAGAATGTTTTTGCTTTACTTTTAATAAACTGTTATCTTTGTCATCTGTAGTAGATATATTAAATTTTTCATGAGTTTTCCGAGTATCAGCGTTCCAATGAACAACTCCAGAACCATTGTAAAATTCAGCCTTATCTTCCTCGAAAGATTCTATTGAAAAATCTTGATTTAAATTTCTGTAAAGAATATGATCGTTGGGGCCAGTTTCTCTATAAGTTTCTATGTTGGGATGAGATTTAAATTTGTCACGCATATCTTTAAAATATTCTGGATTTTCTCCGCGTTCTACAATTTTTCCAGAAACTACATCACTAACCCCATGCATATAAGAATAAACTGCAAGAAAAAATAAATTCTTGCCCTGTTTTCTGTATTCCAAGTTCTTCACTATACCGCTTGCCATAATTGGATTCCTTGGGCAAGTTAAAATAAAATCTTGAGAGAAGTCAATATCTTGATATGTAGGCAAAACACATTTTGTTTTTTCGTTTATAATTTCAGATATCGGAGTATCAATATATCTATCGATATCAACATAAAGTCCACCCTCTTGATATGTTTTCATTAGTCGCCAAAGGTCTGTTTTTTCTGTAATTTTTTTATCTTTAATCAAATCCCAATTATCTTTCCCAATCGAATCTCTTAGTAGTCGATTTATATCTTCGTCATCATAAATCGCGATGTCCCAATCTGGATTCAATAACTCTAAATTTTTCGCTCCTTTTTTTATCAAAGAATAATCAGAATCTAGAACATTTTTATCACGCCACGATAAATGTATCTTTTTGGGAATTTCATTTGCATCGATTTTTTTTATAAATGGAAAGTCTTCGGCAACAGCATCCTGTGGATCGACGCACTCCCCAATACAAGAAATTATAGAACTTTTTAATTTATTTAAATCAATATTATTACCACCGCAGTAAAGCTTATCTTCTACATCCTCGTGAATAGATTTTATATAAGAAATTTTCCTATCTTGACTTAATAAATAATCCCAATATTTAAAATCTCCATAATTTGTATTTTCATCGCAGGGAGGTATAGACTGTCCAGGAATATTCAACCAAACATTAGGGATGTCAAAAGCGTCAGCACAAATCAATCCATGCAAAGAGCTTGATATGATTAAAGAGCAAGAGCAAATTTCATCAACAACCCGTCCCCAATCATTAGTGGGGTTAATTAAATAAAACCTATCATCTTGGCCAATCTCAGATTGAATATAATCAACATTAGACATATGAGGAATAACTCC